GCTATTTAGGGATTGCCTTTCCCATAACAAGAAGGCTACTGTTATTAGCAGTAGCCCTATTATGATAGCTTCAATTTTGTTTTTCATTTACTTTGTGTTGGTCTATTTTATCTAAGATTAACTGCAGTAACTCATTCTTTATCAAGCCTGCTCTGGCTGCGTTCTTGAGTGCACTTATAAGCTGAAAGAGAATGAAGGGAGCACAGATAGTCTCACTTAACCAGAAAGTGCCCTCAAAGCCCTTCTCAATCATTAAAATACCTGTAAGCATAAATACCCACACCATTAAAGTTTTAAGCACGCTAAGAGCCTTATGCGTCTTAAAACCTTCCATCTTAGTTCCTGCCCAGACCCCAAAGAATCCATCTATAAACACAACAGCAACTACAGCTAAGTACTGTTCTATATTATCTGCTCCTAACTTAAGGAAGTAAGTTCCTAAAAAAGCTAAGAGAGTTGTACCTGTGTATAGTAGTGCTGATGTTTTCATTAGTTATTATAGATTTACTATAGAAGGATTACCAAGTGTTGTTTGCATACCATCTTCAAAAATAATGTACCAAAAGTTACTTAAAGAGTTTAACCGAGTCTTAGAAAACTCAATTGCAATTTCTTGTAGTGCTTCTTGGCCTGAATGTTCTGTAGCATACTGATAACCCCATACTTTACCGTAAGGCAAAATAGGATAAGCAAGATTAAATACAGTTTGTAATTGTACTATCCAAGCCTGCTCATCTGTTGTTTGGTATAGTTCAGGTTGACCGCTTGTCATTTGCTGTTCTGGATCAATATAACCATAATTAAAAATACTCGTATCAGTATAAGTGATAAAGTATGTTCTCTGTGTTGGAAATTTTATCTCGCTCATTATATACCTCCGTCTACTATTGTCCAGTTATTTGGTGCAAAATCTAAAATATTTTTACCTGCTTGAGCCTCTGCAGTGTACTTAATAGTTCCAAAACTAATACTCAAGTTAGGTTGTACAGATCTTGAACTCCATCCATTGTAAATGGCATTAAGATTGGCTGCGGAATAGTTGGCTGCTGATTTGCCGTCCATGAAACTTGAAAAGTTAGTTACATTTGATACATTCCAATTTCCAATAGCTTGATTAAAAGTTGTATTAAACCTAAACATTAATGACATATTTGTTACCGCACTTGTATTCCAATTTCCTATTGGCTGATTAAATGTGCTATCTCCAAACATACCAGCCATACTTACCGTACCCGTGTTTTTAATTGTCCAGTTGTTAATATCCGAGGAACCTCCATTGTTAAATGAATAATTCGCTCCAAACATATTTGTGAAACTTGTTACGTTTGACACGTTCCATGCCCCAATGTTTTGATTAAAATTGGATGTGGAAAACATATTATTCATGTCAGTTACCGCACTTGTATTCCATGAGCCAATTGGTTGGTTGAATGCACTATTTAATGAAAACATGCTTGACATATTCGTGACTGCACTTGTGTTCCAACTTGAAATGTTTTGATTGAATGAAGAACTCCTAAACATACTACCCATACTTACCGCACTTGCCGTTCTAATTGTCCAATTATTTATATCTGCTGAGCCTCCATTATTAAATGCGGTTGCCCCATTAAACATAGATGAAAAATTGGTAACATTAGACACGTTCCATGCTCCAATATTTTGATTAAATGAAGACGCATTTTGAAACATTTCTCCCATATTAGTAACTGCACCCGTATTCCAAGAACCAATATCTTGATTGAAAAAATAGTTGCCAAAAAACATCCTATTCATAGTTGTTACGTTTCCTACATTCCAATTGCTAATGTCTCTATTAAAACTATTTTCGTGAAACATATTGTTCATAGTAGTAACTGCACTCGTATTCCAATTATCAATTGGTTGATTAAATGGGCATTGTCTAAACATTTGAGACATTGAAACCGACCCCGTTGTTCTGATAGTCCAATTATTTATATCCGCAGAATTTCCATTGTTAAATCCGCTTATATAAAACATTTCATGAAAATTAAGAACATTTGATACGTTCCAAGAGCCGATTGCCGAATTAAAGTTGTTACAACTTCTAAAATAAGTAGCCAAACTTGTAGTTGTAATAGTAGGAGCATCTGTTGCACTTGCGGTTAAATTTGTACAACCCGCAAATCCCGCATCAACACTAATATTTAAACTACCCCAATTGATAATATCAAGTATTTTTAATCTATCTCCTCCATTATTAAACTGCCATCCTAAAATAGAACCCGTAACACTTATAGTGTAAGTACCTACACTTGCATAAGTGTGAATGGCTAACGTATGATTTGCAATTGTTTCTACAGTTCCGTCCCCCCAATCTACTCGCATATTTAATCCTGTAGAAGTAGTAAGGGGCATTCTAAACTGCGTACTTGTACTACTACCTGCTGAGGTATTGTTCGTATTTACTGTAAATCTAAAAGGAAGTTGATTTACTATACCACCTCCTACTACCCCTATACCAATCCCAATCATTACTTATAAGCAATTATACTACCTGAGGAGATAGCAAATCCTGTAATAATTCCGCCACCTGGAAGGTAAGCAAACTGCTTAAACGTAACTCCACTCATACCATTAGCAGTTAAGCGTTCTACTCCATTAACTTTAAATGAAGTAAAGACTGTGTCTTCTTGTGGTACAATTGCAGTAAACTGTACATCGTTTACAGTTCCTGTTGAGTAACGTACAAAGCCTCCAGCTCCTGCCATTAGACCTGTACTTGCGGCAATCTGTCTTAACTTTTTAGACTGCTCATTAAATAGTTGTTCTGCATTTACGCTCATAGTATATCGGTTTTATCCCAGCCTTGTGGCTCGTATTACAAAGTTACTTTTAATTCTAGTTTTGTCAAGTCATTTATTCAGGTGGTAGATTTCTATCTATCTCGTCCATCAATTCCCTATCCTCAGGACTAGCATTGTAAATTGAGTCATAGTAACTTGTGTTGTTGTTTAACTCTTCCTTAAGCATTTTTCTGTATTGACTTGCTTCTTTTAACACTTCTTTTCCTTTAGGACCTATTTCAAATTTAGGTTTCTTGTATCCTGTTACTTTCTTCAGAAACTTATCTCTCTGCGCAGCTTCTTTTTGACCCAACTGTTGAGACACACGTAGGTTTTCTTCGTATGACCTTAAGAAAGAATAGCCTGTTTTTGGATCAAGTAGAGCATCTTTTTCTTGAGCTAGTTTCACATACTCTACTACAAACTTTGCTCTGTCTTCTTTAGACATAGTAGTTAAACCACCGATGTTTTTAATTGCTTGTTCGTCTACTACAATCTTTGTTTTTCCTGTTGTTGGATCTGTCTCACTTGTAACGGCATCATCAATAGCTTTGATGTCTTCAGTACTCTTAAGTCTCCACCTATCCCAAATATCATCCATCCTACTGTTAATCTCGTTAAGTCTACCATATGGATTAGTAACTCCAGGAACAGGAGTAAACTTAACTTGTTGTGCAAGTCTATAACCTGTATTACCCATAGACTTAACACCTACTTCCATACCAATAACTTTACTAAATCCTACTGCAAACTTACTTCGGCCTGTGTTAAAAGGTATAGCGGGGTTCGCCAATCTATATCCACTGCCATCACTACTCATCTCGTAGTATGGTTCATCAAATATTTCTCCAACATCACCTAAGCTTGCACCACGTTCATACCACTTTTTAGTACGTCCTGGAATACTTGCAACAGCTTCACCTAAAAGACCATAGCCATCTAAAATCTTATCTATAGTTACAATCTGTTGTCCAAATGTTGCAACATAAGCCATACTTAAGATTCTACCTGCTACTCCTTTCTCTTCATAAGGTTTCTTAAGTGGGTCTGTTTTAAATTTATTGTATTGGATAGCTGGTGCAAATACTGGATTCAATGAACCTGCGTTTTCATCAAACATACCCAGTGCTAATTGAGCAATCAAGTACTGTGCCCAATCACTGTAATCGTCATCTTCACCTGCTCCTCTAAGAGCCTGCATAGCTGAGTTTACTATATAGTAACTTAGTAAGTACATTACACTTGCATTGGCCATGTTCCAACCTACACGTTGAGTAGCTTCCTTTTCTCTTTCAGTAAACTGATAGTCCATAGCCAAACTCATACCTTGCCTTCTTACCCCCAAAGCTTTTCTACGAACAGCACCTAAGAATGTAGAGTACATACCCTGATCCATTCTACCTGTAGTTATAGAAAACTTTTTACCACCATACATATTGCTTGCTTGTGGGAATAACCAAGCTTTCATCGACATGAGTGCTTTTAACCACACTACACTTTGGTAGTAGGACCTACCACGTCTCGTGTAGTTACCTTGAGTTGCAGTATAAAGTTGGAAAATTTTATCTCTCATCTCACGTTCTACTTCTTTTAACTTGTCAACTCTACTAGAGATAAATGCTTCTTCAGCTTTAATTCTAGTGTCAAACTTAGCTGCAAGTTGTTTTCCTAACTCAACCTTTTTTACTGTAGAAAGTTTGTCGTAGTTGTCAACTCCATTAGTTTGCAAGTATGAAATAATAAAGTCATTTCGTTCAGCAACTAACTCATTCAGTTTACTGCGATTAATTCCAAATACTCCTTCCTTAGGAACTAACTTACCGTCTATATAGTCATAAGCATCTTGAAGTTTAATCTTTGTTCCAGGCGCTGCGTTAGGACCTTCAAATGGTACATACGTCTTTGCCATAAACGCTTCATAGATACCCATTGTAGATATAGCCTCATTAGAAGAAAAGATTTGAGCATTATAGTTATCTCCGTTTAAGTAGCGTGTTACAAATCCTGAGTTAATTGTACGGTATAAATCAGTAGGGTCAGCAAGAGGGATGGCTCGAAAATAGATTAACTTGGCAACGTAAGGAGTCATTTTAGTCATGCCTTGCTCTAGTCCTATAATCTCAGCTCTATGGTAAGCAGCTTTTGCTACACCTGCCAACATATCTTTTTTACTTAAACCAAACTTAGAAGTGTTTCCTACGGCATTAAGTATGTTACTAGTTATGTTTTTAACTACACGCATAGGATTCCACTTTAACACATACTTTTGGAATGTATTAGTCATGTGGTTAACCAAACGATCAATCACTCTACTTACTGCATTGTTTCCTGTTTTGAGAGAAGCACCATAGAAAAATCTAGCAATCTGGTCATCTATCTGAGTAAGGATAAGTTCTTTCTGACTTTCGTCTGCTCCTACTACTGAGTCTACTAACTTGCCAGAAGATCTTTTAAATTTCTGCCAAACAGTTGCAGCGTCTTGAGGATTTTTTGCGCGGGCTTCTTTTCCTTTAGCAGCGTAAGTATCTCTAATAGCAAAAACTGTAGGTAATGCTTTCTGTAATCCTTTGAACTCAGCAGCATACATTGAGTATGCATGCAATGCACCTAAGATATTATCAGTAGATGCTCCCTCAGATAGTGGCTCTTTGAACCTTGTCTTAATCAAACGTACATTAGTCTTTCTACTAATTTTCTTTTGGGCTTCTCTAATGTCTACTTCTATTTCTTCATCTCCTTGCCCTACAACGTTTTCTTTGAATGCTACCTTTAAAGACTTAATGGCGCTATACAATTTATATAAAGGTCTGAAGTAATCAACTGTCTCTTCTTTACTTTCTTTAGATACGTTAGGCATTACATACCCTTTCAATCTCTGAGACACTGGCATAGAGCGCTGGTCATCTTCATAGATTGCAAGGATATCATTCATGATACCTTTTTCTTCGTCACTTAGTTTAGTGTACTCTTCGTTAACATACTTGTTGTCTTTAGCATCAGTACGGGGGCGTGCTTGTCCTAAGAATTTATAGTTAGGATTTTTATACTCGGTACGTATTCTAGGAGTAGCCCAGTCGAAGCTAGGGCTATCTCTTTTAATATACTTCTGGTTGTTGGGGATAGTCTTTCTCCAAATGTAAATAGGTCGCATCTCTGTAACCTCTCTCATCTCTGGCCTAGACGAACCGTCAGGAAACACAAGCATGTTTCCTGTCTTAACCTCGTAGGTAATAGCAACGTGGTTATTCTTATACCAATCTGTTTCTCTTAATTGTTCATTCAAATACTTTCTAACAAGTATCTCCTTGAACATAGACACTATTGCTTCTTTATCACTTTCTTGGGTTTCAAAGTCTTCTGCGTTTCTACCTACAAAGTATTCATCAGGTTGAAAGTTCTCACTACTTAACAACCTAAGTTGATTTAAAGTAAGTAAGTTTCCATTAGACATAAATGCATCAGCTTCTTTATTAGCCTGGTTGAATATGTCTGTCTTCTGTTCACCAGTTAAATCTGCCTCTAGTTTATGTTTAATTGTCTCTACTGTCTCTGTGTAGTACGGAGTATTTACTTTTGACTGCAGATTATAGAGTTCACTAAACAAAGCCTTTAAAGCATTTTGATCTGCATCAGATATGTTACTGTCTTTCTTAATCTGTTTCTTTAAATCCTCAATAGACTGTTCAATATCCTTGATAGTCTTAGTCAGTCCTTCTGCAACTAGACTACCTTGTATAGTCCCGTCTTGGTCTCTGAAACCTTTAACTGCGCTAAATAATCTTTGATACTTCTCAGTAACTTCTGGATTCTCTCCGTACTTAAGAAGGATGTTTTTAATCTGGTCACTTAAGTTTTGCTGCTTTTCAAAGAACTCAGGTAAAATCTCAACTCTGCTATTTGCATCAAGCCAGTCTGATTGCTTTTTAATTTCAGCTTCTAACTCTAGTTTTTTGTTAAATATAAGACTCTGAATTGCTTCAGCCTGAGATAAGTCGTTAGCGATTATAGCAGCATCTAGTGTATCTTGTAAACTGCTAACCTGAGATTTAAGTTCAGATATCCTTCTAACAAATTGGTCTTTAATCTGATTAAATTTGTTTAGAGTCTCTTCTCCAATAACAAATTCAACAACATCTAACTCCTTACGTGCTTTGTTGTAAGCAATAATAGACTCAGCTATATCACGTTCTTTACTTCCAATAGGTTTTTCAGTACCATCTTCGTTATAGATAGAACCTAATCTCACATAAGCCCTACGCTTAGCTGCTCTTATTTCTCGCATGGTAGGATCGTTCTCTGACTTAGAACCTCTAACAGAGTTAGTCCTAAGTACATCCAAATCCTCATCCCCAAAGACACTACTATAATTTTCTATCTCATTAAGTAACTCTTGACGTGCTTCTCTAGCATCATCACTTAATAATTTCTCTGCCTCATAGTAGTCATTTGTAAACTGAGTCTGTGAGTAGTCATCTAAAAATGTTTTTAACGCTTTTTCAGCTGCTTCAATCTTATCAACTTCTCCAGTTCTACGTGCTTTATACAAAGCATGTTGCAAATCTCCTAAGTCATTTTGAAACTCAGCCTCCTTCATAGGAGTGTTGTATACTTTCTGAGTAACTATTTTGACATTGCCTTTCTTATCATAATACTTTATAGGAACTACTCTAAAGAATCCTTCAAACTTGTCCTTAAGGCTAGAAGTTTTAACAGTAAATTGTCCTTTTACACTTTGCAGAACATTCCTACCAATCCCTTTCTTACGATTTCTTGCAGCTATACGTTCTTCTATCTCTCTAATCTTAGCATCTTTTTCTAAGTTATCGTTAGTTGCATCTGTGGTATGCGCATTTATAAAAGCATTTACAATGTCTACAATAGGTACACCTGAAAAACCACCTACATTTAGATACCTAGTAAACATGTTTTCATTGGCCATTGCTTGGTCCATAGAAGAGTTTAATAAGGCTCTAATGTTTTCAGGAGTAGGTGCAAATGCTAGTGCTTTTTTTACATCTACGATTTGTTTATCAACGTCAAGTAGTAGTTTCTTATTACCAACCTTTTCGTAGTATGCTTTTTTCTCTAGCAATTCTGCTAACTCTTTTCTAAGAGGATGCTCAGGACTCTTCATGTCCTCAGCAATCTTAATAAATAAACGAGAAGCTACTTCTGCTACTGGATCAAGCATGGCACGCCTAGCTCTATCTTCAATTGCATCTACAGCTGCTTTAGATTTTTTTAACTCATCCTCAATAATCTTCCGATAGTCTTCGATATTTGCTACTTCTTTCTGTAGATCTAATCGTTTCTGAGCTACGTCTCTAAGTTGCTTAGCTTCGTAGTCTGAGAAAGTAGCAAAAGTTAATTGGTCTACTAGGTTATTTTGGAAGCCCTCAATCTGTTCTCTAATACTCTGTGCAATTGCAATAGCACTATTGTACTTCTTAAGGAGTACATCAGGCCTATAGTATGACGTAGCTCTAGTTAAGATTTCTAAATCCTCTTCTAACTTAGCTGTAAACTGTCTTAACTCAACTGCAAACTGTCCAGACGCAATTAAACTTCCTGTAATATCCGATGTAGAGATTTTACCAAAGGTATCTTGAAGACGACTGATTGCTCTCAGTTCAATTGTTTCTTTACCACCAATGTCAGTAAGGTTCTGACTCAACTGATTCCAAATTGTACTATCTACGTTACTATCAATGTATTCGTAGAAGTCAGTTAACTTACTATAGATTGTTGGCTTCTGTTCTCTGTTCTGAAAAGGCTGACTAAACCTAACTTGATGTTCTGCTGGACTTTCTGGATAATCCTGTAGTGTCATCAAGTAATCAAAGTAGTCATCTAGGGTTTCCTGCACTTGGTCAAACATGGTAGAACCCATGTCTCCAAAGATGTATCTGTTAAGGAATCCTTTGATGCTATTCCACATCCGTTCTATGATTCCTGCAGATGCCTCTTTTTGCGCCTCTGCTACTTGTAGTTGCTCTCTGAAGTAAGGATTAGACAGGAACTCAGATACAAACTCCTCTACGTTCTTAAGACCATAGTAGCTTTGTAACTCAGGATTCATGTTTCTGTACTTTTGAAAGTACTGTTCCATCTCCTGTACAAACTGTACCTCTTGTGCGTTTCTTGGATTATTTAGGATAGAGATTGTAAAAGCATGTACTGCTTCGTGGATAATCTCTCTAGCCAAGAACTTATTATCAGTAGGAGTGTAAGTTGATTTTGCAATGTATACTGTGTTTGTCTTGGGGTCGTAGAACGAACGCTGATACTCGTCAGTTACATTGAGGTCATCAAACAACGCTAACTTCAGTGTAGGATTCTTTGACATCAAGGGAGACAGCTTCTTAAGTATCTCTTGTTGGAAAGGTTCTAACTCTGAGTTACTAGCTAGGTTATCTATTAACTCTTTAAATGTTGCGTTGTTAAAATCCTGTACTGAGTCAATAACAAACTGAGGAAACTTAAACTTCTCAAGAATCTCTCTACTTATTGGATACTGTTTTTTCTCTCCTACTTTAGGTTTAACTGACAACTGGAATCTGTTTCCTACAGAAATGACTTCATAGTTAATCATGTCAAACTTAGGATTTAACTGAATCTCTAGTCCTATGTTCTCAAGTGCTTTAGGAGAACTAAACGTTTCTCCCAAATAACCAAGTACTCCAATCTCTTCAATCTGTTCTGCTGCTTGTAGTTCTTCTTCGGACATCCCCAACTTAAGGTGTTGGTTAATCTCACGAATCTTAGGCTCACCTGCGTAGTTTACCCGTGTGCTAGCACCGATATGTGGTTTAGTCCAATCAAAGCCAAAGTTGGCCTTGAAGGTATCTGTGGTCATAGCCTCATATACCTTCTTTCCCTCTGCTTGAGAAAAGAAAGAAGTTAGTTGATAGTACGCAGGACTATTTATAGACTTACCACTTACAGGTGATTTTATTTTAGCAATACAAGACATTATACAAATTTAATAGATTTTTAAACGAATGCAATTATACATCACAGCTGACCTCTTCAAAGCCCAAGCCATCTAAGTTTCCTTCGTCATTGCCAGGTTGACCTGGGTTTAACTTGTTCTTAAGATTAACTGGACCTTTATCAGTAGTAGGAAGAGTAGGATTCTGAGGAGGCACTACATCAGTAGGAGTTTCTGCTGGACCAAACATATCTTGGTTTAAACTATTTGTATTGGTAACATCTACACTCTTAACTAATTTAAACTCAATCTGATATGCTTGATTTATCAGAGGTCTTACCTTTGTATTAAAACGACCTATTGACCATCCCTCTAACTTAGACCATATCTCTGGAGTCTTTCCAGAACCAACTAAAGGATGTAATGCTTTAGTTACTTCTACATCTACAGTACGACCATCCCCTGATTTCCAAGTAATAATATCTCCTACTTTAGCACTTTTCCAATAGTCTAATTTACCGTCCTTTTCAAAACGAGTCGTAGCAGTTCTTTCTCCACTAAGAATTGCATCAAAAGTAGTAGTAGCAGTAACATCAGGACGTTTTTCATTACCATAGGAATATGTCATCTGTCCTTCTAGTTTTGTAACTGGGCTTACTTCTTTTCCTAAAACTGCATTCTCTAGTGCAGTTACTTTTTCTACTAACTCGGGAGTCAATTGATAGAATGCATCAATGGCTTCTTTATGATACTGAGAAAGATAAGACGGAAGGGCAATTAGAGGTCTAGAACCGTTGGCTCTGGATAACACAGTAGCAAATCCAACTAGACTTAAGTACTTGCTAAACATTTCAGGATTGTTGTCCTTCATGTCTATTAGCTCGTTATAGGCTGTTGCAGTGTATTCTACGTAAGCCTCAAAGGGAACTACTGAAGATACATCCCTACTTCTATAGTGAGCTCCGTTCTGCATAAAAGAACCCAATGCTAGGTCTTTAAAGAAACTTCTAACCTCTGCATCAGCGTGATTAAGCCCTTCTAGGAATGCTTCTCTGTACTGTTTACCATACTCAACACTTTCAATGTTTCTTAAATGGAAACTAAACTCTCTGTCAAAGATGTTATCGTCTTCTATGTATAAGTTATTGAATAGGAAGTTTCCTCTTAGATCGGGATTTGAAGCTAATTTTTCAAAACGTTGAGCCATGTTGTTCTCAATGTTTTTAACAAACAATCCATCTTTCCCTCTGTAGTACTCAAGCAAAGAACCATTTTCATTCTTAGCATTCATAGCCACGTGAGTGTACAGTAGGTTGTTTTTGTACTGAGTAATTGCTTCTCTTCTTTCGTCCTCAGAAACTAACTCGGAGAACTCAAGCATCTTATTCAATTGAGCATGTACTTCTTTAGAGTCAGAAAGAGGAAAAGTCTCACTCATCAAATCTAAAGTGAAAGAACCTACGTTAAACTGTGCCAAGGCAGAGTCTTTAAACATAAAGTCAATTGCCTCTCCATTAAATGCACTCTTCAATGTGCTTTGTTTGTCCAACAATTCTACACTTTGGAAAGTAGTTCTGTAGTTGGCTGTGTTAAAATCAGCTAAACTGGTAAGTTCTCTTAGACTTTCTTGTTGTGCTACAACTACACCAAACTGAAGATAGTAAGCTAAGTCTCTTAAGGCTGTTTCTTCAGGTACTAGTGTTACTTCTGGATTGAAATTAGTTAAGTACTTGTTTATCTTAGGATTACTTAACAACGTTTCAATGTATTGTCCTAATGCTTTCTTTCCTTTTACTCGATTGTCAGTCTGATTCTTAGCTATTAACTGTAGTTCTTTAGAAATATCTGGATCTGTAATCTCGTATGCTATACTTTTTATTAGAGAAACAATAGCAGAGTTCTTGCTAAAGTATGCCTTGTCTAGTTTCTGGTTGATTACAGGACGATTAGATAACTCCAATATCAATTGTATTGGCTTAGACTTAATAAAGTCAATAACTGTTTTTACAGGAGTACCTGCAAGAATCATAGCATGCGCTAGAGGACTTGTCTCTTGGTTCATACCCAAAAGAATAATCCAATCTTCTTTTGCAATATCTACGTGACCATTGATAAACTCACTTAGGATTTTAGATATACGATTACCTGCTTGGTCTTTCTTGCCTCCTAGTTGTATGTTACCTTCAGCATCTTTGTTTGATGGAAAATAGTAGGCATTGAGGAGTTTACTGTTGAACTTAAGATTAGCTCTTTGAAACTCCTTTTGCATAGTGTTAATCTTAGCATCGATACCCAAAGCATCTTTAGACAAGATGTTCTCTGCGTAGATTCTCCAAGAGGTCATAGGATTAAACACCTGAGTGGTGCTAATCGGTCTACTCTTACCTGTGTACTGGGTAAGGATGTTATTATTGTTAGGAACTACTAAGTGGTCATACAATTCACCAATAGACAATACTTCTTTTAGAGTTTGTACTAGGTTGTTAGTTATGCCTTTTTTATAATCGTCTACTTGATTAATCTTCTTATTAACTTCTGCTAAGTCCTTTCTAAGAGCAGACATTACATTTAAGGCTTTAGTATCGTTCTTCCCATCAAATGACCTTAAGTCAGCTACTGCTCTCATTAAAGCATACTTACTTTCAGATAATTCGTCGAGTCCTTTTTCTTTGTCTTCTTTTGTGAACTCTTCTCTATTTAGTAGGCCGTTAAGATTCTTTAGTGATTTTTTTACTTCAGCGTCTAACTTCTTTAACTCTTTCTTTAAGTCTTCTCTTTGAGCATACGCCTCGTTCTCGTTCATCTCATCCTTGATTACTTTAAGGATTCCTAACAAACGTTGTTTCTCTTTCTTAAGTTCTCTCTGCTCAGCTAACTTACTCTCGTAGTCTTTTAAGTCAAATGCTTTATCGATAACGTTACCATTTTCGTCATACGCTGTTTCAAAGAAAGTAAGTTTGTCAATGTCATAGTCACCCCCTGATTTAACTACAATCTGTGCAGGAAGAATCATAATTGCACCTGCAGACTCTGGAAGAAACTCTTTTACAATTACATGTTCCATTGATTGGAATCCTTGTACAGGAATACGTACTCCAACCATAGTCAACTGCTCTTTGTACTTCTCCTTAAACTTAAGAGCCAATGGATTGTCTGACTTAAGAATCTCATTTAGATTCTCAAGAGTACCCACTGGTTTTTCCTTATACATAAGTTTAAGTAAACCGCTATGTTTCTCAGGATTGAATCCTACTCTTACTTCCATAGGAAGAGTCTCACCTGTAACAGGATCTACTCTGTAGAACTGTAAGTCGTTTGCACCATACTTCTCTAACTGTTCTTTAGTAGGTTTAGCAAAACGTGATGCTTCAAATCCAGAACCTGCAATCTGAATATAACTTTCTCCAAAGATTTTTTGACTAATAACTTTGCTGTTGATTAGATTCAACAACATAGATTCTATCTGACTTCTGTCATTGATAGCGTCTAGTGGGTACTTAAAGTTACCTTTATCATCTACCTGGATATACTTACGAAGTGATTCTGATACTTCTTTCTTTTCAAACTCTTTTGCAAGGTAGTTTGCCAACTGAAGTTGATTGATGTTTTCTATCTTACCTTCAGCGTTTCTAGTTACTCCTAGTTTTCTTTCTAGACGTACTTGCTCAAACTTAACTAAGTCGTTCAACGAAGTCTTAAACCTATCGTACAAACTACTTACATACTGTCTAGTAGGTTCTGTAAAATCAGTAGAGAGTTCACCAAACTCATAGAAATCTCCAAATACCAACTTCATCATCTGAGTTGATAGAGTACTTTCTCCTTTAAACTTAGGTGCTTGGTACTGCTGCTGTCTTAGGTTATGTAAGTGAATAGATGTTACGTTCCTATCAGAAAGAGCATCATTCATTACTTTCATTTGATTGCCATCAGCATCTTCAGCTACTTTGTAGAAATCTAACATCTCTCCGTAGTTAGCCATCTTAGAACCAGATTTAAAAGTATAATAGTCAACTCTGTTCTGATACATTAACTCTAACTGTTTTTCAAGTTGTTTGCCAATGATTGCACTCGGTATTAGTGGAACCAAAGAATACTTGTGTAAAGCATTCAACTTTGGATCTTCTACTATAGGTCCATAGTGTCCCAACTTAAGAGGAGGGAATGGTACGTTACCTGTCTTTTCAATAAGTCCTCTACGCTCTTCTATTAAGTCTTGTGCGTTAGCAGGATTGTTCTTTAGGTCTTGGGTAATCTGAGCTATCCTTACTTGGTCATTGAATGACTTTTCTTGTGCGTCACTCCAACCTTCAATAGAAATAAGATAGTTTCTGTAGAAATCTAAAGTAACTACACCTTGAGCATTTGCCTCTTCGTCACTTTTGTTTACGTATGCATCATACTCGTAACGTTCGTTCTCTGAAAGAGAATCCCATAGACCACTGTTATAGACTTCTTTATACTTCTCAAACTCGTCTGCCTCAAACGTAAGTATATCGTTGTATACTACAGTTCTTACAATAGGACTAAATGCGTGTGATGTGCCTGTGTAGATTCTACTTAAAGAATCTTGGTTAGCATCTTCTTTGAAAAATTCTTGTAAAGCGCTATCCCAATATGGAGGAGTTCCAGGAGAAGAAGTAAAAGGAATACGTTTAAATACCTCACGAGCATCTTTGTCTGTCTTATTGAAGTTTGCTAAGTCACCTACAAAGAATTTCATAAACTCTACGTTGTTGATGAATCCATTCTTTATGTACAACTCAGCAAGATACTGTAGGTTATTTGCAGTTACTTTTAAGTCATAGCCTTTTGGAAGTAACTGGCTGTTAACAAACTTTAACTTATTCAAAGATGCAACTGTACTCAACAATCTAGTTCTTTCATCAGTAGGTCTAGATTGTCTGTCTATAGGCAAAGACATAGTCTTAACCATAGTACGTACAAGATTACTTGCTTCTTTCTTAAAATAGTTATCTAAAGCTGCAGGAAGTGATTGTACAGCAAGTTCGTACAAACTAACTAGTTGCTCTCTTGTCTCTGCATTTTTTACTTTGTCTGCTATATCAGGTAGAATCTCTCCGAAGATAAATAGGTTCTTACCGTACTTCTGATAGGTAGTATTTGCTGACTGAGGGTTACTAATCAAATCCAAAACTCTAGTGAACTCAGATTGCAAATACCCTGTCATTGTATCTAGGAATTGCTGCTTAGCACTTATCTCTGCGTCACCATCAGGCTTTCCTTCTAATCTACTAGTAGAGATAGGGACATATATCTTCTCTCCAAGTACAGGGTTACTGAAGTAAATGCTAAATGAACTTGACTTGTCTCCAAAACGGATGTTCTCCATCTCTGTGCTTTGAAAGAAACTCATAAAGTCCTGCATAACTTTATCACCAGGATGTAGGTTAGTGGTAGTTTTACCTACCTTTTCTCCCATGTTCTTGAACTCTATACCATTGAAGTCTCTAATTTCAAGGTTTACAGGAAGTCCAAACTTCTCTTGTTTTTTATAACTATTGAGGGGACGACTTTCAATCTCTCTAACAGTTTTAGGTAAACCAAATAGACGAGTCAACCAAACAGATCCAAGAATATCTGGATTCTTGCGGTAGTCAAATCTTTCAAAACCTGGAGTTGTAATTAACTCTTCATAGTTACTAGCCTCATTAACAGCTTTTGTGTTTTGAGTCAAGTAAAACCATGGGCCTCTTATAAACTTCTTTTTGTCTTCTGCAGTCAAGTAAGAACTAGGACGAAGTTCTATATCATAAGAACTAATGTACTCTACGAGTCTTGTTAATTCTGATTGCTTCTTCTGTAGGAAACCAAATACTCCTTCTATCTTGAATGGAGTTTTTCTATCAGAAACAAGTTGTTGTGCTGCCGCTTTAACATCCTCAGAAGGGTTCTTTCCATCAGGAAAAACAGCCGCATCAGCATTTGCTATGTAAGCCAAAGGACCTTTAATACTGATTGTAGGTCTACTGTTCTTTAAAAGTTCACTATTGATTTGAGCAGTTAGTCTTAACTTAGCAAAGATGTTTGAGAAACTTGCAAAGTACTCAGCATACATTTCAGTTGTTGTACCAATGTTAGAAGGCAGTAAATACTCTTTATTAGATAACCCTACTCCTAGTGCATTTAACAACTTAGTAAACTCATTGATGTAGTAACTTTTATTAGGACCAGTAAACAAACCTTTGATAAGTTCTTTCTTCTTCTTTACATCCTTCATCATGAGTGCAGCTTTAGCTACATCATTAGAAAACAGATTTGAAAAGTCAGAGACAAATTTATCTACGTTAAACTCTGTACCAGTATCTCCCACCATTGCGTAGTCTTTGTTATACGCAAAGTAGTTTTTGTCTAATTGATTGAATAGGTTCTTGATGTTTCTGAATCCTTTTATCTGTTGGGTAACAAACACAGAGTTACCTTTCTTACTTACGTCAAGGGATACAGCTATTGTTTCTGGGTTACTAAAGATTCTCTTTAGTCCCATAGCAAACATAATTTGTTTGATTGTCTTTGTACTGTTTGCTACACGTGGGTTAGGAATCTTTTTTAGTAGATTGTTAAACTGAGGATGAGTTTTTGCTAAGATTGCAATCTCATCATATTGTTTTGTATAATCGGTAATTCCCGATAAAGCTGTACTCAACAAGTTCCAGTTCTTTTGGAAGTCACCAGACTTAGGTAAACCTAGTAATGTTCCTTGGATTATTACCTTCTCATCACTTTTGTATGGTCTCTCCTCAGCAAAGTTGTATTCTCCTACACTTGCTTTTCTATAAGACGGCAGTGAAGTTACTAGTGCAAGGATTCTTTTACTTGCTCTTTCTTTCTGTGACTTCTCTTTAGTCTTCCAGTCTTGACTCTCTCCTAATTCAGCTTCGAGTTCTTCTATACCTACTACACCTTCTTGGTCCTCATACCAATCTCTAAACAACTCAAAGTTTTCTGATATCTCTACCAATGCCTTTAGTTGTTTAATGTCTATACTAGTAGCGTTGTTGGGATCAATCTTAGAGATTAGGTTATTCTTATGACTTAATAACTGTTGTTGTACTTCAGCCCAACTACCATACTCACCAAGCATGTACTCAAAGGTTTCAAAGATTTCTTGTCCTTCAGCATCACTAAAGTGAATCTCTGTCGGGGTTCCGTTAATCTGAGCCTCATAGAAGTTAATACTTTTACTTGTAGTTACGTTTACACTCTGTATCTTCTGAGCTAAAGCATCCTCAATTCTCTTTTGTTTTTGCTGTAGGTAATCTATAACTTGAACTAAAGAAAACTGTCCATTATCTCCTGGAGTATACTTACTTGTAAAGTCGCTTTGAAATGTCTCGGCAATGATTTTTAATGCCTCTGTCCTATTACCTTGTGTAATAGGATGAGCCATCAACTCGGTGTACAATGGATTTTCTACAACTTCATTACCTACTTTTATTTTATCTAGAGGCTGTTCATTGTTTTTATTCCATGCAAATATCATTCGACCCTCAGACATAAACTGTCTGTACTCTTCTTCGTAGGGCGTTCCTTTTATGCTACAAGCGTTCATTGTTAACAGGTAGGGGGATTTTTAGTGGTGGGATTTTCGTCTTTAGAATCTAAACCAGATTTTACATTGTTTAAATTCATACCTAGCGAAGATAATACAAGACTAGCGTTTCTAGCTTCTGAATCAGTCAAATCAGGAACATTTTCTTTGATAGTCTCTAGTTGTACTTTATCAGCTTCCTTGTTAAGTGGTTGAGGAGTAGGCTTTACTGTACGTGAATTAATTTGTGCAGCAATTTTGCTATCATATTTTAATCTAATAATTGAGTCAGAAATGTCACTCTTGTTCTGTGCTAACACAGGAACCTGGTCACTACCTTTACTCAACATATTAACTGTAATAACTCCATTACTTTCTTCATACTGAGAAGCAAAAGCTAAGATATTAATTGAACGAATAGGTAAACCAAAGTCACCTGATAATACACCGTATGCAGTTTGCTGCGTACCCCACTTACTAATGTTAGAAGGGAAACGTTCATTGGAGTTATACATGCTTGACTTAAACGTTTGAGTATTCTTAAACTTCTTGTTCTTGAAGTCAATGATATGAACACCTCCGTCTTTGTCTACTGCTACAATATCCATAGCACCTGCAACACCAGCAAAACCTGTAGCTACCTTTTCTTCCTGAGTGTACTTACGATAGATTACAAGTCCTTCAGTATATACTTTGTATCCCTGACGAGTAAGTTCTTTTTTAACACTTTCTAGTTCTGCTACTAAAGCATCAAACTGTTCTTGTGTAAACTCAAGTTTGTATCCTTTACCTTCTCTCAGAGATTTACCCATACCTTCTGCTTCTTTGATATACTCACTCAAAGATTTTACGGTACGACCTCCAAGAACATCACGTCCAATGATGTCTAACAAGTTACCTACAGCAGCTCCCTTTTCCATGTTGATAACAGAATCTTCTGTATCTACTTGAGTCTTACCCATAACACGTCTAGTGAAGCCTGACTGACGCTCATATCTTTCTCCGTCAATTAAGTAACCTTCTTTAGAAGGATCTGGTATAGTTTTAGCTTTCTTTACTAGAACCTCTAAAGCATTTACAGAATCTTGTTGATTCCCTTTATTTGCAATAATTTGAGTAACTGCTTTTTCTTCTTCAACTTCTGCTATAGGTAATGTCTTATCTACAGGGGTTAAAGTTTCTGTACTGAATGTAAATCCATAGTTTCCTTTTTTAACAGTTTTGTCTGGCATTGTAACTTCAGAATCACTATCACTAGGTCCTGTAATCTTTACATTGTGTACTACTCTTTCTCCTTGGGATACTGAATTCCTCATAGTATCAAATGCTTTTTGCTGTGGGGTAGGATTTGCTTTTCCTTTACTTGTAGGCAAATAAGTTATCAATACTTTATTACCTGACTCTGTCTTATCCCCATTGTTGTTATACTTCTGAACTTTTCCATCACCATCTAATACTGTAAACGTTAGTACATTTAAAGCAGTAAAAGTCATTGGCTCTGTTCCTATTATTGGGTAGGCAAGTATCTCAGTAGGATTTGCTATTTGCTCAAAACGAATCCAAGTTTTATCAACAATAGGTTTACCTTCTTTATCTGTAATCGGTTTACCTTTTGCATCCAGTACATCTACTGCTTTTAACAAAAGTAATTTTCCATTACTCTCTCTTACTACAGTATCTTTTATGATACGACCATCTTTTAGTTTTACTTCTGGAACTTTTCTTCCTTTGTTTACCTGGTAAATTTCAGTTTCAGTAGCATTAAGGTTTCTTTCATTAACTTGTGTTAAGTCAGACTGAGAAACATTCTTAACCATCTGAGTATCAAACATATATTCAATTTTCCCAATATCCATAAAGTTTGCAGGGAATAGTTTTAAGAACTGCCCACGTAACTCTTGCAGTCTTTCTGGTGTAGGTTTAGATTGTACTTCGTCAAAGATTTCTTCCATCTTAACTAAAGTTTCTGCTCCTAAGACTTGCTCCACAATAGTAAACAAATCTACTACTGCTGTATTAACAGTCCTAAACTCTTTGTCTACAGACTCAATAATTTTTTCTTGGATAGTAAAATGCTCTGCAGTTCTAGCATTTGGGTCACCAGGCCTATATATTTTACTAGTACTTACTATTTGATTCTTACTCTGTACTTCAGATTTTGCTTCCTCTGTTGTAGCTACTTCTACTTTAACTTCACTTACAATCTTTTGATTGTTTGCTAGTGTATCAATAACATTTGTTTCAGCAGTAGGTTGTTCTGCAGGTAAACTAATCTTAGCCTCTACTTTTTTAGTCTTTGCTTTCTTAGTTACAGGAGCAGGAATGGCAGTAGTTCTTTCTATCTCTTCGGCAGTTCTTTCGTCAACCTGTGTTGCTACTATTGCTGGTACCTCAACTTCTGCTTCGGGACCTGTAAACTTAAGCTTTGCTAAGTCAAGGTTTGCTTTGATTAAAAGTAACTCAAACATGTGAGTGTAGTCCTCTTCAAGCACAGGCTCACTGTTTGCAACCTTCTTCATTAACTCTAAGGTTTTTGCTTTCTCTTCTACTGATACTTCGGCCGCCTCCATAATAGAGTACATCTTAGCCAAAGCAGAATCCAAGGAAGTAGAACCTAGAACTTCTCCTAATAGGTTTTGAATAACAACACCACGTTGGGCATTGTACTCTTCATCTGTAACAATATCTCCTGCTGCTTGACTTGCTGTTGCTGTAAGTCTACTCTTTGGCATAGTTTCCAACGCAGTAAGACCTTGTGCAAACTCTGGAGTTACATCTGATTGAATCAACTCTGGAACTTCAATGCTAACTTCTTTGCCAGTTTCCTCTGACTTCTCTTTAGCAGTTACATTATTTCTTGTTTCTTCTACAGTTGGAGTTTCAGCAGCTTTTCTCTCTTCTTTAATTTTTTTAATCTCAGCTAACTTCTTGTCAATTTTTTCTTTATTGTCTGCTTTATATTCAAGATAAGATATCTTGTCGTAGAAAACACTCTGAGCTAAAGAAGTATCATCAGCCATAACTTGCCTAACAGCTTCTGCTTCCTCTGTTACTTTAGTAAGTAAGTCTTTAACCCACTCTGTGTAAGCTTCTGTCTGAGCAGCTGCATCAGTCATTCCCATTATCTCGCTAGGTGCTACAGCGTCTATAGCAGTTCCAACTACCTTAGCAATAGTTTGCTTTCTTTCTAAAACATCATCGTATTGATTATTAAGTTCAGCAAGCATCTCAGCCAACTCATCTTGCTGTTCTTCTGTTAAGTCCGCAATTCGCTTATCGTTGTCTATAGGATCTCTTTCTTGAGTACTGATTTCTTCAGTACCATCAGGTTGCATTTCTATAGTGTCACCACTTTGTCCTGAGCTAGATACTGACTCTAAGTACATTGCAGTAACTCTTTCTGTATCTGCTTCAATTGCTTCTAACTGCTGATCAAATGATCCATTAAAATAAGCAACTAAGTCTCCGCCTCTGTCTGGAGCCATGACAGCTTGTGCTAATACTCCTTGAAGTTCATCTTGTGATGTAATACTAGTAGGAGTAGTGGTGGGAGTTTTGTTCTCTATAGCGTCAACTAAAGGATTATAAGTGCCTCCTGCAATTGCATCTTGCTCGGCCTGCTCTCTTTCATCTTTAATCTTTTTGACGTTATCTCTGTACTGTCTAATACTTTCAACAAAGTAACCAGGTCTTCTACTTGCAACAACCGTCGCCGCATAGTCCTCAAGATTTGATCCTAAGTTTTCTATGTCTTCCGTTCTAGCAAAACGAGTTAACTGTAACTTACCATTAATACTATTGTCAAGAACTCCTTTTTTATCTTCATCTGTTAATTGACTGTAGAAATCAGACTTCTTTTTATACTGGTCTATTGTCTTAGCTGCCTCTTCAGACATAGCTATCAGCTCTTTCTTTTGGTCTTCAGTATAAGTCTGTTTGTCTAAGGAAGTAAGTTTCTCATCAATTGAGTTTTTCTTTAAGATGTTCTTAAAGTAATCAAACTGAAGATGTTGATCTTCCATTAAATCTGTTAGCTGCTCTAGTTTCTTATTGTCTAGATTCTTAAGATTACGAACTCCGTATTCTTTTTCTATTGCCTCTAACTCTTGTATCTTACCTAAAGCAGTAGCAGCTTTGTCGGCTGTTATCTTACCTGCCTTTAACTCTTGGTCTATTTTGTTTTTATAGTACTGAGCATTAAGCATGATGTCGTACATCTCACCATACTTTCTATTTTCATTATGTGCCTTTATCTGTTTACCTGCTCCGATTGGAAACGTAAAGTAACTTCCTGAAAATGCTGTAATCAAACCATCAACTGTTAATTCTTTTGCAGGTTCTCCTTTTAAGTTTGCTAGCCCTTCGTTATCAGCAAAGAAGTTCATTAACTCTGCTGACACTTCTTCTATTCCTTCCTCAGTTCCACGAGCCAACATAAACCTACCTACAGAAGCTCCCTTACCAGCTAGATTCAAAGATCTTGTAGCTAAGTAATCTAAAGTCGTAGGACTAAAAGCATCACCAAAAACATTGCCATATAAAGTTCTGTATTGCTGATAACTACCTACCCAGGCTTTGCCGAAGATACCTTTCTCCGCAAAATCATCTAAGTACTTCATATCAGGAAATATGTTCTCTGTAAGAACTTCTATTCCTGTAGATATACTCGCAATTGCATGTGCCTTAGTTCTAGCATTCTCTACGCCCTTCTCGTATAAGTCTCTATAAGTAGCGACAAACTGTTGGGGGTAAACAATTGCAGTCATACTCATTGCGTTAGGTACTCTTGCACTCAACTGTTGTACTAATGGATTCTTACTAGCTGCTGTTACATTTTGAAATGCTGCTCTATAACTACCAGTCTTTGCAAGTGTGCCTGTGAATTGTGCTGCTCTTGCACTACTCATCATTCCTTTTGCAGTTAGAGTCTTTAAATTCCTAGCCATTAATCGGCCAGCACCACCTGCAATGGCACCACCACCATACATTGACCCTACTATTAGAGGTAACATCTCACCTCCTTGGAATACTAATGCACTTGGGTTGTACTCTCTGTTACCTTCAGCATCTTCAAAAATAAAATCTGCAGTAGTTTGATATTGTCCTCTAGAGTTAACCTTATCAAAGTTTACTAATTCTTCAACTGTAACTGCGTTATTGAATCTACGTCCTTTTGTCTCTAGCCATTCCCAGCCTGTAGCACCTCCTAGTCCTTCAATTATGTTTCCTAAAAACTGCTGAGCTACTCCCTGTGCTACCTTTTGACCAGTACGTCCTACTATATAAGCTCCTTTAGCTACTCCATAATCCTGCTTAAAGTAAAACTTACTTAAAGCTTCTTTCTTTTCTTCTCTTTCTACATATGTACCTAAGAAGTTAGTAAGCTCTTTGTTTGTCTTAAATGCTTCTGGATTATGAATCTCACTAGTTTTGTCAATCAACTTTTTATTAAAGTCAACACTTTGTTGCAGTACTGAGATTTCTTTCTGAATCTCCTGTAGTCTGTTTGGAGTTATAGTAGACGACTCAGCTTCTTTAACAAGTTGTTCTTGTCTTTTTACCGCAGTAATAACTTTATTGGTCAACTCAGTAGTAATACCTTGACCTAATTGTAGGTGCGATTTGATTAAATCTCCTTTAAAGCCATCATACCTACTTTCATTAACTTCTCCTAAAGCACCAGTAGTCAATGGAGTGCCTTCTAGAAATCTCTGAAGAGCAATTTCATTTATTACCTTCTTACCCCCTGTTTCAATGTCCGCTTCAGTTAGTGCTCTATCAAGGTAGTTTTCGTTGTAGATGTCTTTAAGTACCTTAGTAAAGTCGCTACTAACAGTAGCCAATCCACCTGCTTTGTTTTTAAAAGAGTCTAGACTTTTTAAGAAATCTTCGTCTGTTTTAAAGTTAGTTCTTAACTGTTCTAACGCACCAACTGTTTCTTTACTCTTAATAGCAGTAACTCTCTTTTCGTAGGTATCCTCAAGAGAATTCTTAAGTTTGTTTAACTCAAGTTTCTTTGCAGTAATCTTACCTACTCTTTCTTGGCTATCCTTAATAGATTGTTGATCTCCACTTCGAATAGCTGACTGACTCCAATACTTAGACTGTTCCTCTAAATCTTTTAGTTGACCATCAATATCGGTATAAAGTAACTTCTTAGTTTTTACTAAATCAGGAATACTGGTAGATTTAAAGTAATTACTAGCACTAGTTTCAAAAGACTTTACTCTCTGTTTCTCTTGTTCTTTTACTTCGGCTTGTTTTTCAGGAGTCAACATACTAGTTAAATCTCCGACTAAGCTAGTCTCAGACACAGGCTTACTTAGGATAGAAGCAGTTCTTTGAGCTGCTACTTGAATCCCTTCATTTGCATTCTTTACTCCCCAACCATTATTCTTCAGTGAATTCTCTATATAAAGTAAATCATCTTTTACTTCAATGTTCTTTTGTTGCTCTAACTCTTTCTGTGTAGGCATATACCTATCATCAAAAAAAGTTTTTAACTTCTTTTGTGAACCAGTTGCTACGGGTGCTTGAACCATACCAGGTGCATTGGCTAGGTAAGAACCGTCTCCTGTGTTTCTTTTGTAGCCTTCTTTTATCATGTCATCCCACGTTTTACTAATAGTAGTAGAAGGGGTGGGATTAGTAACCTTTGCAGGAGTTGTAGAAGCTACCCCTGGCGTATTTATATTAGTGCTAGAGGCAGTACTAGGTAAACTAGTAAGCATACTAGACTTTAAACTTTCTTGAGTATAGAAGTTTATTCTAGTTTGTGCTGCTTGTAAATCTATATTACGGCCTTCTGCAAATGCCCTATCTGAACTAACGCCTTTTGACATCAGTCCAATTGCTTTGATTGTTCCTGGGGTGTACATTTAGAATCTAATTATTCGGTCTCTTTTCCTTCAAGTTTTTTCTTCATTGCTGCATTAGCTGACGCTCTAGCTTGCTCTTCTGATTGACCTAACTTGATTGCTCTTTCGTAGTTTGTATTCCACTCTTTTTGTACTGTTTCTGATGGAGTGGCACCTCCGCTACTTTTAGAACCTCCTAGGTCTTTACGAAACTGCATTGTCTCCAAAGTTAAACCAGAGTTAAAGATATCAGTTACAGGTCTAGTTAGGAAATCATCTATTGATGTTTCCACTCTACCCAATCCCTGTGATCTGTTTAATGATACTTTATCTTTACTTCCTTTAGAACCTTCGTAAGTTCTGTAAACAGCTTGCAAAGTTCTTAACTCTCTTGCATAAAGTTCTACTTGAGTAGGACTAAGTTTTGCGGCATTCTCGTTATTTAAGTTATAAAGTTGATTGATAACCTGATCAATTTGTTCAGAAGGTTTCTTGCTTGTGTCTAGTTTAAAGTCCTTACTCATGTAATTGGTAACTCGTTTCAAACTATTCAAGCTTACTTGACTACCTACAGAATAGTTCTCTTGCTCAAACTCAAACTGTTTAGTCAATCTACTCTGTGCACCTTGGGCAGCAATCTCACCTAATCTGTTTCTGTGTTTCATGTTCTCCATGTACACTCTATCTTCTTTCAACTCTACTTTAACTTCTTCTTTAGTCAAGTTACCTGCAATACCACTGATAAACCTGCTAGTGAAGAACGGAACATATTCACCCATATCAAAATCATCTGGGTTCATATTAATGTTTTCGTTAGCTGCAGTTATGTAATTCTCACTCTTTTGAATAATGCTTTCTACTTCTCTCAAGTTTGCTTTATCTTGGGCAGTCATCTTTTTTGGGTCTATAGACGTTAGCCTAGAACGTTCTTGCATTGCTTCTTTCTTAGCTTGGTCGTACATCAACTTCTCTTCTTTGTTGTGACCTACCCAAGTTTGATAAAGAACATCGTTACCTAAACGATACATATTAGCTTGTGCGTGTATCTGAAGTTGGGCTTGCTGTGCAGGAGTTAAACTGTTTTGAAGACGAGCCATGATTTGCTCTCTAGTTTTTCTTTTAACATCAACCTGTTGAATATATCCTGCAGGACCTTCTTTAAATACAGTAGCAGTTTCAGCAGATACCTTCTCTTCAATCTCACGTAACTCCTTTGTAATATCTGTGTACTCTACATAGGCTTTGTTCTTCTGCACTTTTTTACCAAGACCACCTTTCTCAATGTGTTCTTGGATATCGTACATGTAAACTAAATCGTTATCTGCGTTTCTTTTTTCTTTAGCAACACCAGACAATTGCTTTTGGCGATTCTGATACTCTACTCCCCAATCAATACCTGCCTTAATGTACTCATCATTTTCAAAAGGTTTACCCAAGTTAATAACAGCCTCTACGTTATTCATGTTTGAGAAATCCAAACCTGCATTCTCCTGTACGTTCTTAACTAACTTATTTAACTCTTGGTCAAAGTAATTACGTTCGTCATCTGTCAATAACATACCACGGAGTTTTCCGTAGTTATCTAGATTCTGTTTGATTTGCTTTCGACCTTCGTCATACATCTCCTGCTTCTTCATTGCAACCTTTATAAGGTCGTCTGCAGGAAGAGCATTTACGTAATCGTTGGTGACAAATCTAGTATGTTGTGCTGAAATAGCCATAGGTTACTTATCTTATTTGGTTTTGGTATTTGTAGTCTTTTTAGCTTTATCTACTTCTGGGATACCTGCGGTATTACTATACATACCTTCTAGTTGAGCTGCAAATTCTTTGTCAGCATCTTTCTTTACTGTCAAGGAACGAGTCTTAGGATCGTAGTCAAAGCTACGTACAAAGTTGTTATACCAGAATTGTTTACGTGCTTCTTCCTGTTTCCATACAGACCTCTTCTGACTAGCAGAGGCAATCAACGCTTGACGTTGTGCAGTAACTGCGTCATCTGCTTGTGCAATCAAAGTATTGTATACTCTATCCAAAGATTGCATATCGTAAACATCTTCTTGGAATCTACTTTGTGCGTTATACTGGTCAGCAGCTGCTCTTTGTTGTGCATCAAAGTTTTGCTTCTCAGAGAATACTCTCTGCTTAGCACCAAGTGTAGCAATCAAAGCTGTGTTTGGATCTCCTCCTGCATTCATAGCAGCTACATAAGAATTGTCAATATCTTGTAACTGAGGTTGAATGTTTAATGTTTGAGGCATCAAGTAAGGAGCATTATAGTCCATAGGTGCATATGCAAACATCTGAGATGCTGCTACACCGTAAATCTCAGGAGCTAACTGAGGATAGTCAAAACCTTCAGGGTTGTACTTACCCATTGTAGCACCTTCAAGTTGTTTATTATAACCTTTTCCTGGATCTTTGCGTTTACGCTCTTCTCCTGGTTTCTCTTTAGGTTTCAAAGGTTCGTCCTCAAAGCCTAACAATTGGCCCATAGCAGTATTACCGTGTCGTCTATCATCATCAGAGATAGGCATACCTAAAAACATTTGGTCTGCTAAACCTTCGGGGGCTACTTTAAATCCTCTAAGACGGTCCTTGTCTTTACCTCTTTTTTTCTCTGCTTGTTTTACAGAAGCAATTGCTTTGTAAGCAGCTTGATACTTTTGTACAGCATCAAGGTTTAACTCAGGGTTATCTATCTTATACCTAGTCTGACCATTAGCATCTTTGTATGCTACTGGCTTATTCTTCAAAAAAGGCAAAGAGTTAGGACTAGTTCTACCTGCCTTTACATCCTCAACAAACTGTGAAGATTCTATATAAGCTTTGTACTTCTCAGCAGCCTTTTGTCTTTGGATATCTGGATCGTATCCCTTGTCTAACTGGAAGTCAAACAACTCAGCCTCTTGGCCCATACCTTTATAGAAGTTACGGATAGCTGTTAGGTCTGAGTTTCCACCTTCTAGGATATTTACTAGTTCGTCGGCACTACTGATTTTTAAGCCTTCATTCTTTACAGTATTGTTGAATGCATCTGTTAACAATGGATTGAGTTCGTCTCCAAACTCATTCAATCTATTTCTTAATAAGTTAGTAGGGTCATTGCCATATTGCTCGGCTAATTGTTTACCTGCAAATTCTCCTTGGTTCTCAATAAAGATCTTCTTACCATTAGGTAAAGTTTTGTAGTATACAGAACTAGGGTCTGCTGCATTAGTCTTACTTTGAGTTCCTGTCTCGTCACTTAGTACTTGCTTATTCTGCTCAGTGGCTGTATTAAGACTAGGAGTAGCAGTAGCGCCTAAAGTGGCAGGGTTGTTTGGTTGATTCTGTGCAGCGTTGTAGAAAGAATAGTTATCTTCCATATTGCCAAGCATTCTAATACCTGTATCTGCATCTATTCTGCTGTTGGCTACTGCATTATCTACAGTGTCTTTTAGATTGTCTAAAAAGTCTTTTTGTCTTTTAGTCTCTGCTTCAGCTTCATCAGCTTTAGTACTTAAGTTCTCTTCATTCCAACTAGAGTAAGGCGTAGAAAAATCCCTCTTTGTCACCGCTTGTTCGGTATAGTTAGGATTGTTGAACATTCCTTGACCCATGTAGAACCCTTTTTGTTGTTCTGGAGTTAAAACTACTGGAGCATTAGGACCAAAAAACTTTGCGTTATTAATGCGAAATTGTTCTTGCTGTTGTGGTGTAAAGATTGCAGAAGGATTGCCCATACCAAACTGACCTTTTCTCATACCTTCAGGTTCCATTTCACCAGTAGAGTTGCCGTTTATTCCTTGTTGAATCTGAAACAACTCTTGAAGTTTTTTCATGTTTCTATCAAACAAAACTTCTGCAGTACTTCTATCAACAGCTTTAGCGTGTGGGTTGTCTAGAATTTTTTTGTACTTAGTAATGTCGTATTTTTTAGCTTCATCGCTAAACGTCTTGTTTAACCCTGGAACTTTAAGATGGTCAGAGAATACAATAGTACCTTCAGGCAATACAAAGTTTTCACCTCCTTGAGAATGCTTCTTTCCTCCTACTATGTATGTGTCCATGTTAGGCATCATAAACATCTCACCACGCTCTAACTCTGCTTCTTCTGCACCTGAATCTGTACCTGTGCGAATCTCTGCACCATGCTTAGCATAGATTACACCTTGGCTTCCTGGTCTTGCCATGTACTCATATTCATTAGGCATGTAACGAGGACGGTCATTTAAGTTTTGAATACGTTCGGTATTGTCTTGACGAGTTTGGATGTCATCGTAAATACCTTTAATAGCTGAGGTTGTACCTACAGCCATACGGGCATAATCTCTCCAATCTCTTTTGTAAGGTTCTGCTTCTGCCCCTACTATATTAATTTTTTCATCTCCTGCTTTCTCAGCTTTTGTATCAATAGTAACTGGGTTATACTCAGGGAGTTTAACGTTAGGTTCTGCCCCAGTACTCCAATCGTATGGAGTACCTTTACTAGGCAATGACTGAGATATATCTTTAGTAATATCAGGTATACCCAACATATCTGTTGGATTCTTAACCATAGGATCTGTTTGGTACTTCTTCTTAAAAAGTTCCGTCTTTAGACCCTTAACTCTGTTTTTTCCAGTATTCATTAACTTAAAATATTAATTAACTTTAGAAGTTAAGTATACTTGAACTTAAAAAGTTTAAATACAAATATACTCTATTGTCAAGAAAAATCAAGCCTTACTTAGCCTTGACCTCTGCTCGCCTTATGGTAGTTCTTGCTTTGCTTTAACTTAGAAGATTTAGTTTTAGCGTGAACTCCAGGACGACTAACTTTTCCTTTCTCTTTATACAAAGAAGAATTAGAAGTTACTTTGGTAGATTTTTTAGTTGCCATATTACCACTTTACTTTATTAGCCCAGTATGCAGCTGAAGATTTTCCTTTAGCTATATTCTTTGCGTGACGTGCTTTGAATGCTTTGTTTCTTGCAGAACCTTCAGGAGAGCCTGATACACCTGCTTGACCAAAGCGAATTAACTTATAGTTTCCTCCAACTTTAGTAACTACTGCATGACTTTTACCACCACTAGTAGTTCTTTTTGGTTGATCCACTCCAGAAAATCCCATCTTCTTGTAACGGTCTGGGAACTGACCTCCCTTCTTCATGTAGTACATATCTTTAATAGTACCTCCATTCTTATGTGCTAGAAGAGGAGAAAGTAACATGTGTTGTCCTGCATGCTCAAGTTGATGTCCTACTCCATGTTTAGTAGCAGAACCAATAGCGTTACTTGCAGCACTTCCTACTCTGGTTTTACCAATAGCATTAGCTGTTCTACCTAGAGCATTTTTAGATACATTTCCTGCTTTACCTTTTAAAGCGGCAAGTGCTGCTGTTTTAGCAGCAACGCCAGTAGCTTCTTCATAGTTACCTGCAGACAATTCTCCAATTGCATCTGTTGTACCTGATAACAAGTTAGCTCCAATACTTAAAGGATTTACTAAATCTACGGCTGCTCCAACAGGAGATTGCATTGCTGCTTGTGCAGCTTGTTTAGTTTGTAGAATATTACTTGCTGCATTACCAGCACCAACTGCAGCAGCACCTTTTGCTGTAATATCAAACAAGTCGGTTACTACATTTCTATCGCTACTTGCATTTAAGTAAGTACCAAAACCTTCCATGTAGTCACCAATGTTTTGCATTGATACATCACCTGACTTAATTTTATTAAATGCAGTTCTACTTTTCTCGGCACTAGTAGGTGCGTTAGATTTTATACGTGCTTGTTCGTCTGCTCTAACTTGACCGATTACTTCATCCATTACTTGCTGAGAATCTGTCTTAGGAGCTGGACTACCTATACCTACTGCTCTTCCTGCTTTTCTTATGTTGCCTTTCATTCTATCAAAGAAAGAACGTTTTCTTCTGATGTCTACGGCTTCCATTCTTTCTATATCAGTAGGAACCTCCTCTTTGGGTGCCATAGCATATGCAGAGGCTTTAGAGAAATTAAATCCTGCTGTACCTGCATTCATGTTAGGAACTCCCATTAAGTTCATAGCACCGTTCTGCATTTTGTATCCATATCTAGATGCAGTTTCTTTAGCTTGACTTACGTTACCTTTAGCAGCAGCCATAAAACGAGCACGTGCAATGTCGGCTGGCATCTTACCACCAGACTGCATCTTGTTCATCATAGCTTCTTGAAGTACTGATTGTCCTGCTGATGTTTGAGGCATTACTGCTCCCATCTGCATCATAGGTTTTTGCATTTGATTACCCATGATATCTACAACAGCAGAACCTGTCATTCCACCTTCTTGCATGTTGGCTTTGATTTTAGCTTGAACATATCCTGGCAATGCTTTGAAGCCTGGGTTGTTAACACCACCTTCTTCCATTTTAGATTTAATCTTACGTTCTTGCTTAAGCATTTCTGCGGTAGGTTTCTTACCACTACCTCTATTCGCTCTAATGTTATCCCACAATCCTCGTTGAGAGTAGGAACCGTCAGCCCGTTTTATCATTTGCTTTTTCATTTTTTCTTATTCTTGTAGGCACTCTTTAAACTTGTTGGGCTACTGTTAGCTACAATAACACCATTTACTCCTGGTATAGACATGCCACCCATCTGCATGAGTTTAGCAGCCTTCATAAAATTGTCAAGATTGTATTCAACTTCTTCTTCGTCAAAGTCTTCTACCATCTTCTTGGCAATTTGTTTTCTATTCTTTTTATCTTTAACTCTTCTTAAGATATCTGCAATACCTTCTACCATCTCCTTGTCGTTCTCACGTTCGTCTTCCTCATCTTCAACTTCGCCTCCTTCTTCAAAAAACTTATTATAAGTTAGACCTACATTAAAGTTTCCAGGTTCATTTCCAGACTGTCTATATCCTGCTCTTACATTTAGATTCTTAGCAAGTTTTGCTCTTGCTTCTGCAGTCATAGATTCCATACCTTTTGCTTGGCTTCCTGCAACACTTCCACTAAGAGTTAATCTGTCTTTAAGTAAAGCTAACTCAGCATCTCCGTTATAAGTATAGCCTGTTTCTGGATTATAACTTCCACTTAAGTTATAGTTTAAAGGCCCTACATCTCCTCTGATACCTGCTCTCACATTGTATTGAGGATTCGTCTGCATATCCTTATAGTTAAGAGTCTTACCTGTTGGGTCTTTAGTTACTCCAAGATCTGAGATACTACCCTCGCCATATAAGTTAAGTGCTTCAGGAAGAACGTTAACGTCAAAAGCTAAGTTAGAGATAACTTCTTCGTCAGACATTTCTCTCTTATATTTAAGATTGCCTGCCTTACCTCTAAGTCTTACCTCCTGTTTCTCAGGAGTTAACCTTACAGAGCCTTTTGGAAAAGATTGACTGTAAGACAAACCGCCATATAAACTATCTAAAGTATTTTGTCCAAAAGGATTATAGTTACCTTCTGTAGTAATTTGACCTGTGTTTTTTGGTAATCCATAGTTAACAGAATAGTCTATTCCACTTTTGAATGCATCACTTACTCTGCTTGATATATCTCCAGGCATACCCATCATATCTTCTTGACTCATGTTATTAAGTCTACGGGCATAATTAGTAGCGCCAGAAGAAAGACCTAACCACTCAGGAGTTGCTATGTTGCTAGGATTTGAACTTCTCACGTATGCATTGAATCTTGCTTGTTGCTCAGGAGTCATATCCTTAGAAGCAACCTTTGCACCCATCTGCATTTTCTTTTCTAGTACTGCATTGTCTTTAGGAAACAAGTAGTCCTTACCTGGCTCCATTACTTGTGTGTCTCCAGACAAAAGTCCAATACCTAGAATTGGGGAATCAAAGTAATCTTTTTCTCCATCTGGACCCTTCATAGTAATCTCGTTTGAAGGAACTACAACGTCCCCGTCTTGATACCACATACCAGTCTTACGTACTGGTAGTTTACCACCAGCAGCATACTTCTTTTTGTAGTGTTCAAATAGAGAAGACTTCATTACTTTTTCATTTTAGATAAAGTTTTCGCTAGGTTAGCTCTTTTTACTGTAGTTGATGAAAACTTTCCTTTGTTAGCTAATACTTTTTCTCTGAATGCACTAGTAGACATACCTGCACGCTTCGCTTGTGCTGTAAATGATCCTGGCTTTTGAATAGCTTTTTGAATCCACTTACCACCTTTTTTCATCTCCATGCCTTTCTTGGCATAGTACATATCTTTTAAACTAGAGTTACCCATATTAATAATTAAGTTAAGCTAAGCAAATATAATGTCTTATTAATCAAAGCGATTATTTCATCTAAAATATTCTGTACATCTGTCCTGTCCATACCTAGAACTCCGCGATGTTTCTTGACATATTCTTTAAACTGTTTTAGATGTGTTTCTGCATTTATGTAATCAGATGCAGGAATCTTAATATTGACTCTTTTTCCGATACAGCCAAAGTAAGACTCAATCATGCTATCTAGAAGACCAAGTAGGCCATCATAGTATTTGTTTAAAGCTTCATGCTCTGAGTATGAAGTTGTTTGGAGATGTGCAAGGTGTATGATATCTCTCGATTGGAAAAATTGCCCTAAGTACACTTCAGGTCTCATAGAGCTAATTACTTCTGGTGTCATATTGCTGAGTTAGTGGTTTGTGTTAGTTGTAGGTTGTTGATGAATTTGTATCTGTTAAATTTATCTTGAATAAGACGAACCTTACAGAATGGTGCACGAATCTTTTGCTTTCCTCCTAGTCTAGTAGTTGTGATAATTGCTTTTGGATTTACTACTTTATCGATTGGATAGTCAGCGCTTAGATCGTCCCACTTAGTACTGAATAGTGTTTGGAAGTTTTCTTTGTTATTAGTAGCGTCCCAGAATCCGTTAAAGGTATTCTTATTGTCTCTCTTGCCTACTAATACTTCCATACCAAATCTAGTTACTCTAGGATACAACAAACGTTGGCGAGCGTCATTAGGAAGTTGAGGTATTAGATTAACCAATCCTGATGTTTGCTCTTTGTTATAAACAATAGCCTTAGTAAAGTTTGGAGTATTCTTATCGTTGTAAGAACCCAAAGAGTAATAGTCGTTTCTATTGTAGTACTTATGAATATCTTGATTGTAAGTAATTGAATTAACTACGTGTGTGTTAGGTAGATTATTTACAGTATATTCAATAATGTAAGGATAGAAACGATTGTAATAAGTTTGGTAAGTGAGTGGAGACAAGTTGTGGTTCCATGTTCCAGTCTGTGTTGTTGTTTGGAAATGGTCTATAAAAGATATGTAAGCGTTTGGCAAGAAAGAGTGGAATGAAATCCATGCTTTAAGAAGAACGCTATAAGAGATTGTAAATGAATGATTCTCAAAGTAAGTCAAATCTGCAAATGCAATCTCAGTATCATTGTAATAGAACTTCTTGTTCTCGTAAGTAACAAAACCTCTGTATTGTTCTTTAACTCTGAAGTCCAGTTTAGTTAAGAACACACGGTGGAAACGTTCATCCCATCCCAATGCAATACCAATACCTTTGAAGTTATTGTCTACAGGGAAGTCAGGGAAGTCCTTAAGAATCTTAAATGGTAGATTTTCTTTAAACCATTGCATAGAACCTCTTAAAGAAATTTCATCTACACCTCCACTAGTTACTTGGTATACGTGACCTCTACGTGCGTCTACCCAGAACCCACCATGAGTTGTTTTAATAAACGCTTTGTGTTGGCTTCCCAAGTATCCAATGTCTGCAGTAGACATTTCCAAAGGCTTGCTTTTAAACATACTGGCATCACCAATCTCCATTGCAATAGGATTAGTGCTGTCGAGTGTAATGATAGCGTTGTATACTTTAGTGTTATTCTCAAAACGAGCATACACTTTGCTATTCTCCACACCATTCAAAGCAATTAACTTACCATGAGTTTTAGGAAAGTCATAGTAGTTACCTCTTCTGTAGTTTAACCAAGGATCTCCTTTGCCGTATTTACCTGCTGGATCTGAGTATACTACTCGGTTATACAAATCAGTTTCGCAATACAACTCTGGCCAATCTTCATTATATACAAAGTTTGGATTGATTACGTTCTGAGCAGAATAAGTAGGATTGTAGTGGTAAAAGTTATCGTACTTAATTGGTACGTTTACTTCTTGTAACCACTGGTCAGGAATCTCTCCTAGTTCTTTTGCTCCGTAGAAGTTTTCCTCACGGTCATTTCTGCCATGACGGAAATCTACGTTTACATCAGACTCAACAAAAAAGATAGGAAGTCCATAAGAAAACAGATACACCATTCCCTTGTAGTAGAAATATGTTCCCCCTACACCTACTCCTAACCAAGTATTGTCAAACGTCTCATCCTTATCTAGGAATATGTAAGGTTTAGTAGACGCTAACAAATCATTGACTATATCAAGCACAAGAATTTTTCCTGCAGTTGTAGCTAAAGCAGTAGTTGTTTCTCCAAATGCAATACCATCACCAAATGCAGAATTAAGAAGAGCTGCAGCTGCAACAATTGCTATAGCAGCAACCATAAGATCAATCCTACTTTGTAAAACTGCTTCTACGTCTTGAGCTGCAGCATTGAATCCATAGAAATGACTTGGATATCCTAAGTTGGGGAATAGGTAATAGTTAAATGGAATGTCGTCTGGCTTACCTGCAAGATTCTGACGGAAGAAAGCATGCTTACGTTTGAGGGCAAATGCGTTAATAAACGTGTCACCACCAAATGCAGGGTAGTAAGTTTGTACTACTTGACCTAAACCATTATTCGGATTTATTTCAATATCAACAGAGTACCCTGTAGATAGGTAACGCAAATTAGTTAGTGGTCCATATTGGTTTGGACGATAAACTTTTACTGAACCGTAGTATGCTCTAGTAGTTCTACTATCATCTATATCAGTTGGATTAGACTTGTTGTGTTCAGATGCTAGGTATCTAGAGTTGTCTAAAAGAGTAGGGTGGTGATGATCGAAAGAACTATTCAGTGAAAGATATACACTTGACTCTCTGTATCTGTTGTGGAATGGTTTTTCTCCTTGCCCAAAGTTTAGGATTTCACTAGGAGCGTAATTACCAAATTTAACAGACCTACGTTTATGTCCTGAGTTTGGAATAGTTAAGTATCCGTTATACTTAGCGACACCATTATACTGCCAAGCAAGGTTTACTTTAGGAGTAAATCTTTCTATCAACTGAGCAAACATTTCCTTGTCTTGGAAGTAGTTCTCAGTCATGATACGATAGTCTTTGATGTTGAGTATCATAGACAGTAGATTAGATATAGTCTGTACTTTATCCGTGTACAACTTAATCTTACTATGTTCTTCTACTTCTACAAAGTGTCCCAATACAGAACCAATCTCAAGTGTCTCTAACTTAAGTTCTGAACCGATTTTAGGATATGAGAAGTGTGTGTCAGGAGAATGGAATGTAAATCTATTATGCTTGTAGTTAATAATGTTGTTGTCTACAAAACCATTGTGTGCAAACTCTCCTAGGTCTCCGCTAAAAGCACGTCTTCTATCTTGACGTTTGTACCAATCTGCAGATGTTCTCAAGTAAGGATCTGTTACAGAACTACTTCCTCTCCAGTTAATATCGTTGAAAGGATAGTTAGGATAGTAGTATTCTTTACTACCGTCATCTGTGGTATAGTGTCCTACGTCATAAAGAAGTCCTTTTGCTACTACAGATTTATGTCCTACACGAGAAGCAAACACTAACTCAAATCCGCAGATAAGGTCTTTGGCATAGAAAGGGTTAGCAGGATCTCCAGGATTAGCAATAGTTAAAGTGTTGAGTAGATTGTTGAATGCATCTGCGTCTACTCTTACTCCTATAGGATAGATATTAGATTGGTTATCAAAAGCAGGAAAAACATTACCCGTACTAAATAAACCATCATGAATGTGAGATATCAAAGAATCAGGAAACTTGTGAAAACGAATCGGTTGTCCTGCCAAAGGATTACCATAAGCATCAGTATCCCAAATCTCTTCATTACATGGATAGAGTTCTTTTGATTCCCAATAAGCAAACTCTCCACGTTTGTCGTTAAAAATTGCACAAGAGAATTGTTTCTCTAGTTCAGTAGGATTGTTTGATACAAATACCTGACCGTTACCTGCTGTGTTGTATACTTCCCACTTTTCTTTAGGTGCTGCTACATCAGAACAGTCTCCTTCTTCTATAAAGTAATCGGTACTAGAAGTAGGAACCGAAGTGGTATCTCCAAGTGCAGCGTTCTTTGCTCTGCCAGGAATATGGAATACTTCAGTATACTTACCTGTCTTTAGTTTAAACTTAATACCGAAAGCATATACCTCGTCCCTTTGATAAGTACGGAACATGTGTACTATCTCAGGATTAGAGTAGTCCCACTTGTCTCCGTGGGGCATCTTTACTGTTTCCCACTGCAATTTAAGTTTGTTTGCAAAAGGCTGGAAGTTATACTGATACTCTCTTTCCAAATCTGCAATCATCAAGATATCATTCTGATTCTCAATGATACCTGCATTCTTATAGTGCGGAGTTCTAATCAAAGGAGAAATAGAACTAAAGGTAGATTTGTATTCTCCTGTGTAAACAATAGAATCCATCAAGTACTGTTTTTGTACTCTATAGTTGCCAATCAAATGATAGTTTGTAGTGGCCCCTTGGATTGTCTCCGCTACTACTAAATTAAAATAGTCAAAGATATTAACCTTATGGTCTATCTGAACTGTAATAGAATAGTTAGTAACGTAGTCAGTAAGGTTGGTAAGTTTCTTTTCAAAAATTGGAATAGGCTGACTAAAGTCAAAGTAATCAGTTAACTCAGCCCCTTCTTCATCTGTATATGCAATAGCAAACTGATAGTTACCTGCTTTAAGTTGACCTCCATTAGAAACATTGGTTGGAGTTACTTTAGGATGGCAGGTATCAGGAAAAATATTTAACTCTTTACAAGTCTTCTTTGTTACAAGTTTCTTGCCTCCACAATCTTGTGACTCACCACAGGAATCTCTATTTAGAGGAAACTCCAATGATAAGTATCTAGGAGGATTATTCTTCTGTACAAAGTATACTCTAGTTTCACACTGATCTACTCTATAAGTCGCATAAATAGGATAGTCAATATCGAAGTTCAAACAGCAATTCTCAGGAGAAGGATTCAAACAAGGATTGCAGTTTCCTGTAGAGTAAACTTGTTCTACTGCAACTACTACATCAACACCAGGTTTTCCTCTTTGGATTACTCTCCAAGAGTCCTTAATCATGTTAAATGAACCGTACCCTTCAAATGTATTTTCAGGTACTTCTATGCCTCTAACTATACCATTACAGTCTGTATATTCAATTACTACTTGACCTGTAGATCCTCCAGAAGGTATTGATGGATTTACTGTTTGCAAGGTAACAGTATAACAATCTTGACAACAATCTTGACAACACTCATCAATTAACACAGGTTCGTAATCGCAACAAGTCTTTTCTACAACTGTAGCTTCACAGGGAAATGTATCATACAACAACGGTTGAGGATGCTGCATTGGGGTCACATTACTTGAAGTGCCTAGTTCATTAATGTAGTCTATAGTTGCTACAGAATCATAGCATATCATAGATACTACTTTAGACAAATAAGTAGGACTCATGTTGGCATCAAAACTGGTATAACCTAAGTCGGCATACCACTCTTGTGTTGTTTTAAATACGAGGCTACTTGTATTGCCACTTACTCTATTTCCATTACAGTCTACATAGTGAAATGCATAGTTATTTACGTAGTTACCAGAACCATCATCTATAGTCTCGTTAATAATACCATAGAAACAAGTAGTTGAGTTTGCTGTAACTGTAGTTGTTGCTTTGACAACTGTGTCTTTAATTACTTTACCGCCTACACAACCACAGTCAGTTTCTATTGAATCTAACTCAACACAATCTAAACCGTTATTTGTAATTACTCCTATCTCTCCTTTTCCATCTGGACCTACTAAGAACACAACTACTTTATTCTGTTCTATTATATTTAGTAGGCCGTTAATTTTGTATCCGTTCTTAAACGAGCTAAAATCCACACAAACTTGGTTGGACATCTCGTTTGTATAGGTAAATGTATTACCATCATGGGACATGATATTTGCGTTCAATGCCCATGTCAACTGGCTACCTTCTACTTGCCAGTTTAAAGAGTCTAGGTTAAGACCTTTGGTATTTTGATTACCTTTAATTTCCATTATCTAATGTGGAATTTACTAAAACGATTACGAGTACGTACAATTGAGTCTGCTATCTGTTGCTTAGATTTAGTCATTAGATAGTTAAATGCAGCTTGAAGTTTCTCTAACTGCTCTCTTTTGTAGTAGGTTAATTTATCAGTTACTTGTTTTGTGGACTCATCCATTACTGAATGCCACATTTGTTCAAAGAATTTATACTTTAAGTAAGCTTTAATATACTCTTCTACTTCCAAAATTTCTGGAATCATTGGAATACCGTAGTCATCTACAGGTCTTGAAAAGTATTTAAGATATACACAACCCTCTTGGAAGGTGGCACTTGCTTTCTTATGTTGATTAATTTTAATGATATCAGTACTAGATGCTTTTAAGTTAGGACATCCATCCACACACAAAGAAGTAGAGTCAGCATAAACTCTAACCCATCTAGGTTGTTTAAGAGAGATTCTAAAGCCAGGCATGGGTACTGTAATTGCTTCGTACATTTCTATGCTAGTAGCATCAGTAACACAGCCATCAGCTTGTATACTTTTATACCAAGAACCTGTCAGAGAGTTCACTGCATTGTCCCAGTAAACATCTGATGAATACGAAAGAGCATAGTCTAATAAATAAAAATCATAAGGCAACTCTGACTTATAATCCTCAAAACGAATAACTGCCTCTTCAGGCTTAAGAGCAAGTACCTTAAGTTTTCTCAGGGCTTGATCTATAAACGAAGGTATTAAAACCTCACTTACAGCACCAGCTTCAAAGTAAGTCTTTAACTCTTGCTTAACTTCAGCAATCAAAGGCTCAGAGGTTATATAGTTAATGTTATCGTATTTCATTGTTTTTAATTTTTTGACCTAACATTACTTGGTTAGGTTTGCTTAACCTAAAATTATAAAAACCAAAGTAAGGATACTTTCTTTCGTACAAGTAAAAGAAAATTCTATACATCATACCATCTGTATGGTAGTTTTTAAATGTTGTGTACACTCCATCTTTGTGATAACGTCCCCAGTCTATCTTCTTTAATAATTTAGTAGGAGTTACCTTGATGAGTGACAGTAGTCCAATCTTAGGAAATCTAATTTTGTATCTACCTGTCATTACTTTTTCAAGAACTTTCTCGTTTACTTTTAGAATAATGTTTCGGAACTTGTCATAGGAAATGTCAGAGCGACCTGTCTCCTTTACAAACTTCTTATAAGCCTGTATTGAAGAAGGATTGACATCCGACTTCAAAGAGAGTTTTTCCTTAGATTGCGTCATCCTTATTATCACTAAATGGTTCTTGAGGAAGTTTATGGAAGTTAACTAAACTTTGGTTAGTCATTTCTAATAAACTATCCAACAAGTACTCAGGGAATTTAAAATCTTGCTCATACATACTTGAACAAGGTTTAGGATTTAAAGGTTCTGTAAAGTAAGCGTACATATTGACTGCCTCTACATCTGGATTCAACACATACAAGTAGCCGTTTCTTATTGTGTAATAAGAACGGTTAGTCTTAACTCTAAGTCTAGTGTGGTTAATAAAATCCCTGATAGTAGTAGGGAAGAGTTCTTCTGAGTTAGATGTATTGAATACCCCTTGAATAAAATAAGAATATAGCCCTTCTTCTATTTTAGGCAGCTTTTTCTTACTACGACGAATGTCACAATTCAAATCACACTCAGCACCTGGGGCTAGTATTAACTCAATGCATTCATACGCACTGTATACATTGTCTGAATTTAATAACTTACGAAGATTAATTTCTCTTCTAAGAATTGCACTTGCCTTAGTTTTTAAGGTATTGTAAATAAATCTATCAGACATGAAATCATCATCGCTAATGAACTTATTAGAAATCCTAACTCTGGATATTACATCTGATATTGTCATAATTTACTTGAAGTTAGTTTTTGTACAAATATAATTTAAACTGTTACTAATGTCAATTACTTTTAATTAAACCAAAAGAGCCTAGTTGCCTAGGCTCTATTCGGGGTTTTGACAGACAACCAACCCTAGTAAACTGTCAAGATCTTATGGTAGGATACTATAGGAGTGTGCTCCTAACAATATTTCTACCTTACTACCAGCAGTAGCAAGCACTAAACTTGCTGCAGGGTATGTAGGATAAGGAATTATATTTACAGTACCTGCTATGTCAATGGTAATTCTTGCATCAAAAGAACCATCAGGATCATTGTATGGAGCAGTTCCCTTTTTAAATGCTCTTGAGTAGAAACTGATAGGCCCTGTTATAGGTCTAAATCCAGCAGGCACAGTTGCGATAGGTACAGGTGTACCAAAAGCTAATGTAAGTCCACTTGTCACCACCAACTCAATACTACCTGCTAAAGTCACAATACTACCTTGTTTAGTTACTTGAGCGTATCCAGTACCAGGACTAGTTGGGTAAGCTGCAGGGAATGTGTTGTTTGCTCCAGTTACTGCTATTGCAGTAAGGTTTGCTCTAGTAGCTGTCAAACCAGTAACACTCAAATCGTAGTTTACGTTACCTGCAGTTGTAGTTGGAGTAATTGCCACTGTGCCGTCAGTACTTGACATAGTAACCAATGCGTTAATATTTTTATTAACCCAGTTAGTTCCGTTATAGTAAAGTACATCAGGATTCACAGGAGTGGTTACTATTACATCTCCAAGAGAATTGATGGAACAAGTAGAAAGTGAACTACAAGAGAAAGCAGCAGTAGGAGCCAAAGACACAATCTTGGAACCACAACCTGCTGTAGTTAGTACAAAGTCTGCAGAGTATGCAGTTTTCTCAGCATTCAATACGGCTACAATTCTTTGTAATTGAGTTTGAATTGTAGTTGCAGTGTTAGCGTAACTATATGGTGCAGAACCAAAACAACCTACCCAGTTAAGAGCAACACTATCAGTCTTAATATAAGAAGGAATAGCGTTAACGGTTGTGTCTACTGCACATACCTTAGTGGTAAGATAACCAATAGTAGCATGAGCAGAATCAGTTGCTGTACCTCCCAAGGCAGTCAAACAGTTTGCACTGTTATTAAATTTCGTGGTACTACCCAAGAAAGTAGTTATAGTACTTACGGTTGAGTTAGTTGAAGTAATTGCCGCATTCAATCCCGTGGTGATTGAGCACATATTGTCTACTACCCAATCAAACCAAGTACCAATAGGGGCAGTTGATGAGGGGATAGTAGTCATTGTACAACTACCTGGAACTGTTACTCCAGTGATGGTAATACCTCCTGTTCCTCCTGCAATAGCACAAAGTTTGTTACCATACTCAGTTAAGATTGCTCCTAGAGTAGAAACACCAGAAGTTAATCCTGTTACACAACCAGGCACAGTAAAGGTTGGAGTCTCTACTGCTTTTAAACGTGTGTTTAACGCACACAACGCAGCAGAAGAAGATTCAGCAAATCCTTGTGCAGTAGTAATAGACGCACCTACTGACTCTAAGTTACCTCCTTGACGAAGACAAGCATAGTTAAATCCACTGTATAAAAGACCAGTTGGAGTTAAGTTACAGATACGATCATGCAAATTCTTGATAGCCGCATCCATTGTATAGGTGCTATCAATAATAGCTGATAGTGTAGTTACTACAATTGAAATGTTATTCGCAGGAGCCGTACCACCTACAGCTGTACCAGCAATGGTAAGAGTTTCTCCTATTGCATATCCGCTACCTTTATTTACAATAGAGATTGTGTATGATGTAGAAGATGGTCCTCTAGTTACACTAAAAGTAGCACCTGAACCAGAACCGCCAGTAGCACCAACTACCACGGTAACTTCAGAAACTATAGCAACAGCAGTACCCGAATAGGTAAAGGTATTAATTGGACCTAGAGAACAATACAAACCTGTGCCTGAGTAAGTAACGCACTTTCCAAAATTTGTGGAAAGGCATCCAATTTCAGCACATGGTTCTATTGTGTTGGTTCCGTAGCAGTCAAGACAAGTACTCATTATATTTTAGATTATGGATTTGGGCAACAGTCACAAAGTTTAGTTATCATAGCTTGAAGTAAACCACGTAAAGTAGTAATACCACCAGCAGGTACACAAGGTTCCGTTAAAACGCATTGTCCGTTTATACTTAACCATGTTTTAAAATCTTGGTCTAAAGGCAAATCAAGCCAGAATACATTACCACTATCTGTAGTAACATTCTCATTCTTCAAGTAATTAACTTGTTTTTGTAAAGCACATACAACATTCAACAGTTGTACAACTACCTCACTTTGAACATACCTAGTATCATTAACTTCATATGTAGTAAGAGAACCAGTATTAACCAAATTAAGACCACAAGATGAGTTAGCACCATCAAGCGCAGTTTTGCTAATACCGATTTTTCCAATAATGTCTTTAAGATTATCATCAAATAAATGAATAACGTCATTCAGATAAGGAGTACAAGTAAACTCTTTATCAATAGGACCATCCGTAGTAGGAGTTCCAGTATACTTAACACACTTTGAAGGAATAATCTCTCCACAGTTGTTAGGTTCGCAGCAAGGTTTGTATGCTTTGTTTGCCATTATTTTTCGTAGTTATAGTTTAATTTTAAGGTTGTTTGTGTCTACACAATCTAAGCAATGTGCTAGTTTCAAGAAACGCATATACTTCCTAGATTTTTTGTAGTATGGTTTTGTTAAGTACTTGATATGCTGCATTTCTTTTACTGCCGCCTTAGCAAGTTTTTCTTTAACAGTCAAGTTCAAATCGTCTAAGTAAGTCATCTGCTTTTCTGTATAATTCAATTGCTTTTTCGGGGTTACATAAATCTGCGTTAGCTTCTCCTCCCCGTAGCAGAAACTCAATCTTATCTAGATAGTAAAGGATTTTTTCATCCTCACAATCTTGTGCATACTTAGCCCATTGTACAGCAAGTCTACAATCAATCCTACAAGTGCGTAGGTGATATCTAGTACATACTCCTGTGTCAGGGCAAGTAGTTAAGTTCAAAGTATATAAACCATCTGGCAATTCTACAAAATCTGCCGTTGCATTGGTAGTGAATCCAAAAGTGTATGAATTGTATACGTTTACTTCATTTAAAGTAAAAGCAAATTCAAATGGAATATCATAACCAGGTGCAGTGATTTGAATGTTTGCCTCGTCTAAAGTTTCAGGATAGTACGAGGTATCTAGGATTGATAAGTAAGCACAATCCTTAGCTTTTAAAACTTCTATATTTCTTTGTAAGTTAGCCATTTAATTCATTTTAAAAGGGGAGATTTCTCTCCCCTGTTAATTACATAATTGCAAATCCAACGATTACAACTCCAGTATTCGCAACAACACCTCCAAGAGATACTGTGCAAGAACCTGCAACAATACCATCAACTTGTACGGCCAATAGACCAGTACCAGTAGTGTCGTTAACTGTAGCCATAATTACAGAATCAGCTTTAATAAAACTATTGTTAAGTGTAAAAGAGGACATTGCACCTGCAGCAATAGTAGCACTTACAGTTGTAATCTCACCAGCAGGCTGGTTCAATGTAACTGCAGTAGTAATACTACCTGACTGTGTTACAGTTCCTTTGCTTAACGTTACATACTTAACGCAGCAAGTAGGGCTCTTTAAAAGGTTAACAACAAACTTCTCTAAAGAAGCTCCTGGGATAGCACCTGCAGCAATGTCTTTGTTATTAACAGTGGTCATGTAGGTGCCGAGTTTAAGAATAATATCTTTTGCCATGATTTTTTATTTTTTAAAAGTTAGAAAAAGGGGGGAGTTCAGTCCCCCCATTATTCGTCTAATTAGGCAGCGAAATAGTTAAAGAAGGCAAGAATGTTTGCAGAAACACTACCTGCACTACTAATAACACTATTAGCAGCTTCGTTAGTTGTGTCTACCATAATCAATACCTCATGGCTATTTACTGATTTCTTTTCAAATCCTACTGGAGAATCATCCAAGAATTTAACAGAAAGTACGTTGTACAACAAAGTGCTGTTTACATACAAGAACTGGTTTACATCCTCGTTGTAGATAGGATTCCAGTAGTACACAGACTCAGCTACGTTAGGCAAGTTGTTACGGAAGAAGTGACGCTCCAATTCAGCCATAGCAGAACCAGCACCAATTGCATACTTAACATCTTGAGTTTTAGTAACATACCAAGGACCAGTCAAGTCGTTGATATCGAAGTCTTGGGTAGTGAAAGGACCTTTAGCCGCAACTACTTGGAAACGAACCAAGTTGAATACGTAAGGAACAGCATCAGGAACACAAGCGTTTCCGAAAGCATCCAATGCTTTACCTTCCAATTTAACACCACAAGCAGTTACTGAACCAGCACTTGACTTAACTGACTCCCAAGCTACACCTAAGTAAGTAGGCATATCAGCTACGTTTGCAATCAAAGGAGTTGCAATTTCGTACAAGATGTTACCCAATGCATCAGCATCAGTGTCACCATCAGTATCAGTAGTTGTGATAGCAATAGTACCGTAAGTAGCAGATGGGTAGTAAGCTTGCAAAGCAGTCAACACAGCGTTTTCTGCAGTAGAGTTACCAGCATCAGGCAAAGTCAAAGTGTACTTGTAAGAAGGTGCAGAACCTTTGAATACGTGAGTAGCATTTACGTACTTGCTCAACAAAGGATTAGCATTGATCTTACTAGCTACAGAAGCCATAATATCATAGCAATCCAATGCATCACAACCACCACCGCACTCTGAGCAGTTTACAGTTTTAACACGAACTGACTCTTGAATCATTGGTTGGAATACACCTTTAGACCAGTACTCATCGATTTTGATGGTTACAACGTATTCCTCATCACAAGAAAAACTAGGTGATTTGAAATCGTTAACCTCATCATAACCAAGATAAGTAATTTGTTGTTTAGCAGCACTTGCATCAGCAGGCACGTAAGAAACTTGAGTCAACTTACCTTTTCTGATTACAGGAGACTTAAAGCTACCAAACTTATTGGCAGGGTAAGAAGTACCTGTACCCATAGCCAACACAATCTCTTTGAAAGGTTGTGTAGTAGAAGGAGTTGGAGCACCAGTAGTGTAGTTAACAGATTGAAAGCCTACCAACTGATCGGTGTTAGCGACATAGGTAGGAGTAAATACGCCGAAGATACGAGCACCTAGTGCATCGAATCCGTTTCCAGTTGTAGTGTATTTGTTAGTCGGAACAAATACTTGGGTGAAATCGTAGTTCATTTTTTTATATTATTAGTTTATTCTGAGTTTTTAACACTTCTGTCCTCTGCAAAAGCTGCTTGGCCTTGGTTGTCTACTGATTGTGCGGCAAACTTAATAGCTAAATTCAGAATATCTGATTTAGCATAGTAAGGAAGTTCACAGTCCATATTTACTGAATCCAATCCATCTAAGTTGATGTAGCCTTCTGAATCTATTGGCTTTGGATATCTTAAGTAAGTAAGGTAAAGATTCTCAATTTCAAAACTTTCGTCAGTGTATACAGTGATGTTATCTTGGCCGATTGTTGCAAATGTGTTTCTCCATTCAAAGGAGGGGCTGAAGTTTGCATCAAAGTATAATGTTGACAGATCGTTTTGTCTAATTAAATCTACTGTTAAACCTGCTTTACAATCTTCTTTCCTTGCACCTACATGCGACATTACATACATCATGTAGTTAGGGAGAGATTTCAAACTGGCTTTGTAGCCTTTATAAAGAACGTCTGTTGTTTTTACTAGTGTCAAAGAAACATCGTCAACTTTCAATACTTGCAAGTCTTCAATTCTCTTTCTTGTCCCTTCGTATCCGTGTCTGAAAATGTTGTTTTCTCCTACTTTAGATTCTACCCAAGATAATTGAGCCTGATTTAAGAAAACCAAAATATCTTCTAGAGGGACTTGCACGTTGTCTTGCCTGTCCATCTTATTTAAGCTTAACTTAAACTCGTATATCAACTCTTGTACTGGTATCATCTTCGGTTATTAGATAACGGATAGTTTCATTTTGTTTTTTACTTTGTCTTTAAAGGCATCGTAAATGTCGGAGTTCTTAGGGTCAGCCAAAGTTAATTCTAACTCTTCTACTGATCTAGCCCATACGTGCTCTCCTTCATAAACTACAGAACCTTTAACTCTTATAACGTTGTAGTCAATCAACTCACGGATTAGAGACTTGATAGCCAAGGTCTCTTCACTGTACTTAGTGATTTTCGTAAACGCAGCGATTGGGTCTTGGTCAAGAGCAGTAGCAGGAATACGCAAATACTCGTCTAGAGCATTGTATACTTCTTCCTCACTTGCATCTCCAGCCAATCCTAAACCTAAAAGCTTTTGAATCTTCTTACGTTTAACTGCAGTCATTCTATCTAACTCTGCAATCGCACTGTTAATTCGCTTTTTACGTTCAAAAGCGGATTTAGATTCTACTTCACCATCGTGTACATAAAAACGTACAATAGATCCGTCAGCTTTTCCAGTTTCAATATCGTCTATACTGTGAGCAACCATATCCGTTTCAAGTAACCAAAAGAAGTTAATTGCATCACGGGGATTCTCCAAGTTAAAGATATTGTCTCCATCTTCTAGGGTGTACCCATTCTCTTTTATTTCGTCATAGAACGTACTAGTAGGGTCAAGAGATTCATCTAAAATAGATTCGTAGTAAGTTTTTAAAGTCTTAATACGGTTCATCTCTTGCTCTCTTACTTCAGGGTCTTCGATTGCTCGCAACTTCATTGCGTTTTCATCTAGTCCTGTTCGTATTACTCCACGTGAATCAACACGAGGGTAAAACTTTTTTGATGTACCTGGGATGAAATTAAATCCCTCCCTGTACAGTGATCCTTCTAAACTCCTAGAGTTTGCAGGTTCTTTGCGGTAAGGTTTAATAACCTTTGTTCCGCGTGCGATTTCTTGTCCTTTCATTATTTTGGTTGATTGTTTTGGTTAATCTAATATCTTTATCAGGGGAGAGTCCGAGAACCCTCCCCCTCTAAAGACCGCCTAGATTAGAGGCGTGGGTATTCTTTAATGATTACAGTTCTGGTTGGATCTTCCAAGAAGACACCACAGAAGTCTTTCATGATGTAAGTGCTATAAGGATCTTTGTTAGCAATTACGGTTTGTTGGCTTCCGAATCCTACTGAACCTGGGATGTACTGGTAGTACATGTTAGGACGAGTAGACAACTTAACCTCACGGATACCTGAATCTTCTTGACCAGATACGTCAAGTACGATAAAGATTGGAGGAGTTTTCTTATTAGGTCCCAATTCCAAGAAAGTAGCATGCATGTTCAACTGTTCCAATTCTACGAACTCAACAGGACCAGTTTCGGTAGTCATGTAGTGGTCAAATTGGAAAGCATAACCTTGCTTCAAGCGATCTTTACCATCCATGAACTTATCAGCGTTAACCATAAAGTTCGCACTGTTGAAGTCTTTTTTGATAGCAGAAGAAGCCAACTCCATACCTGCACGGTTGGTGTAAACTTTTACTTTACGATCAGCAATCAATACACGGTTGTAGAACAAGTCACCAATTGCAGTACGAATCAAGTTCAAAGAGAATTGACCACGATCGTATTGGATAATGTTACCCAAGTGCAATTGCTGCCACAAACCTTGCTTCATACGAGTAGAGCGACCTCTTTCGTCTTTAGCTTGACCTTGGCGACCCCACATCAACATGTTTGCTTTCATGCGCATCATTTCCATACGCAACAAACGAGATACAGTTGGTTCCCAACCTACGATCTTTGTCTTCTCTGCTTCAGCAGTAGGATCAGTCAAAGTGTAGTAAGTCAAGTCCATAGGATTACCAGTAGCGTCAGTTTGCATACCAAGTTTAGTAGCATCAGCCCAGTCAGTGATAGTGTGTTCAACACCATATTGACTCAATACGTCAGCCATAACTTCCAAGTGACCATCGAACAATCCCAAGCTAGAGAATGAAGTGGTGTACTCACCCAATACGTTACCTACTTTGAAGTACTCAGTACCTACAACCAAGAAACGTTGGTTAACGAAGTCAGTGCTACTAGCGGCAACGGCACGGCAACGGTATTTGAAACCATTTTGGTAACGCTCAGGCTCAGATACGATTTGTACCAAAGTCTCTTGCTCATAACGGTGTGCGCTGATGATATCGTTTACAACAAAACCTTGTTTGTCAAATACGATTTCGAACTCTTGACCATCAATACCAGGTTTTGCAACAGTTGTAGCAAAGTTGGCAATGATTTTTGGAAGTTCAGCACGCTTCTTGATTTTGTAAGTGAAGACACCATTAGGGTCGTTAACCATAAATGGCTTACCGTTCTTCATCACAAGATCCAACAAATCGTTAGAATACAAGCGAGTGTCAGTGAACAGACGCAACATAACTTTGTCATACTGGTCTGGTTTAGTTTTCAACATTGACTCGACAAAGTTTTTGTCGGTCAACTTACCCAAACTATTCTTAGAATAGTAAGAGCTGGTAACGTGCGCATTAGCTATAACGCGACCGTTAACTCTGGTAATGGATTGATTAGGCATTTTATTTTTAGTTTATGTGTGCTTATATTTTATCTACCGAAGAAATTACTAAAGAGTTGGGTCTCTTTTCTAGGTTCTCCTTTAGGTCCTTTTTTAGACTTTTTTTGCAGTTCTTGGAAAATTGAGTTAGTCTCCTCACTTACACCTTTCTTCTTAACTGGAGCTAGGTCTAAGTTAGATTGAACTAACCTTGCTACTGCTAGAAACTTTTGAGGATCTTCTTGACGCATCTTTGCCAAGGTAAACTCAAACTCGCTAATCTTTTGACCGTTAGGTAACTGATAACTTTTGTTAGTTACATAGTCAAATAAGTTAGCTGCTTCATTCTGATTGATAGGGAAGCCGTTAATATCTCCTGTCTTGATTGCACCTTCCAAAGTTTTAATGTAAGATTCTTGTCTTGCATTTTCTCTTTCTTGTGCTTCTCTTTGTTTCTGAGCACTTTGTTCTGCTAACACTTCTCTCTCTTGTCTACTACGTTCAAGTAATTTTACGTAGTACTTTTCTGAGAAGTTCTCAAGTTTATTAGTCTTGACAGCATATTCAAGTTGTTCATCAATCTCATCTTGGTCTAAACCAGTGCGAGAAAGATACTCACGGAAGATAGCTTCTTGGTTCTGAGGATTAGTCAAGTCAACATTTTCAAGTGCAACTTGTTCGTTGAACTTAGAAAGGTATTGTTGTACAGGGACTTTATTAATGAAAAGGTCTTTCACCAATTCAAGTCCTTCTGGACCATAAGCCTCAGTAGCAATTTCCTCTAGTTGTTTCCACGCTTTGTTCTCAACGGTAGCAGACATCATTTCAAGGAAACTTTCTTCAGTCCATTCTACTTGGTCAGGATCAATTTCCTCACCTAAATCAAAATGTCCTGACTTCAGCAATCCTTTACCAAAAGCTTCGTAGTAGTTAATGTCGTCAGAATCATCTTCTAAGTCATCATCTTCTAGCTCTTGGTTGCCTGCAGACTTGTTGTCATCGTCTTCTTCTTCCTCTTCTTCTTCATTAGGAGTAGAGGCTGGAGGAGTGGCAGGAGTTGCAGGAGCCGTTGGTTTTTTACCTTGTCCTCCCATAGGAAGGTCATCGTCTTCTAAGTCCATCTTCTCGCCACCCAAAATATCAGGGGCAAGATTAGCGTTGGGATCAAACTGGGGATCCTCTAGGGGATCATCAGTAGCAAAATTTTCAAAGAACTCTAGGTTGTCTAAACCTAATTGGTCGTCGTTTGGGTTGTTATTCATGACAATTAGTTGGTTGGTTTGTCTGTTTTCAAAGTTAACCTATTAAAAAATTAACACAATAGGTTAAAAAAAGTGAGTGTGTAAATATAGATAAAGTGAAATTCTTATTTCTTCTTATCGTATTTATTCTTGTTTTGCTTAGCTATTTGCAGCTTAGTATCGATGTCTTTTTCCTTTAAATCTAACTCTCTACTCTTAAGACTAACTTGGTCAGCATTCTTAAGTTGCTCAAATCGCATCTTAGATTGTTCCTTAGCCAAGTTAGCTTGTTGTATCAATAGAGGAGTCAAATCTTTGTCTTGTGAGAAAGAAGATTCGTTAGCAATACCACGCAGACGCTCTACGTCAAGTCTGTTCTGACGGTCGAGTTCTTTGTTCATATCCTCACGTTGTGCATCTTGTTGTTTTTGTTCAGCATCTGCAGCAAGTTTAGTTTGGAATTGTTGTTGTTGCATTTCCATCTGTTGTTGCTGTTGTGCCATTTGCTGTTGTTGCAATTGAGCTTTACGTTCTTGTACGCCTTCTAATACGTGACGAAGTGAACGTTCTGAGGCAGCGGTGTACAGGTCAAAAATCTCAATCAACTCTGCACCATTCTGAAGTGCGGGTTGAGCCAACGAACGCAACTGTTCAAGTGTTACTCTATCCTCAGCGTATGATGTCACAAATACAAACAACTCACGGAGTAACTCATTCTTAGTTATACGTAAGAATACAGTTTCCAATTCTGAGTTTAAGTAGTTCAAAGTAGAGGTAGGCTTTTGCAATTCTGTATACTGAGCCATCTCCAACATTGTTTGATATACTTGTTGCATTACGTTATCATGCCAAGCAAACCATGTTTCTGTTTGAGAGAATGATTGAGTAAGTCCTTCTTTAGTAGCAGTAGCCGTCTCAGAGGGAGTTACTGAACCTAGACGCTGGCGAGTTACACCAATAAGTTCGTATGCCTCTGTACGGAGAGCTTGTGCCAATTGGATACGAGATTGAATTTCTGCAGTTCTAGTCAAGTCTACACGAGACATTTGGTTGAACTGAACAGCTCCACCAGTATTCTCTGGAGATGTATCAATAAACAAAGTACCACGATTCTTGGCATTCCAAAGCATTGTCTCAATTGGATCTTGAGAATCTTTCTTAGGCACTACTTTTAAGTCACCCAAGAATACCACACCAATCTCTTTCTCAAGTAACTCCCACAACTGGTTCATACAAATGTTGTAAAGAACTTGGTAAGGCTTAAGAAGATCAAGCAAGGATTTGCCTTGCGTATTACGAGTAGTGTTTACAATACCTACAATTGGAGGAGTTTGGCTATACTCTAGAGGCTCTACATCAATGTAGATGTCAGCACCAATCTTAATACCCTTCCACCATTCGTTAATCCACAACTCATCTAGAGCAATATCGCCCATAGTTTTATCGTACTTGTAGTCTTCACTTACAAATTGTTCTTGAAGGTATCCTTGTTCGTCTATGTACTGACGCTTATATATCTTCTTTTTAGACTGCCAGTAACAAGTAACTACTGTGTAGGCGTGTTGAGAGTTGAACGAGAATACGTTGTGGTCAATACCTCCATTGGCAAAGTCACCCACGTTCTCAAATGTCAACTGCCACAATGGGTCATTAGGGTCTGGAAGTGCAGGAGACAATGGAGAATATTCGTTGTTACGAAGATTCTGTAAAGAACGACTATTCAAGTGCTTAACTTCTTCACCAGAAAGATTATATCTCTCTACTATTTCAGACATAGAAAGAACTTCAATAGTACCTAAAGCCCAACAATCAGTAGTATACATAGCATTACGATTAGCTAAGTACCATACGTTAGATGGGTTTTCTACTTTGTAGTTAAATCCGATTCTTGAATTGTCTGGGTAGAAGTGGTGAAACTCTTGTCCTGTAATCAAGAAATCTAAGAAACCTTGACTAGACTTTTCTTTTAAACGGAAACTATACTTAAGTGCATTAAGTACTTTGTTGCCCCACTCTTCGGCAGTAGAAGTGTAGTCCAAGATTTTGTTTTGAATCTCAGCCATCATCTCTTCTTGAATCTGCTGTAACTGTTCTTCAGGTACTCCTTCTAAACGAGCCATCATTTTATTCATGAAGAACTCTTTAATTAAGTCAGTACGGAAGTCAATGTTCTCATCTACACTCGCATCGTCAACAGCTTTGACCTTATACTTAAATGGTCTGTTAATTAACTCACCCTTTAATTGATTGATAGGTGGGTTGACTATTGGATAATGCTTAAGATGCTGAGGAATTTCTGGCTCTTGATCAGGAGTATCTGAAAGGTAACTAATAATTTCTTGTATCTGGGGCTCATTGGTGTAATCATCAAAGTTAAACTCTCCGTTAAATAGACGGTAGTTTTTTCTGAATTTTATGTTTTGTCGGTACTGGGCAAATGCAATATTTGCAAAGTAGTCAAGGGTAGATTTAATCCACTGAGGCTTTTGTTTCTTGGCTGCAGAAACAAATTGCTCTGGATAAAAGTATGCGTGATTCAGTGCATCAGTGTACTCTTTGAGTGCTTCTATGATCATAACAATGGATGTTAATGTATTAACTTATAAAGTATAACTAGCGGTAAAAATAATACCAAATCTTAATTTTGATACCCAAAATTTTAAAATAAGTGTAGTTTAATACCTAAAAGGGCTTCTTGTTGTCCTGAAAAGTTGTTTTGATTTCATGGATTTAAAGTACTCTTGCATGCGAGAATCCTGTGTAGAAGATACTATTACTGATTTGCTGTTTAAGGATTTTGCCATAGCAAGAGTAAGGCCAAAAGAAATAACTCGGTCGACGTTTAATTTGGGAGTAAACTTAATTAATTCTTTAAGCAGTAGAGGGTCAAGTATTCTAGTAACTCCTAATCTTTCTTTTACGACGTTACCCTCTGCATCTGTCTCTCTTTCTATAACTTCTGTGATGTATTCTATAATCAGTGAGTTCAAGTAATCTTTAATATCACTGGTCATATGTATTCCATACTCACGATTTACTGCACTACTAGGGTGGATGTCATTTAAGAATGAGGGTGTGCGTTCTAAGAAAAAAGCAGATTCGTTCTTTTCAATACAATGCTGAATGAATCCCATATCCATGTTTTCACAAAGTGTCTTAGCGTTATAGTACTTCAATAACATCTTTGTCATCTCATACCACTGTTCAATCTTTTTAGGACGACCTGTGTACGCTGCTACTACTATGTTCTGCCACCCTTCCCCTGCAATATCATGCACACGTTTGTAAATATAAGTAGAGCCTAAAGAGGTTGAGTATTTAGCTTGTGACTGTTTATATGGGTCAGTTCCTGCCGTATAAAGACCATAGGGTGCCCCTAGTATAGGATACTCCCAAATCTGAACTGCACCTTCTAAGTTATCTGTTGGTTTAGAAGGAAAGTTTTGAACTGGTTTCTTATCTGTAAACTTATGACCAATGCTTCCATCTGACTTCTGCACTAGTTCTACGTAATCTGGATTTGCATCTAGTGATGTAATCTTTTGCAATTGTTCCTGAAGAAGATCCACAGGAAAGATGTTTTGCGAAAGTTCTAGGAAACATTCTTCGTGTGTCAGAGGATAATACATTACCTCCTTCAAGTATGCTTCTAGACCACTAGATTTCTTAATTTGTTCTCTAGACTTTAAGATTAATTCTTTTCCTTTGTCTTCATCAGATACCCAAATTGTTATATCGTCTAATTCCGATGGTTCCGCATTCTCTAAGTAAAGTCCAAGAGATTTTGGTTCTTTTGGTACCTTCAAAGATTTAGTTCCTGGGATAAACAAACCATAGGATTTACCAGAGTCAAGTGACTCTACAGGAAGAAAATTGTATGCTTCAGGGTTATTGAAAAGCTCTTCCAAATCCCCTGCCTTTGTCATATCTCCCGAAGTCCCAATGACAAAAGGAGAACAACGCCATCCATATGGACTGTCAAAACAAGGAGTAGTTGCCGCCAAACAATTGAGAATCTTTCCTTTTCCTCCTTCTTCCAACATAAAAGAAGATAGAGTAAGACCAGCAGCTGCTTCCGTATTGTTGCCTTCGTCAAAGTTTCGGATGTGAAATTTAGACCATTCATGTCTTACGTTTTGTTTGTCTTTGTATCCAAGAGTTACTTGTCTCTTCCAATCATCTTCAATACGGGGAAACTTAAAGTATTCTGGAAGATTACGTAAACCTAAGTCTACGTACTCTGTTATAATTTTTAAGTCAGGCCCATTCAAAGCAGAGATAAGATTGTCGCTACCTTTTTGGGTTACTGCTTTATGGGTCATATACGAGGAAGTCAATACTGACTTAGAGATACGTCGTGAACCTACCATCACAACTCCCTTCTTTCCGTCAGGATGATTTTCTGCTCTATTGATAGTTTCATCGACAGCCAAGTAAGTATCCCATAACTGAGGGCGATCTAACTTACGAACTTGTCTTTTGCCTACCATTGTATCTACATAAATAGACCAGTAATTTAAATGCCAATAGATAAAAGGAGAAAAGTGAAACCCATTAATGGTAATACCCTCTGTAATCTTTTTATCTTCTGCTTCCCAAAAAGAAACATATTCTGACGATTCCTTATCAGGAACAGACTTCATATTGACAAAAAACTCTGGACTATCTAAATGCATATTACATAAATTTACTCATCTTGCCATTAACTTCTTGAGAACCACGTATCTCAAGTTTGGCTTCTTCTTTCTCACGAAGTTTATCTACCACATCTAAAAGAGCAAGATACTCTTTCATGGTATCACGTATTGATTTAATCTGTTGTTCAATAGAAGCAATTACCATAGGAATAGAACCACCTTTAGAAGTTGGTTTCCATTCTACTCGGTCTTTTAAAGAATGTAGTGGATTTGAATCCACATACTGTCTCCATTCTCTAAGTTTCTCCTCTGCCCACTCTAGTTCAGCTGAGATGTAAGATTGTTTTTTCTGTGCCATACTAAAGCGATTCGTATTTTTCTATAAACTCGTCTTCAGGCATGACTGCAAAGTCTTCCAGTACACGAGCATAAAAATCTTCATTCCTTCCTGTTTTACCATAGGAGTAACCTGCTTTCCAAAAGACTTTAGTTACTAGAAATAACTTGTCTTGGAAAGTAGGTTTACTCTCAGGTTTTAAACGGTTGGTTGGTTGTTTTGTCATTGGTTAAGCTTTAATCTCTTGTAGCTTACTATCTGCTGGCATATAGTAAACTTCAACTCCGCACTTAGTGCCTTTGTTTCCTCCGCAACCGTTAAGGATACGGAAAGCTTTCTTAAGGTTTTCTACCTTGTTAGCTCTTGATTTGATTGATGGTTTTTTCATATTAGTAGGTGTTAAGGTTTTTTGGTCCACTTTAGTTCTTGTTTCTTTTCTGGATGTCTTTGGTTCCAAGTTTCTATTCCACAGTTACAACTCAAACAAGATGTTTTAAATTCAATTACACAACCACATAACGCACAGTGTGATTCGGTTCTTCCAGTAGCGTATGGGACACCCGTGAGTGCCATGTACTCTGGAGATACTCTAGCATTAGTAGAGTTGAAGGGACAAGCGTTACATATGTCCATTCGGTTTGAGATACGGTTCTGATCATCTTCATTAAGTAAATTGAATTCTTTCAATGTCTTGTTGCTGATCCCCTCGATTATCTTGTCCGCGTTCTTTACTCCCTGCTTCAGCAGCTTCATGTAGTCTGCAAATGGATTCATATAGTTTTTCTAATCTGTCTTGGTTAAAGTTAACTAGCCTTTGTCTTTGTTTGTGATACATAGGCTTATCAAATATAGGTTCATTTATAAGAATGTCCATCTTCTTCAAACCCTCTTCGTATAGTTTTTTGTAGTTCTCGTAGATAACAGTCATAAAGTTTGCTCTACTTTTGGTGTGGTATTTTGGGAACTTTACCATAAACCCAGCCATGTCTATGTACCTTACAATATTATAGTATAGGATATTTGGTATGCATGCAGGATTAGCTCTTAAGCGTCCTAAGCCTTTGAGGTAGACTTGTTTGGTCTCGGTCTTCTTTAGGGATTCTACGATTTCTCCTAAATACCAAGAATAAACTTCATCTACCTCTGAGCTAGTGCACTTTAACTCTTTGGCTGCCGTACTATACAATCCAAATACCTTGAGTTCTATTTGAAGGTCTTTTCTCATGCAGGAGTCTGTTCCGTTATGTTACTTTCTGACAATACAGTTTTTCTTATTTTAGTTTTAGGCTCTAGAGTAAAATAAATGGTTAATGCTGATTGGTTGTCGTTTTCTGGTTTCAATTTAGGATTCAAGTTGTTCTTCAACAATAACTGTTGTTTTCTTAACTTGGTGATTGTGTTAGAAATTACTTGGATGCTTGTGTTAAACTTTTCCGCAATCTCTTTCTTAGTCTCAGAGGTCAATGCTTTTCTGTAACTAGAGTATGCTAAAATTGTTACTGATAAATCAGATAAGCGATAACCTGCTAGCCTCAGCAAGACATCAATGTAATCCCTGTGAATTAAAATAGGGTCAGGGTACTTTCGCAAAAGTTTTTTCATAATATGGTTGGTTGTCTGTTACAACTAATGCAAATATACTATCCTAATATAAAAAGTCAAGTCTAAAGTTATAACTAAGTAAGTTAAGCTAAAAACTTAACAACTAAAGTTAAGATAAGATTATAACTGGAAACCCCAGTAAATACGGGCTACAACTCCTTAACTAAATCTATTAAGCACTTCTCTACTGCCCTAGAGTATGCTTTTTTGTTGTGAGGAATGTCCTCTACAGTTAGGAACATAGCATTGACATAAACGGTCTTTACGTTCCTAGAATAATGTGTAATGTTATTAGCTGTGATGGACATATTGACTACATAGTCCCTCTTTAAAAACTGCAACCCTGCAATGTTAATTAGTCTTTGAGGCATAGCAATTGTGTTAATTGCAAGGTCAACTCCAATGCCTGTATCGCACAGCGAATACTTGGCAGAGATAAGTTGTTCAGCCGTTGCCACTATACCAAAGTCTACAGGCCTACCTGCAATAGTTCTTAGTTGTGTGTGGTTTCTAACGGTGTCAATTTTGTAGCATTGTGCATTCAACGAACCTGCAAATGCTAGGATTAAGAGTATGATTAGTTTTTTCATGTTAGTATGTTACTTGTCCTGCATAACCAGGTGCTATTAGGTAAAGACTTAAACTTCCTCCAGAAGTAAGAGTAGAAGTAGTATAAGTACTGACTCCAGGATAAGTTCCTCTTACATTTGTTGTGGCAGCTTTGATAGCATCATATTGTGCTGTTGTAAAGATACGGACATCAGGTGCTATTCTCCACTTAGAAAATCTTCCAGCCTTTCTTGCCGCTACGTAGTATTTATCTGCTACAGTTATTTTAGAGTCATCGTTTACGTCAAACATCTGAAAAGTCAACCCAGTCTTAACCACTTTATTGAGGATGAGGTCTGATATTGCTTGGATGTCTGAGTTTGTGTAGGCTTGAATCCTAGTTGGAGCATCGACTTGAATAGTGAATTGATTACCTGCTACTGTAGTTCTTGAGAAAGAGTAGTATCCCGATGAGTTAGTATATGCAGTAGCGTCAAGTACATTAGAACTTGTTGTAGTGGTTGAGGTTGTGTTTATCTCCCAACTAGTGCCAGAAAAAGAACCAGTAGTAACGAGAGTACTTGCCATCCAAGCACTACCTGTAGATATACCCATTATTTCTTGGTTGGAACCGTCTGCGGTGAATGTTCTCCAAACCACTATCTGCTTTGAGGCTTGGTTTTTAATAAAGTATAAATCCCAAACATAATTGATTCCCGTTTGGTTGTACTTACAGTTACCCTCGTATCTTACTCTAAACACATCACCGTAAGTTCCATCAGTGTAACTTTCAGTTGATACATAAGAAACGTTGTTATCTGTTGAGCCATTATCCACCGACCCAATATGGATAGTAGGTTGATTAGGACTAGTAGCATTTCCGTTGTATCCAGTACTAGAACTTGTTCCAAAAGTAAACCAAGAGTTAGCGTTAACGTGGCCTGAAGAATAGCTAGTTCCTGCGTAAGAAGGACTAAAGCCAGAAGGAAATGTAATAGCCACAGACTTTTCATCTGTGTTAGCAGTTGAGTGAAGTACTGAAGTTCCTCGTCCTCTATCTGAAGGAATACCTGAAGTTATCTTAGCAAAAGTACCTGACTTAGTAGTAGCACCTGCTGTACTCTTGTATATTTTTACGGGAACGTTAGAGGCGCCCGAACCGTTTGCATTGTACAAGTATCCAGAATAAGTAAATTGAGCCTTCAGAGGACTTGCAAACAAGAGTAGAATGACTAGCCATCTCATATCTTTAACTTACCTCCCATTAAGATTTGATAATTGACGACATCCTGATTGGCGATGTACGTGCCTCCTCCTGTAAGTCCGAACTTAAAAGTTTTTGTAAGTGAGTAGTTGATGTTTAGAAAAGGAACTATAATTGGTTGAGATTCAAATAAAGATTCTGTGTAATACTTTGTATAAGGAGCGTAAACACTAGCGGCAATAATAGTAGCATCTATGTGTTTAGTAAGTTGTCCCTTATACATAAAACCGCCTATCAGTAGGGTAGATATAACTTCTTCTTGAAATAACTCGCCATACGATGCGGCGGCTCCGTAGAGCGCTGTAAAGTTCTTCAGCGAGTTTACCCTTACAAACAACAAAGAACCGTTGTAAGACTTTGGCATGAGGTTAATTCCTGCCGAAAGAACATTGATATGTTTGTTGCCTTTCTTGTTAACGCCCATCCAAGAACGCACGCCGTTAAAGTTTCCTATTTTAGCATTGACCATATAGTCAGCTGCAAGTCCAACAGAGGCAGTACCGTCTCCTTTAACTCTAGTAAAGGACATTGTTGCCCTAGCGTCTTGTGCTTTATCTTGCACTGTTTGGACTCCAACTATATCTCCTGTAACTAGAATAGCTGGTTTTTGAGTTTCTACTTTCCCTTTAGCAGCGGCTTTTGCAGACGAACTTCCACCTGCTTGTTGAGTTTCACTCTTTTGTTCTTCTATCTTTTCAGGAGTTTTTTCTTCAGGTTTCTTATCACCTGCGGTGCCTGAACCACCACCTCCACCAGAACCATTACCACCACCACTAGAAGAAGAACTAGAGCCACTCCCAGAGTTACCCCCAGCATCATTAGAGCCATTAGAATTATTACCTGAGTTGCTTCCATTGCCTACTTGTCCTTCCGACGACGTATTGGACCCTTGTCCAGATGACTGGTCACTGTTACTAGAATTATTCCCAGAATTATCAGTAGTACTATTGTTTCCATTACTACCAACTTTGTTATTCGAGCTTCCATTTTTAGAGTCATTTTTTACATTTGTGCCAGAAGATGTTGTACTTCCTACTGAAGTACTTGATCCTAGCGAAGTCGAAGATAAATCTAAACTCGTTAAAGAGTTAAGATTCATCACATTATTTACTAAAGAAGTTATAGTTGCTGTGCTTGTAGTTGTAGTAGTTGTTGCAAAAACTCCTTGACATGGGGTTGTTGTTTTGTAATTGGCATAAGTATAATTTAACCAAGCGTCAAATGTACCGTCCTGCAATTCTGTGTAACTGAAGTTTTTTACTTGTCCGTAGTAACTTATTACTATCGGAGAGTTCATATCAGCAAGAATGAACTTTAATTCTTTTGTACACGGATCTTTGTACGAGTAAGTAAAGGACTGAGCTTTTAAACTCAGTCCTATACTCAATAGTAAGATTAATATGTTAGCTCTTAAAGACACCGTTTCTAATAAGGTTTTCAATCACTTTGGTAGTTGCTGTTTCAAGCGACTTTCGTGTTGCCTTACCTACGGTACTTTGAGAAAACTTCATATCGTCTAGAGATTTTAAGAACGACTCTCCTACTTTTATAGATTCGCCTTCACCAGAACCAATGTAAATTTGTCCTGTTTTAGCGTCTACAAATCGAACTTGCAAACGGATAAAAGTAGTTACCACTACTTTAGCTTTTCCACCTTGTACAGTCTCGTCCTCGTCTACTGCAAAATCAGCAACGGTTACATAAACAAAGTAGTGGGCAGCTTTAATTTTTCCTTTGCCGTCAATAGGTTCTTCAAAGACTCCTTTTTTAGAAGCTTTGAATTGAGTTACCATCCTTTCCTTGATTTCACCCTTCTCTTCAGTAAATACAAAACGATTTGTTTCATCTAAATAATCTAATACGGATTCTGCAAAACCTAAACCTACATTTTTCTCTTGAAGACTTGGGTACATAGCCAACACTTTAGTCATGTCCATGCTAATTACTTGTACGTTCTTCTTAATAGAATCAGTATATCCAGACACGCTAGAAATATCTTTTTTCTCAATAACCTCATCCTCGGTTGTGGTCTTCATAGAACCACAACCATAGATAAGGATTATTAACAGTAGGCTACCAAGGATCTTCTTCATCTGCTTGGGGTTTAGATGCAGGAGCAGCAGGGGCAGGAGTAGATGCAGCAGGTGCTACCTTTTCCTTAATGATGACGGTATTACCGCCACCAGTGTTTGCCTGTTGCTTCTGTTCGTTGTTCGTAGTGATGTTAATCACAGGTGCGGGAGCAGCTACAGCTGCTGGAGTTTCTGGTTTTTCATCTTCGCCACCACCTAAGTGAGTAGCAAACCAAGCACCACCTGCAGTTACCGCTGTGGTAATTGCTCCGATGATTGCCTTCTTTACACCAGACATTCCGCCTTCTTCTTGTTCTTCTGACATAATATTATGGATTAGTTGTGTTTGACAAAGATACACCATCCTCCTCATCCACCTTCTGTATTAACATTTTGTCTCTATCTTCAGAGTTGAACCAGTAGTCAACTACTTTGTTCAAGTTACCTACAAAAGCTCCTAAGAGGATAAGTAACATTTCTTTCCAGTCTTCTCCAATAGAAGCTCCTACAAAGACAGCAGCATTAATACCAACTATGATTAAGGTAAACAACCCCAATACAATAGCTGTAATTTTCCAACGATTGGCTTGCATTTGTTGCAACATGTAGTAGAAACGATTGTTGTCTGCTACTGCTACGGGTTCTGCTTGGCCAAAACCTAATTTTTCTTTTAGTTTCATATGATTAATAGTTTAGAATCTAGGAATTGTTTTTCTGTTTTAAGAGTTAAGATATAAACTCCGTCAGGTAATCTTTCTAAATCTACACTATACTTATAGTTTCCTACAGGCATGTGCTTGTCTAGAATATTTTGGACTAACTGACCTACCTCATTGTACAAAGACAAGTTTACATCAGACTCTTCGGCTATCTTGAATTGTACTTGGATAGCACCTTCTGAAGGATTTGGAAATGCTATTAGGTCACTTACTTGGTTGATAGATACCAATCCTTTTCTACGAACCTCAACAATGCCCATAGTAGGTCTAATGTTCATATCCTTAGCCTTGTTATCACCTACGTACTTTTCTGCTGTCCAGATGGCTGCTGTAGCCCAAGAATCCTGTGGTTTCTTAGCAATGAACTGAAGAGTAAATACTTGTTCTCCGTCTTTTAACAGATTGTCATTTGTAAGGTCAGCTCCTCCCCAAGACACAACTCCATTAGAAGGGTTTGTGTAGGCAGTCCACTTCATGATTTTTTCTGTTACTTCAATCTGTTTGAAAGACAAGTAAGCAGTATCATATTTAAGGTCTAACTGAAGAGCAGTAAGGTCTTTACCGTTAGTTAAAACTTTAACTGGTACGCTCACCAAATTGCCATCCTCTACTTTTACTTTGGGCATATTGATTTCTACTGTCTCCAAAGAAGGATCATCATAGCTTACTGTTTTGTCAATGATGTAGTTCTTAGCATTTGCTTGGTTAACAATTTTAATAGGAGTCAAACGAGCCATTTTAAATCCTGTAGAGTTTGCGTCTCCTTTAACTGCTACGTAGTAAGTAATAGAGTCTTTACCGTCAATAGAATAGTTGAAGTTGTTAACAGTTGCGTAAGTAGAGGTTGGATTAGCAGTAGCACCGTTGATAGCATTATACTCAGCTACTGTAAAGAACATTACGTCTTTTTTAGAGTTGGGCCAAGAAGAGAATCTTCCTGCCAAACGTCCGTATACAGAGTAAACGTCAGCAATAGAAATGTCTCCGCTAGTTCCGTTTACATCCATAGTGTAGTAGTCAAATCCTGTTGGAGTATATTGTGCAAGGATTGCTTGGTTAATCTTTTGTGCATCAGCAGTAGAGAATACGTTACCAGGAGTCATTGTATCGCCTTTAACAACCATTCTTACATCCCAGTAGGTAGTATCAATAAATTTCTTAAATACTACGTGGCCCAATGAGTTAGTTGATTTTGACTCTACATGTGTCCAAGAACCTGTAGGAGCTTTCTTTTCTAAAGATACCCAAAGATTCTTAGCATCAGAACCCGTAACGTTTTTAAACTTAGCAGCAAAGCGAAGAACCTTTTGGTTGAAACGACCACCATAAGAGTAGACAACCAAAGTGGTATCGTTACCCCAGTTAGTAGCAGCTCTATTTGCAAATGATTTCACACCTGCAACTTTCAAAGTCTTGATAGAATCTAAGTTGTTAAATATAGCTTCGGCAGCGTGAGTAAAAGTTAAATCAAATGTAGCACCGTCAGAATAGTTAAAAGTAGAACTAGAACCTGTGTAAGCTAGAGTTACAGTTAAAAATCCTTGTAAATTACTATCTACATACTGAAGATACTGATCTGAAGTAGAAATCTTCAAAGAAGGTACAACACCAGTAAATGCAGTGTTATCGTAAAATACACGAAACTGCATACCTGTAATTTTTTCACTAGTAGAAGTGTTGTAGAAATGTAACGGAGCAACAGTTTTACCTACAGTAGTTGTAGCTACTTGATAACCTGAGTCGATAACAACCCAATGCCCAGTTCCAGGAGAAGTGTTTGCACTTTGTGCAAATAAGTTAGTAGTGAGGATAAACAATCCCAACGCAAACAAAAGTATTTTTTTCATGGTTTATATTTTTGCAATTTTTCATAAAGGTTTGCCAGTAACCAAGGCTCGGGGGTTGGGATGTTTTTAATAAAGGATAATTCATACAAATAGCACTTATACTCTTCTTCCTTTTCACTCATGACTGCATCTTGTAAAACAAATACTAAATGCATACTTTCGTGAACTAACACAGCCGCTAAGTTATTGATAGACTTTAACTTAATGTCTGCGTCTGCTACTAGTATGGTATAGTCTCCTTCGACTACACCTGTGGAAGAAAAAGAACTTTTCCAAAAATCAACTCTTTGACATACATCTGTAAAGACTTTGTACTTTTCAGGGTCAATGGTCTTTATAAGTTGTATGGCTGAGTCAATCTTTAAATCCCAACCATCTCCTGCCTTAGCAATAGTTTGTGCTTTGCAGGAGATAGTCAAGAATATTAAAAGACTAACGAGTAGTCTTTTCATTATTTTTTCTTAGCAGCTCTTTTAGCTTCGCCTTTTACTTTGTCAGCAACAATAAAGTCACCAGACTCAATCAAGGTGTAAGTGAAAGAGTTACCATGAATGCCACGAGCTTGTTTACAGATTTCCATAAATTGGTTAAAATCTTTCTCACGCTTAAACACTTGGCATCCTTCGCTCCAGTTTTCTACAAAAGTAGAATCTGCACCAGCTTTGTGGATGTTGATACCGTAGATACCCTCAGTGATGGTATTCTCATCGTAAGTCATGTCTTTGTTAGCATCACGATAAACCTTCACTGGTTTAGCTTGCTTCAAAGCTTCGTACTTACCTTGGTGTAGACCAATACCGTGTGAACCTCTGTACTGACCTGGAACTAGTCTTGCTACTCCACCAGCATTGTGAAATTCTCTAACACCTTTAGTACCTGGATCTGTGGTAGCCATCCATTGGTGAAATACCCATTTGCCTCCTACTTTGTAAGCAACAGTCATAGTGTCATCAAACAAGTTAGTAACATCGTTACCAGTAGAAGAGTTACGTACTCCGATGATATTTACATCGTAGTCTTTTGTGCCATCAAAGTAAGCATAGCCCTTGGCTTTTACTGCGGCTTCAATTTGTTCTCTTGTATAGTTCATAAGATTAATTATTCAGCTGAAGTAGAGTTAGATTCAGGTTTTTTCATGATCTTCTCAACAGAAGTCAAACCCAAACAACCAAAAGCCAACAAAGCTACAGCATCTACCAAAGGAGTAGAAGGAGCAAAGTGTGCTTCGGTAAAAGAATTGGCGTACAAAGTAGCGCACAAAGTCAATGTGCAAAATAAGCCGCACAAACGTTTCATGGAGACGTTACCCTTTTCGTCTTTGAAAAGTCCTCCAATAAAGTTTACAAATTTCATAGGTCAATAGTTTGTTTGACAACAAAAATAAACTATTGAAAAAATAAGTCAAGTACTTTTACTACTTACTTTAAATTAATCTAATCTTAGAAAAGCTTCTAGCTGTTCTCCAACACTTTGAGGAGTAGCTACGTTCTTTAGTCTCATTCCTATACTGTTCTCTACTGTAATGTTTGATACTAGATAATCCCAAACAGAAGCAGCGGTCAATACTGCGTTTCCAAAAGTATTATCTACAGGAATTCCAAAGGTTACTTGGTTTGCACTAGGCATTCTCAAAGTCCCAGTCAATGTACCTAAAGCGTAGGTAGTACCAAACCGCACATCAGAAACTGCTAAGTTATCTACTAAAGTTGCAGGAGATACTAAACGAGTAGCAGGTGCAATAGCGCCAGGTTGTATTGCACCATTGGTTGTCTCGTCTCTAAATTCAAAATAAGAACTTGTACTAGGTATTAAATGCATTCTTACAACTTGGTAAGGAAAGAATCCATACTCATTACATACAAAAGGTCCTGTTAATAGGTTTATAGCAGTACTACTTGAAGAGACAAAACCGACAGAGTTTCTTCCTGCATAGATAGCTCCTACTTGATTTATGTAAGAGGCGGTAGTACAGTTTATTGCTGGAAAATTATTTGTGCTAGGAGAGTTTCCTGAAAAAAGATTACCTGTAATATAGACAGTTGCAATCCCTACTATTTGTATTCCCCAATCATTCACTCCTTGGTTTTCACCACCATATACGTTTCCAGTAATATTAAGATTGCCTATATTAAAATAAATTCCGTAACCATTGTTGTTAAATCCTTCGCTTCCATAAATATTTCCTGTAACATTCAATGTGCCTCCTGCACCAAACCAAATACTTGCTACTGGTCCGTTAGTATTAGTTCCAAGTACATTGCCAATGACATTTAATGTACAACTTACGTCTGTTAAAATACCGTTTGAATTTCCACCATATACTCTTCCTGTCACGTTAACAACTGCTCCTGCTGTTGTTGTAATATGTAGGATCCTGCTAGTACCATTCGTTGAACCTGGTTCTAAATTTCCTGTAATACTTAACGTACCTCCTCCTGTTACCTTTATTGTAGAAATAGCTGAAGCAGATGTCGGTCTTAGTATATTTCCAGTACCACAATTTATTGTTGCCGTGCCACTACTTGAAAAAGTAATTAAGTCAGTAGACCCAGCAGATAGTCCTGTTTCCCCTGTAGTAGTTACTGTGATTCCACTATTTAAAATAAATCCACCGCCAGCTACTGCTGCAGTAGTTGATAAATACTCATACAAATAAGTTTCCCTCATTTGTAAAGTAGCAGTGGTATTTATTAAAAACCTGTATTTTATGTAAGCAACACTATTGCCTATAAGAGGACTGGTAAATGTGTTTACACCTGCAAGTACAGCAGTATATAAAGTAATCCAAGCAGAACCATCCCAACTTTGGAAAGAGATATTAGTTGTGATACTTCCTCCCAAAACAAAAGTAAACATGTCAATTGCTTTTGGTGAAGTAAATTCATATCCAAAAAAGTCACCTGGATTCGCATTGGTAAAACTGTTTTGTGAGACTGACCCATTAAAAGCAATGTAAGCACTTGTTCCTCCTAACCCTGTGACAATACCACTTGGTGTTGTATTAGAAGTCATTAAAGGAACAGCTGTAATTAGACTTTGTGCTGTGTTTGTTAAAGTATCAACATTAATATTTTGATCTATTGTAACTGTGAAGTTATTTGACGCTACTATATCTCCTGGGCCAGGAAGAACTCCTCCATTCCACGTTGCTGGGTTTGACCAGTTACCAGATGCTATTGCTGCTCTTAGTGCCATTACTCGTTATTATTTAATGTGGTTTGAATTTGTGCTCCAGTAGTTTCTACTGTAGCAGCGTTTTTAACTCTTCTTCCTATACTATTTAAGGTATTGATGGAAGTTAGTGGGACAGCCCATATAGCGTTAGGGTCAAGGACTGCTGTTCCTACTGTGTTGTCTACAGGTACATTGTTGGCTACGTTAGACGGAGAAGGTACTATCATTGTGCCTGTTTGAGAACCTAATGAATAAACTGTTCCTTGTCGTACATTTGCAGGAATAGGAGAGTCTGCTACTGTATCTGGACTTACCAATCTAGTAGCAGGAGCAGGAGCAGCTGGAGGTAAAGCTCCATTTGTACTGTTATTTCTAAACTCAAAATAAGAACCCATTGTTCTCCTGTAGTGCATACGAGATACATAAAGAGGTTGACCTCCTGTAGGAGAAGAAATAAAAGGCCCTGTTAAAATATTAATAGCTGAGGCATTAAGTGATATAAAAATTTGTGATGTAGAAGTTGTTACGCTGGAACTTATAGCTCCAATATGATTTACATAAGAAGCTACGTTAGAATAAAAAGCAGGAGCGCTTTGTGTACCTTCTAAGGTAATATTTCCTGTAATATTACAAGTACAAACAGCTGCTAGTAGGATGCCGTAACCAGGTTGTCCAGGATTATATCCTCCATAAACATTACCTGTAACATTTAAAGTTCCTGTACTAGCCATATTAATTCCTCCTGCTCTGTTAGCTCCACTAGGATAAAGATTCCCTACAACAGTAATAGTATTATTTAAACCAGAAGCTGAAATAGCATAGGCATCATTATCTCCTCCTCCAAACAAATTACCTACTACATTAAGTGTTATATTATTACCTACTACATGTACAGCATATCCTCCCTGTCCTCCTGCTAATAAAGCTCCTGTTATATTTACAGTGCCTGCACTTACAAGTCTTAGTCTTGAATTATTTGTTGCCCAAACCTGCAAGTAATTTAAATTAGCAGTAATATTTACATTCCCACCTCCCGTAACCTCAATACAGCCCCGATTCGTAGCAGATACACTACTGATACCCCCAACTCCTGCACTTATAGTTAATGTAGTACTTGAATTTCCAGAGTAAGTTAAACAAGTTACCGTTCCTGCTGAAATACTATAGACACTACTTGTAAAAGTTAAAGTTCTAGTTGCGTCTACAATAAATCCTCCTCCTGCTGTTGCAGCTACAGACAAGGCATCGTACAAATAAAACTCAGTTATTTGAGCTCCTGTATTAGTGCCAGAAAGTACTATTCTATACTTAAGATATGCAGTTGTATTTACAAAATATGGACTGGTAAAACTACCATTTGCTGTATGAGTTCCAATAACAATCCAAGTAGAACCATTCCATGCTTCTAAGCTATAACTAACAGTATTTGAACCTCCATTAAAAGATACACCGAATCTTCCTATTTTTTTAGCAGTAGCAAATTCGTATGCAATCCAATCCCCTGTAACTGGTCCTGGATAATAACAAAGACCAAAACTACGATCAAAAGACAAATAAGCAGAAAAACTTGCAAAACCTCCTGTACCATTATTAGAAGCAATACCACTAGGTGCGGTATTAGAAGTCATTAAAGGAACTTCGGTTCCTACCGTAGTTGCCGCATTTGTAATTGAATCTACGTTAATATTCTGGTCAATAGTAACTGTAAAGCCGTTAGAAGCAACAACATCTCCAGGTTCAGGAAGTACTCCCCCGTTCCAAATAGCTGGATTACTCCAGTTACCAGATGCTATTGCAGCCCTTTGTGCCATTAAAGTCCTTTATCAGTAATAAACTCTTGAAGACCTGTCATGATCTTTCCTACCGCAGATGCGATTTCAGGGTCAGACTCAGCTTCTTTAAAAACATCAAAGTAAGAAACAGCCTTAGCGTAGTCAGGAAGTTGTTCGATGTTTCCTCCCAAGTCTCTGTAAGGAGTCAAACGCATAGCAACTGATGCTCCGATGATTCCTCCTTCTTGAACAAGTGGAGATATGGCTAAGTTAACTAGAAGTAGAGGATACTCTACCCCGTCTACAATGGTTGGTTTGGTTGATATGATTGCCATAAGTTTCTAATTTTATAATTTATGAATATGTATGTGTTAATCTGCCACTCCAAGACACACTCAATGCTTGGGTGATTAGTACGTTACCATCTGTTAGGACTTGAATTCTTGTTATTTTCCAAACGTTTGCTCCTTCAGAACTTAACTGAGGTGCTCTTCCTACGTAAGAATACACTCCTTGATAATCGTGTCGTACAGTTGCCGTCACAGCAGAGTTGACCCACTTTGTTCCGTTATAAGATAAGCTTTGTCCTATCTGTAAACTAGTAAGTTGAACGTCAGAAAGATTAGCGATTTGAGAAATCAATCCTGTCAACTGAGAACCATCAATTGCAGGAAGCTTTCCTGATCCGTCTAATCTAACTAATTGGTTTACTCCATTAAACGTATTTCCTTGTTGGGTTACGTTTGCCGATAGTCTCGCATCTGGAAGTAATCCACTTGTTATGTTTGAAGCAACAGTAGCATTTACGTTAGGTACGTTATCCAATCCTACCTGTGCCTTAGTAACGTTGTGAGGATTAGACGTATTTGCTATGTGTGCGTTTGTTGTGTTTTTAGCAGAACTAACTTGAGTCTGTAGTTTACCAAAACCCTGTAATACAGTATCAGTTCCTTCTACCTGAGCATCGGCTCCACTGCTAAATCCCGTAAGGACAGTAGTGCGAACTCTAGCTGGAGTAAAGTATTGGTTAGTGCCTTCAGCTAAATTGGTTGTTGTTTTGGTAGCTAACGAAGCATCAAACTTTGTTTCTGTATAATAGAAATTACTAACTCCCTGAGTTATAGTATCAGTAGTGAGTATAACATCTCCTGTTAACGTGTTTACACTTCTTACATTACCCGTACTATTAATGGTCAATGTCCCCAATCCTGGGTTATAGTTCAGAGTAACATTGGCACCTGCTTTTAACAAGTCTGCTACTCTAGCATCAATTCTTGGATTGGTAATGTATTTATTAGTAGTGCCCTCAGGGATATCGTCTGTATTCAAACTTACAAATCCTGTTTTGGTATTGACGCTTCTTACATCTCCTAGTGCACTGATTGTAATGGTCTCGGCTGTATCGTTGATTGCAAAAGAAACACCAGTACCAGCTTGAATCATTTGGAAGACCTTAGCTTTAACTCTACTGTTTGTAAAGTAAAGATTTCCTCCTTCAGGCAATGCATCAGTAGTCTTTCCCAAGAAAGCAGCAGAGGTAACTGTACCCACATCAGCAATTGACGTAATACCAGCCTTCAACACAACTACTTTATCAGTACTTGCTAAAGACCCTGCTTGAGGTAATTGGGATACTCTTGTTTCTTTGGTTGCCATTATATCAAAAGCCTTTCGTCATTTTCTGTGACTAAGTATCCATTCTCGTCTATGCCGTCATAAAGCAGATAGGCTACTGTTCTGTATGGATCGCTAAAGTACATACTGCCATTCGGCATTGTAGAACTAATTCCAATATACGTTGTATAGTTCCCATCAACCGACTCAATGTACAATTCCTTTCCACTCAAACTAACCCCATCCAGTAAGTGAACCTTAGCTCTAATTACATTAAAGTCATAAGGACTCATCATTACATTCTCGCTTCTCTTACTTTTTATAAGACTAACCAGCTCACCAGCATAGCCATTACCCATTAAGTGAAGCCTTTCTCTCATAGTTAAAGATACTTACTACAAATATATCACTTTACAGATTAAAGTCAAGAGGTAAAACCAACAAGGCACACTACCCCTTAATAAGGAAAACTCAACTACTAGTAGGACCCAAGGATTTAACTACAGTTTACTTGGTATGTCACCCTAACCCCCTGTAGTCCCCCAAAGGTAAGTAGAAAATCAAGAGAAAGGAAAGAAGAAGTTATTCACACCTAAGGATAGAGGGAACCCCGCAGGGAACCGCATTTTACCGATAAAATAAGACCACTTCTACTTCCATCGTAACTACCCTATAAAGAAATCCACCAAATAAATATTTACTAACTTTGTATACAATGCAACTAAACTCCAACATCCCACACTTTAAGGCTCTAGTCAAACGTTCTTACTTTACTAAAAACTCTGAAGATTTAGAATACGACAACGTATATGCCTTTGCCATACAGAGTGTAGCAGGTAAAATCCTTACCTTTCACGTTATTACAGACTACGGAATGCTTAGATCTAGAGTACCTATAAGTGAACTCTACTTAAAAGAAACTGAAAATGACATTCCCTATCACTTCAAACAACTGTGGGACTGCTTTAGTGAAAACGTAAGCATAGTTCATTATGATTTCCTAAGCGAGCATAGATGCCAGGTAATCCTTAAAGACAAAAGTTTGATTTGGGCCAATTACCTGTTCACAGTAGACTGGTACAATAACCCATACAGTGATGAGCCTTCCGACTATAAGGCAGGGCATATACTAGTAGCAGATGAGGGATACCTACTATGCATGCCCAATAACCGCATATTCTGGAAAGATTCTAACTGGGTAACTAAACCCTTCCCTGTAAGTCCTACTGCTATAAAAGTAGACACAGAACACCCAAGTGTAGAGAACCAATCAGACAGATGGGTATCAGAAGATACCGATAGCTACTACTACGATGTAGTTCCTGGTAACTAATCTTACCTATTTCGGTCCCAAGCACCTCAACAGCCAAATCACCCCCAAAATTTTCAACCCCCACAATTTTAGGATGTCTATACGAGGGTGGGGGATGTTAGATTAGATCCCCCCATCTTCCGATAGAGTGTCGGGGTACCCCCCGTCATTTCAGAGGAGTTTATTCTGTTCTATCCTGCTATGATAGATAAATTTAAAAAGTTAGTTGCTGTCGCGGAAGAGATGGCAACTTCGTGGAACGAGATGGGTCTTGATGTCAGTGGGATGGAAGTTCAGGTGGAAGGACACGGAGGCATCGTGCGAGTTGGGACATGGAGAGAGTATGCTGTATATCATCCAGACGAGAACCAACACATGCCTGAGTACTGTATGGATTACACTACCTACTACTATACTTGGATAGATGGTGGGTGGATGAAGGACGAGCCAATGATAGTAGAAGCAGCAAGTCCATTCGAGGCAAGAGAAGAAGAGGTCGACGAGCTGCCGTTCTAGAGAGAGAGAGCCTGCCCTTCGGGGCAGGTTTATTCTGTTCCATAGTATGAAGATAACAATCACGCAAGTAGCGTACAATGATGAGACATTGGTCTACACAGAAGGAATGACTTACAATGAGTTCTGCGAGAAGAACCCTAAACTAGAGACAAGAGTAGAATGGGATGAAACAACATCCGATGCTATGGATGCCTACTATTATTGTAAGTCAAAAGCAATAGGACATTAGTCCTATTGTTTTTTCTTTCTTATTCTATGAATAGAATAATAAAGAGTACATTGATTGCCATTGCGGCAATCAGTGGTTTGGTTTGGGTAGTAGCAAGTGGCTTCATGACTGTGTATTTCAGAGCAGGAATGGTCGCGGATTGGGGCGAAGAGTTCACCAAGGTCGTAGAGTGGGTCTTCGCCTTCGGATGGATGGTGCCAATTGCAGTGCTGACCTGGATTGATATGGCACACACAAAGAGAAGAAGAACCGTCTAACGACGGTTTATTCTTTCTCATAGTGCTATGAGTAAATACAGAGAGATTCCAAGCTTGTTCCTGATAGGATTGGGCTTGATGGCTGCATGGGTTGCCTTGACAGCGTGTCCTATTGGTAGTCCTATTCAGTACTTCAGTGCATGTATTGCACTAGGTTACTGGGCACTTGCACTATTGAGTTGGCCTCGAAAGAAAGCCTAGAAGAAAGCCCTCACGGGCTTTTTTTCTTTCTTATAGTAGTAGGGATATCCTACTATTATGTACTCATCTGCCAAAGTGCGGTGAACGTAAAGCTAGTTCACGTAAGACCACAACATGGGGTAGCGCCCTTACAACTACCCTGCATATCAGGGTAGTTTTTTCTTTTCTATTGTATGAGATATCTAATAGTAGCAGTGGTGATTGTGGGACTGATGTCCTGCGCATCAGGTCGTGGTCACAGTTGTAGCAAGTCAAACAAGAATTACTGGCACAACGAGTTCAACAAATTCTAACATCAGGGGCGAAAGCCCCTTTTAACTTGGATTGGGCTGCACTGTAATCTTAAGAACTAACTACGATAGAGAGTTTTTTCTTTCTCATTGTATGGAGAAATATGAATATGTATTCGATGCGTTGGAGTCTATCGTGGTAGATATCCAATTAGAACTTAATGAGTCAGAGAATGACTCACACAAAGCGTTGGCTCGACTTGAACGGTCGTTCCTATCCAATGTAGTAGATCTACTGCATGAGGCTAGGAAATACCGTGAGTTGATAGAGAAAGGGTCGTAAGACCTTTTTTCTTTCCTATTATATGGAATCAAAAATAATGTTAGAACTACGGCTACAGATTGTGGAAGACATTCTGGGTAAGTTAGGTAGACAATTAGCAAAGGTAGAAAAGGAAACTTACAGGATTGAGGTGGAAAACAGAAGAAGGGAAAGAGTAGGTAAAAATCCACTCATCGGACTAAATCAAGAAGAGAAAGAAAGAAACGAAAGACAAAGTAAAGCATTAAGGATGGTGATGGCAACAGTAAGAATAGAATGGACTACTCTTACTAACCAACTAAAAAAGTTTAAGGAAGTCTAACGACTTCTTTTTTCTTTTCCCTACTGCTATGAGAGCCAACTCACCCGAAGCTAAATCGTTGATTAACGACATGCTTCAAAAACACGCAGAGAATCTAGAAATGGAAATGCGCTACACTATCGAACGTCAATTAGATTTCTACAAATTGACCAAAGAAAGAACCGTGTCTAAAATGCTCGGCAACCTTCAGTCAGAGTTCACACTCACTCAACAGTTCAAATACCAAGAAAGCATCGGTGCTACCTTGCGTGAAATGGAGAGAACATATCTCGAGTACTTCGGTAAGCCTTGGGATTACGTGGAACCTGAAGTAGCAGTAGAACCTGAAGAGAGTGACAAGCCTAAAGGCAAACGGGGTAGACCACGTAAAGACTAACAATAACCCCCTTCGGGGGGTTTATTCTTTCTTATCCTATGAGAACATTATTCGTAATCCTATTCTTGTCCATGGCTTGTACAGCATGTGGACAACAAGTCAATGATTCATTGAAGATGACATCAGATGACTCAACCTTCGTAAGTAATGTCGTAAAAGACATGCATCCCATATCCTACACAGCAACTAAAACTCACCACGGTGTAGTTCTAGTAATGGTCTTTGACAAGTACACTCTAATAGAGACACTTGTTGACGGCTTTGTGGAAGATCTAGCGGAACTAACACCTAAAGGTCTCATAGTGTATCCAAGGGAGTCTGACTGACTCCTTTGGTACTCTAGGACATCCTACACTACCATCTTAAGTCCTAATCACCGTCCTCCGTTTTTTCTTTTCCTTCCTACTATTACCACCTCTTCTCTAAAAAAGATAAGCCTACACTACAATCTTACGTCCTAATTACGGCTTAACAGGTACAAGTTTGTGTAAGTTTGTAAGCCAAACGTTAAACAAAAAGTTAAACAAAACAGGGCTAGTCAAAAAATTCCCCGTGTTGAGACAAATAAAAGTTAAACAAAGCCAATAAGACCTCGCTTCGCTCGGTCATTTGCGTTTAACGGTCTTACGCCTAACGGCCGATATCCCCCCTACGGGGGTTTTTTCTTTTCCTTTTTGCCTAATTACTATTCAGTATGAGCACAGTTAACGCTTATTCGGCTTGGGTTAACGGAAAAGGTTCCGTTAGCGTTCTATGTGGCGTAGAATCCGACTCACTATCCGCCTTCTCACTCGGTTTGCAATCTCGTTTATTGCGTACCGCTATTCACACATTCTCTATGGATGTATTCGAAAAAGCCTTTGGCATTAAAGCCGACGAAATTTCGCATACCTCTTCTAGCGAACCCTACAAATTCCAAGACAACGGCATCAGCCCTGTAAACTTGGAATCTGTTTTCGGTCGTGCTGTGCGTATCCAAATCATTGAAACTGCTGACTTTAACGAAGCCGTTAGTTACAAAATCATCAATGAAAAGGACGCTAACGGTAACTACATTGTTCGTGAATCTGCCTTCAAATTGGACAGAGAAACCAAACAGCGTGTTACTGACGGACACGGCAACTTTGTGTATCGTAAGTGCTTCTTGCGCCCTGATACCAAGGACTACGCTGACAAAGTAATGGTTGTCGCACAGCGTACTACAGCGGACCTCTCTTCACTTACAGAGAATGTTCCCGCAGAAGAAACTGCGAATGCGGACGATGTTCCCTTCTAACAGTTAACCAAGAGCACCCTTCGGGGTGCTTTTGTTTTCCCCTATATAGAGAGAGACAATAACAGTAGGAACCAAAGAGAGTAAAAAAGCAACTGCTCTAACATCTTACGTTCTAATCATAAGCCACTTATTTGAAGCTAATTCATGCAATTTATCGCTATTTTACACCAAATAAAGTGCCTGAGAATTGCATATTTGTGCACTAAACTACAGCAAAAAGCAAAGAATTGATTCTCATAACTAATTGATAATGAATGCATTAGAGAGATGGGGACTCATCCCCCCATAGTTTTATCTCTTCACTCTAAATTGCATTAGGTTAAGATAACTGACAACGACTTAATATAGATAAACTACAGATAGGGTTATATACGGTTCTATAGGACATTACTATACCTCTCTCTATATCTACGGGTATTACTCTCTCTCTCTCTCTACTGTTAGTTGTTCTATATAGGGGAGTAGGGTAACAGTAGCCATGGTGTGCGATTAATCAATTTAAGCGGCTATACAATCTTACGGGCTAACTAATCTCTTCCTTATAGGCCTTTCTTTTTTCTTTCCTATCCTACTAATATTAGAAACCTATGTCAGAACAAAATGAAAACCCAGAAGAGTTTCAACTAGACAGTGTATTTGAAACTATTAAACAACTAGACCTTAACGGTGAAAGAGAAGGATTGATTGCTATTGGTTATGTAGACCTTGGTGAGCAAACATCTGTTCGTGCGACTATCCAAGGAAAAAAAGGTCAACTTGTACAAACATTAGCTGCAGCTTTAGATAGCGACAGAGACTTAAGGGACCTTTTCCAAAAAGCCATGCTGTACTCTATGGCTAAGCAAGTTGGTCAGGATTAACTACAAAGAATTATCTTTGTGCTGAACCCCTTTTGGGATAGTATCCCTTAACCGAAAGTTCCCACCTGCATACCGTTAAGAAGCTACGCTCTTAGATCTGCTCGTGGGACTTTTTCATAGTCAGGTGGCGGAATGGTAAACGCTACCCAGATAACAGCCGAAAGGTGGGGATTAATCAGAATAGTTATTCTGCAAAGCACTAACGAAACAGATTAATTACAGGTTCGATTCCTGTCCTGACTACTAATAAGACACTAGAAGGATTCTAAGTAATCCTTCTTTTTTCTTTTCCTTTATACTCTGACTTTACTGGTTATCTGGTAATGTTCTCATAGCGTCAGAGTTTTTGAAGTTCATATATCTGTTTCCCTTAGCAATAGGGGAAACATTTATGGCCCGTTCGTCTAGCGGTTAGGACAATAGGATTTCATCCTAGAAACAGAGGTTCAACTCCTCTACGGGCTACCAAACAAACTCTCTTACAGAATATAGGTTAGCACTATTGAAAGAAGACTTGACTTATGGGAAGTAGCTACCCATAAGCATTAATGACTCAAGGATAGCTGTAATGGATCCTGCTCTGATGTGCACGTCAACAGGTTATGGGGAACAAACCATAAGTAAAATCCACAACTACGGTAATCGTAGAAGAGAGTTTGTTTTAGTTATTAAGAAGAACCACATGGGATTGTCTAGTCTTATGTGGTTTTCATAGATAGTCAGTCTTAACCGACTGACTATTTTCTTTTCTTATTCCTCCCTTCGGTCGGATTTTTTCTTTCCCTTTCTACTAATATCTGACCTATGAGAAAAAGATTATCTAAAACAGTTGACGGTAAAACTTACGAGAGAGTTGATACCAGTCGTTTCTTCAGAGTTAAAGCGCGTTCTATTAAGAAAGCACTAGACAAACTTGAATTCATCCACACACGGGAAGTTCGTGACATGTTCAGAAGTTTAACAGTCGATACCATATTGGCTGATAAGCGTGAAGCACGTGTTAACCTTACCTATAGGTTAGCAGTAGAGCAGGAAGTAACAATTCCTGTGAAAACTACTGTTCCTACTAGTTATAGAGAAACAGGTGATTTGGGATTTGGGTATCCCAAGTTCACACCCTGTAACTTTATAGAGCAACTACGTATGGTTAGAGAAATAATACCTACTGTGGGATGGATTGATTAGCCATGAAGCCTCTTGAGAAATCAGGAGGCTTTTTTTAACTGAACTTAACAAAAAAAATATATGAAAACATTTCCAGAGAACATCGCCAATACAGCTAAAATGCTTAAGGCGGTACTAGACACATCCGAAACTAGTAAGTTTCTAACAACTGACGAAAAGATTCAACTAGAGTATGAACAATTGATTGGTAAAGACATCAATTATCCTCTTAAGAATCTTAAATTTATCTCTTCTGATGTTCCTCTCTATCAATTTGAGAGTCTAAACAGAGAAGTTGCTGCCTCACAAGCCAACAAATTAAGCAAGTCTATGCTTAAGATGGGTAATCTAAGAGCCATCGTTGTAGTTAAGCTGAAGTATAAGTCAAAAACTGCTCATTACTACATCTTAGATGGTCAGCATTTGTACACTGCACTCTTGAGTTTAAAAGTTACAGAGATACCTGTTGTAGAAATCTGTATTGATTCTTTGCCTTCTTTGGTAGAGAAAATTGCTTTGCTTAACTCCTCTTCTAAGGCATGGCAGTTGAAAGATTACATCGTAGCTTGGTCAAACATACACAGTGACTACGTAACTCTACTAGAACTACAGAAAAAGTATGACCTAGAGTATAGCATGATTGCTGCTATCTGTGCAGGTTTAGACTTAAAAGCAGGTACTCCAGGGGCTAACAGCATCAAAACAGGTAAGTTTAGAATCAAAAACTTAGCATCAAGTGAACAAAAGATGTCTGATATCAACGAAATATTAAACCAACTGCCACGTATGGATCGTGCAGCTAATAGATATTTTGTTATGTCACTCGTAAACTTGTTCCATGAGGTTAATTACACTAGAACTCATCATAGAAAACTGATGCGTTTTGTTATAGCTAATAAGGACACCTTAAGGTTTGCATTAAACAATGTAACTGAACTTAAGCAATTCCTATTAAAAGCTTTTGATTAAACCTACAGGGAAGTCATTGTACTTCCCTTTTTTTCTTTTCCCTTTAATATACTATATTAGTAATCTAAAACATTAAAAATAGTACTATGAAAAACACATATTTTAAACTAACTGATGACCTTAAGTTAAAGAAAGTCAGTAATCTCGGCATTGTAGCTAAATTTTCCTTGCTACTAAATTTTGTATTTGTAATTATTATTTGTGTATTAATTGCAAAAGAACCAAGCATTCGTAAAATACATACACACACTACCGACACAATCACTATCGGAGATGTATCAATGACTGACAGTTCTATTCTAAAAGAACTGGTAAAACACAAGTGTGTCTTACCTTCTATTGCCATAGCTCAAGCTAGAATTGAGTCAGGCAACTACAAATCACAGGTTTGTAAGCAAAACAAAAATCTGTTTGGTATCAAGTGGCACAAGTGTGAGTTTGTAGCAGGAGAGCATCTTAACCATGCAAGTTATAAGTCCTTTAAAGATAACATTAGATGTTATATTCACATACAAAATCGTTATCTTCGTAATATAGATGGTAGATACGCTGAAGCAGGTAATTACGTAGCTATCTTAAAAGGAATGACCAAACATGAGTCAGGAAATTAGAGAAAGAATTCAGAAAGAAGCACTAGATGCAGTCTTGTCATCAAGAAGGGCAGGACTGCATGTTAGTATGGGTGTAGGTAAGACTTATATAGGTCTACAGTACATCAACAAATTTGGTGGTAAGGTATTAGTAGCGGCTCCCAAGCTTACAATCTTTGAGTCGTGGAAGAACGATGCAGCAAAGTTTGGATTAGAGTACTTGTTACAAAGTATAACCTTTACAAGTTATATCTCCTTAACAAAACATAATCCAAAAGATTATGACATTGTAATTCTAGACGAAGCACACAATACCAAGAGTTCTCACGATGAGTTCTTAGGTAACTTTACAGGAAGAATACTAGGACTTACAGGTACACCTCCAAAGTACACCTATGGAGAGAAAGGACAGATGATGGAGCAGTACTATCCCATTAAGTATACTTATGGTGTAGACGAGGCTGTAGGTGAAGAGATTCTAAACGACTATAGAATCTTTGTTCATACATTACCTTTAGGTACAGCAAACAACATACAAGTAGGGAAGGGAAATAAAACTTTTCTTACAAGTGAAGCTAAGAACTATAGCTGGTTGCAGAGTCAGATTCAATCTGCAGTAAGCGACAAGCAAGTGTTTATGAAGCGTATCTTCCTTCTAAATGCCCTTAAACAGTTCAAGACTAAGTTGTTCTTTACCGATTTCATATCTAAACGAGTACCTCCCACTGAAAAGTGCTTACTATTTGCCAATACTACAGAACAAGCTGATGCTATCTGTCAGTATTCTCACCACTCCAAGAACTCTAAAACAGTTAATGAGATTAACCTACAGAAGTTTGCTAGTGGTGAAGTAACTAGATTAAGTGCAGTAGAACAACTCAGTGAGGGTGTTACTGTACCTAATCTAAAACACATTGTTATCATGCACTCTTATGGTAACGAGAAGAAAGCTTCCCAGAAAATCGGCCGTGCACTTCGTCTAAACAAAGATGAAGTAGCAGCAGTACATGTATTGTGCTTCAAGAACACGGTAGACGAAACCTGGGTAGCAAAATCATTAGAGGACTTTGACATAAGTAAAATAAAATGGATAGATTGGACATTGCAAGGCAACCAATTCGTGAAGTTGTAAGAAAAACATTTGACATACGGCCTAGCGGAAGATCGACTGACTTCATTAGTCCTTCTTTCGGCTATGGCTGTTTGTTCAACTGTTCCTACTGCTACATGAAAAGACACCAGCCTGATGGATTAACAGTGGCAACCAATATCAATGATATACTAACAGAGATAAACAACCACTGCACTTTTGCCGTAGTAGATAAGCCTAACCAAACACATGATGAGTATATAACGTATGACATCTCTTGTAATGAAGATTTTGCGTTACATCTTAGGTATTATCCTTGGCAGTACATTCTACAGTTCTTCAAAGAACATCCTAAAGCTATGGCTTCATTTGCTACCAAGTATGTAAACAATAAACTACTTGAGTTCAACCCTGAAGGTAAAGTTAGAGTTAGGTTTTCTTTGATGCCTCAGTACTATGCAGATCTTTTAGAGCCAAATACCAGTCCTATACTTGATCGGATAAAAGCGATAGACCGATTTATAGAAGCAGGTTATGACGTTCACATCAACTTTTCTCCAATTATAGTACACGATAGATGGTTAGAACACTACGAGTATCTATTCAAACAAGTAGAAGAGCATGTAAAGTACAAAGATTTAGTTAAAGCTGAGGTTATCTTCCTCACACACAATGAGGGTAAACATCAGCACAACCTTATGTATGGAACTAAAGGAGAGTATCTCTTGTGGCAACCTGAGATACAAGAAAACAAGATAAGTCAATACGGAGGTAAGAACATTCGTTACCGACACGACTTAAAGGCTAAGTACATCAAACAATGGACTGAGTTACACGACCAGTTCATTCCTTGGAACACAATAAGATACATATTCTAATGGATTTATTAGTAACACACCCAGTAAAGAAGTCTGATTTAGGCTTCCACGGTAATCTTTTTGGTGGTAAACTCCTTGCATGGGTAGACGCAGCATTAGCCGCCTATGCAATGGAGAAATGCCATACTCAAAACATGATTACAATTTCACTAGATCAGTGCGTATTCAAGAAACCAGCCAAAGAGAAACACCTGGTTAAGATTTACGCCCAAATGATTAAAATAGGTAACACTTCAGCTACTTTTCGAGTAGAAGCAAGAGCATACAATGTATTTAGAGAAGACGAAGTTATTCTTTTGCAGACCTGTATGACTTTTGTAAGAGTAGATGAAGAAGGAGAGCCTATTCCTATTTCTAAGCAAGTAAAAGAAACCTTTAACCCACCAGATTCAAAACTATGAACGAGGAATTAGAATTTTTCGACCACGATGTTACAGCCAATGTAACTACACTTCTTACAAAGTATCCAAAAACTAAAGATGATGACATGTTTTTGGTAGCTACCTACTACTATAAGTATTACCCTAATCTAGCTAAACGTTCAGCACTAGACTTCATAAAAGCTATGGCAGAAGGTAGATTGGTTTCCTCTGATTTAATTACCCGCACAAGAAGAAAGTTGCAGGAGCATAACCCAGAACTAAGAGGAACCAAGTGGAAGGAAAGACACCAGAAACAAAGTGAAGTTAAGTCAGACTTAAGAAAAGTAGATCAATTTAGAAACTCAATATAAAAACCAATTATGAAAAACTTATTAATTATCGCCTTTTTACTTGTCTCTAACTTAAGTTACGGACAATGGGTAGCCAAAACAATCAACAACAACTTAGATGAGCCTTATAAGATAGCTTACTGTCCATCAACAGATAAGAAAGCAATTCTTAAACTTGAACTGGTAGGTACAGAACTAGCCTTTTACATAACTGGTAGTTATTTCTGTGACGAAGAACTTTCAGTAGATGTAGCCCTAATTGTTAACGGAGAATCTAAACGCTATCATTTTTTATCTTCAAAGTCAAGTGACAACACCACTGTATTTTTAGTAGATGACATTCTTAGTCTAGTTCAACAAGAGTTCTTAGCTGACTTTAAGAAATGCTCTTCTGCTATAGTAAGAGTTAACGAAAGCCACTGCACTACTGATATATATAAGTTTACAATGAGTGGTTCTACTAACGCTATTAATGTAATGTCTAAACCATGAAACTTAAACTAAGACTAATAGCAATCTTTGTAATTGTAATCCTATTCTCATTCATTCCAGAGACATTCCCAGACTTCTTCGGAGACTGGGTTTGTCAAGGGGGTAAAATTGTTGGGGTCAAAAAAGGATATTATGAAATACAAGGATGTTCCTATGGAGAAGCTCTAGAACACATGCCTACTACACATTGGGGCTTCAGACATTGGATGTGGACACTGTGTGGCGTAACGCTGTTCGTTTGGAATGTAGTAGAACTAATTGATAAGAAATACAGACTATGACAAACAATAAACAACAAACACCACACGGGTTTTGTGAAACCCCAGAACAAAAATGTACAATGAATTATTGTGATGAAAACGGATGTCAAAATAGAAAAAGAACTTTGGCAGAACCTATTGAGATGACAGATAATAAAGAACAAACGGCAGTACAACTAATTATTCAAGCCTTGGACATTGAATGCAAATCAAGAGGAATGAATGTAAATTGGGATATGTATTTAGAAACGGAGAAAGAAAGAATTGAAACTGCATACAACAAAGGAACAGTTCATGGAATTGATTATCCTGAAAGTGCACTACCATTAACTGGTGAACAATACTACGAAAAAACATACGGAGGTAACAAATGAAACTATACACAGAAGAACAGGTTAAAGAGATATATTTTAAAGGGGTACATAATGGTAGACTTCATATTGAGGGGAAATGTAGTGATGAAGTTGAATTGTTAATCCCCATCGAACTACCAAGTGATGAGGAGATAAAAAAAGAATTTGATGTAGATGAATTTGACCCTTATGATTTAGCATACTTGGGTGGTGCTATTTGGATGCGTAATAAAATACAAGGAGGTGAGCAATGAACGACAAAATAAAAAAACTCCTTGAAAATGCCGAGCAATCTGATGCAATAGCAATAAACAAATGGCGTATTGAAAACCGAGAACAACGAAGAGAACAAAGAAAAAAAGAACTTAAAGAACTTATGGAAAAAGAAAAAACAATGAGCAACAATAAACAGAGTAGCGTAGAGTGGTTGGTTGAACAAATCAAAAAAGACATCAATTTGAGATTGAGAGGATTTGATATTGACAAAGCACTTGAACAAGCCGAAGCAATGCGAAAGGATGAAATTAAAAATGCTCAAATGGATATGTTTATTCATCTTAATAATTTGCCTTATGGTTTAGAATATCTTGAAAAACGACAAAGTGCAGAAGATTTTTCACAACAATACTACAACGAAACCTACGGAGGTAACAAATGACAAACAATAAACAACAGACGGCAGTTGATTGGTTGATTGAGCAATTCTACAACAACGAAGGAATGCTAACTACAAAGAAATTACTAAAAGCCAAAGAAATTGAAAGTCGGCAATTGCAAGCGTATGCAGAATTTTGTGTTACATGTGATAGAAACAAATTGCCTTTACTAGATTTTGAAAGTTGGCTTAAATTACCAAGTAAAGAAGACTCTGCTGAAGCAGCTCTAGACGATTACAACAGAATGGAAGAAGAATGGGAGATGGAGAACTACAATCAGATGAAGGAAGAGCAATCCGAGTAGATTTACAAGGCTTTACCCCAAGGCAATATGCTGTGCTAATCCTTCGTGACGAACTAAACTATTCTTGGGCTAAGTGTGGAATCAAACTAAACATTACTCGCTATGCTGCTCGTGAGTTGTACAAAAGAGCAAAACTAAAATAACTAAACAATGCAAAATAAAGTAGAACTATTGGGCTATTACGGATCAGATGAATAATTATAAATATTCAACTGATTAATAATTCCAAAAAATTACACTATCTTTGAAGCATTATGAGATGGACTAAAGATGAAGATCAAATTCTTCAAGAAAAATTTCAAACTGCTCAAAAAGATGAATTAATGTTGCTTCTACCTAACAGGTCTTGGGATTCTATACTAAATAGAGGAAACCGAACCTTTAAGTTAAGTAGAAGCAACTTTAAGCATGGTTTTGCTGCTGGAAATACTTTTAGAAAAGATAAAACTCCTTGGAATAAAGGTATTCCTTTTTTTGCATTAAGAGGTGAAAAAAATCCTAAATACAAAGGATATTCTTATATCACTAAAAGAGGATATCGTTATATTAAAGTTAGTGAAGACACAGATACTTGGACTTCCTACCGACCTGAACATATTGCTGTCTTAGAGAACTTTTTAGGACGGAAAATAATTAGAACAAAAAATGGTAAAGGAGAAGGTGTACATCACATTGACGGCAATAAATTAAATAACGAAATCGACAACTTACTTTTGTATTCCAATGAGAAAGAACATAGATTAATCCATAATCAATTAGAAAGTTTAACTTTTAAGTTAGTACAAAAAGGAATAATAAAATTTGACAAAATAACAAAAAAATATTACTACAATGAAAAATAAAGTTGAATTAATAGGTTGGTATGGAGACGATACCACAATCGCTTTATCTGCTTGGACATCAACCAGCAGAGAATTAACAGTAGAGAAGAAAGCACGTATACCAGCACTCATTAAGATGTTATGGTCTGAAGGACACGAAACTCCGTTTGAGAAAGCTAACGTACACTTCTTGGTAACTTGTGATATTGCCTCACACATCCACCTACTTAAGCACCGCATCGCTTCTATTAATGCTGAATCAGCCAGATACAAGGAGTTAAAAGAGGACAAGTACTACATGCCAGAAGATTGGCCTGCTGATTGGCTTAAAGAACTAGAAAAGTTTACTGCGGATAGCAACTATCTTTATCACGAGTCCCTAGAAGCGTTAACACCTATTCTAGGTCGCAAGAGGGCCAAGGAGAGTGCTAGATTCTTCAAGACTTACAACTCACAGATTACCGCTGACGTACAGTTCAACATGCGTTCCTTTGCAAACTTTCTCAAACTTAGAGCCTCAGAGCACGCACAAGTTGAAATACGGGACATTGCATGGGAAATGTTTAGGTTGGTAGATACAATCGAAGGAGATCCATTCAGACACACTTTGGAGATGATTAAACCTTGATGTATATTCGAGGCTATGAATCTAGAGGTGTATACATTTAGCTGTCTTCTTAAAGAATATGATGAGGATTACGAGGCACTAACATATCAAGAACAGTATGAGGCTATCCAAAACTACTATAAAGAGTACTGTAAATCTAAAGAAGCTAAAAGTAGTTCAGACTTAACTGTAGGTATGATTACTTATTTAGAAAACAAGTATTCTAGTGGAGATATGTATGACTCGTTTGACTTAGAAGAAGATGATTAGTGTATAACTATTTGGATTATACTCGATTATTTATTAACTTGCAATATTAATAATCATGTTTTATAAGAAGCCAACCAACAAGTATAGAGAAACTACTTACGAGAGAGAAGACCGCAAGTACTATCAAAATGCTTGTCCTGTGTGTGGTAAACGATTAAGTAAGGAAAGGCCTGTTTGTTTTGCTTGTCCTATACATCCACTGGAGTACTACGAAAGGAAACAGAAAGAACGTGAAGACAATCAAATCTGATGAGCAAAGTAAAAGACATAAAGAGTATGCAAAGAATTAAGTCAATGCAGGAGAAAATGACTCCGCAGTTCATAGACTATTGCAACGTAAATAACATAAATTTGCAGCAATGGTATCGTTGGCAACTTCACTTGATTTGGCAACGTAGAAAAGATGGTAGAACCTTAAAGAAGAGTTAAAAGTTATGGTAAACACAGAGATGTATAAGATTCATTACATGGCAGGACAAGGTAAAGTAGAAGTAATCAGTGTATTACAAAAGAATGGTCAAGATTGGGCTTTAGTTAAAGACCCAAACTTAGAAGAGGCTTTAGTGAGCAAGTTTCTACAGAAAGACCACTACAACAAACACAATAACAATATGGGTTATGGGCAAATTGTAGTTACTGATAGACTAACTTACATAACTGGAAGTTTTGAGATACACAACAAATAAAAACTAACTAATCCCATATGGAAAACGAAGAAATGAAAATGAGTGAGGAGATGATGAATAAAGCTGTGGAAGCACAGGGTCAGAAAATCTACAAGATGTTTTTTGATATCATCAATCCTCAAATTACTGATGCAGTAACACAATTATCTCCTAATCTTGCTAAAGACCTAAGTAAAGCTTGTGCATTAGAGCACATCAAACCGTTTAAGAATCCCTTGGAGAATCTACCCAAAGAAAAGCTAGACGGCTTAAATGGTGCGGCCTTAGAAAGATTTGAGATGGTAGTGAAGTTCTGGGAAGGTGTAAGCATCTACCTACACAATCTGTAGCCTACTAATTATTAACGATTACTTACAAAGAGGACTCCAAAAGGGTCCTCTTTTTTCTTTCCCATTTCGACACAATTAACCCATAACAAAAGGAAAAGAAAACCAATTGTAAAACTTGACAAAACTTAAAGAAATTAACTATGCCAGAGATTGTAATTCACCCGACTAATGTAACGGTAGAAAGATCTATTAGTTACGACCGACTTCACTTTTCAGATGATTTAAAACAACGTCTTCTAGCTATTACGAGATCCTCATTTATTGCTGAGATTCTGTGTGCAGTGCAAGAGTCTTGCGAAAGAGTTATCGCAGAGACCAACTCAAGCATGAACTACTTCGGAGTAAGTATTGATGATCCTACTAAAGTATCTTACCTAACCTATGACCGTGTACACTCCTGCTACAGTAAGGGAGAGTCGCATAGGATTTGGAACGATAAAGACTTCCGCTACCACAGTGGTGCAGGTAAGGTAATCAGAAAGCTGTTTGCTTCAATTCCAGTAAATCTATCACCTCCAGTTACTGAGTTTGATAGAAGGATTCACTATGTTATCACTAACAACAAACCCGAACTTTTCGAAAGACACGTAACAAATCTATCAGACTTATTTACAGAAGCTGACTTTGATGCGTTTAACAGTCTATTTCGTACAGAAGGTTTTAGACAAGGTGACACAGGAGAAGTAATCTATGTACGTGGTCATTGGATTGCAGAACTGTACCATGAGAAGAACTATGCATCTCTTTCAGGTACTTTGGGCAACTCATGTATGCGTTACGAAAGAACTAATAAGTACTTAGACATCTATGTAAAGAATACAAGCATCTGTAAACTTGCTGTTCTGCTAAACAAAGAAGGTAAGGTACAAGGTCGTGCGTTGGTTTGGACAAAAGATGGAGTAGACTATTACGACCGTATCTACTACACTTCTGACTTAATCCAAGACAGGATGAAAGCGTTCTTCTTAACTCAAGGTATTGAAACTTGTTATCCAGGTTATTCAAACTACAAGGAAATTAGGTTTGATGAGGATACAATGAATGCTGACTTTGATAAGCGTGTAATACTACTTCATGATTATTATCCTTACATGGACAGTTTGAAGTTTCTAGAAGAAAACCATTCGTTCATAAGTAATTATGATACTCACTTAAGAGGTTCTGGATACTATATCTTAAATGATACTAGCGGTCAATACGAGGACGTGTCTTCAAATACCATAGAGTGTGCGCATTGTAGTCGTGAGGTTCAAGAAGATGACAGTAATTACGTAGACAATTCTAATGATGAGAATAACAACTGTAGCCTTTGTTGTGATTGTGCTGTGTATTCAGATTTCCACAACACCAATATCACTAGAGAATATGCTGTGTATGTTGATTCTGTAGATAGCTGGGTAATAAGAGATTATGCTATTGCAGATTATGCAGGAGAATACATTGTACCTAGAGATGCAATAGTTTTAATTGATGGAAGATATGCAGATCATGATGATGGAAACCTAGAGCAGTATGTATCAGGTGAGTACTTTATCCTCAACCATAGTAATTACGAGTATGTTGAATACAACCACGAATACTACAAAGTAGAAGATTGTGTGGAAACCAAAGACGGAGTTCTTGTACCTTCACAATATACTGCGGAGCATAACGGAGAAGTATGGCTTCATTCAGACTTAAATGACCACTTAAACTTAAACTTAATTTAAAAAAACATGAGTAGAAAAAATAAACGCAATAGACTTAAGATAGTAAAAAGCGAACTCCCAAAGAAAGAAATGATAACAGTAGCGGGATTGACTCCTGTTCCCAAAATAGAGTTGGCCATTAAACCTGACTACACCAAGCTAAAGATGTTGCTAGATATGAGAACATATTCTAGTGGACCTCTACAAGATGTATTGATTGGCAAACTAGACGAGTACTTTACAAATCTAGGAGCCGTCACACAGAAAGACGCTTATGGTAACTTGTATGTAACTAAAGGTAACGCAGAGTTCTATCCATGTGTTGTAGGTCATACTGACATCAATCAACAAACTAGAAGTAATGTTAAGGTTATTACTGAGTATCCTTGGATATTTGGCTTTGACCTAAACAAAGCAGAGCAATGTGGTATCGGTGCAGATGACAAAGTCGGTGTATACTTTGCAGTACACATGTTTGACTTGTTTGACAACATCAAGTTGTTCTTTCCAAAAGACGAAGAGATTGGCTTAATAGGTACTTACAAAGCAGATAAGAACTTCTTTGCAGATTGTAGCATGCTTGTTCAGTTGGACAGAAACTCTTACAAAAATGACCTTATCACTTACACAAATGGAATTACCGTTTGTAGTGACGAGTTTGTTATGGCTGCTGGAGGAATCATGAACAAGTATGGTTATGCCAAGAACAACGGTAGCTGTACAGACATCGGTGGCTTAAAGAAGTATGACACTGTAAACTGTGTGGCTATGAACGTAAGTTGTGGTTACATTAACGAGCATGGTGATGACGAAGTAATCTCTATACCTCACTTTGAGAATGCAATTAACTTCGGTTATGAGTTACTCAAAATGGGTGTGGATAAAGTATGGGAACACAAAGCAGAAATTCCTACTTACACTGGATATACTTATGGTACTTATGGCAGTTATGGAGGAAGAAACTCTTGGTTAGATACTGATTATTCAGCATTTGGTGAAAACAACCCAGAATCCATTAAATGCATTACACCTACTGGTAACACATTATATCTAAATGCAAAGCACAAATCACAAGATGCTTACATTACTGACATGTATGGACACCTACATAATCTTGGAGATAGAGAAATAGGTTTACAGCAACAACCTATGCATCTAGATGCAGAAGATGATGGATACGGTATCTTACATGATCAAAGCTATGTAGATGACTGTCTTTCTGATAGCATCTGTCCATGCTGCTATAGTGATGTGCAAATTGACAATAGTTTATTGTTGTATGTAGATTGTGATTATTGTGGAAGTACTTGGAATAGACCAAATGATACTATCGAAAAACCTAAATCACTTACAACAAGAAAACAATGGTAGATAAAAAAGATTTATCGTTTAATTGCTATGGAGAAAGTCTGGACACAAGTCCAGATTTTCTTTTGGCAAAAAGAGCCTACGAAGAGTCTCTAATTGACTGGAATGAGGAGGAAAACTATTGTGGAAAAGACTTGCAAATTTCCGAACACATGCCTAATTTTGATACCCCACTAAAGGAAAATCTTCCTTTAAATCAACCAACTAACAATGAAGAAGTCGTTTTACGAAGTAATGTGGAGTCTCTTGGAGAGAGAGGGAATCCTACAGAAATGGTTTGACGAAGGTCTTCTTGTCACTAGTAAAAACACAACATTTTGGACACCAAAGGCTCTAGAAATCCTAGAGCTAGAGGAGTCCATAGGTGGTGTAAACTTAAGTGATAAGCCAGGACCTAAGGCAAGAGAAGTAGAAATCAATCTTGAAGAGATTGAGTTTGCAGGAAAGTTTGCTAGTAAGTTTAGCGCTAAGGCTATTGGTATAGCAGGTAAGGGTGGTAACATAAAAGCTGTGCGTAAGAAGCTACAAGAGTTCCACAAAGACTATGACTATACCGAAGAAGAGATTCTAGCAGCAGTTGACTTGTATCTTGACAACCAAAAAAGAACTAACAGTATGGGCTTTGTACAAGAGGCTCATTACTTTATCAGTAAACTACAAGGCGGTGTCCAGGTAAGTAATTTATCCAAGTGGTGTGAAGAAGTTAGAAATGGTAACAACAAGCGTTACACAAGTCACACAATACTTTGATTTTTTCTTTTTCCTACCACACCATTAAACATCCCTACGTATGTCACACGAGTTAGTTAAGTTTCAAGATTTAGTAAAAGTGATAGAAACTAACAAGCGTATCAAGGAAGAAGGAGGCATTACTTCTATCCTTGGTCCGTTTGATAGGCTGTCACAGTATTATGGGGGATTTACCAAAGGTTCTATCACCGCAATTACCGCTTCTTCGGGAGTAGGTAAAACCAAATTCGTAAAATATCTGACCGTACACAATGTGTTGAGGAGAACACATAAGAGCAACATCAAAGCCAAGATATTTTATTTTGCCTTAGAAGAAAACCAAACGGACTTTTGGTTATCGTTTATTTCTAGTTACCTGTATCAACAACACAAACTAAACATCAGTGTGTCTCAGCTTAAATCTATTGGTAGTTTTAATGTAAGTGCTGATTTGATGGCTAAGATTAAGGAAGCAGAAAGATACATTAACGTTTTGCAAGAAACAGTAGAGTGTATAGATTACATCAGAAACCCCACGGGAATCTTAAAATACATCAGAGCCTACTTCGATAATCCAGAGATAGGCGAAAACATATACAAAGAGATGCCTGATGGAAGTAGAAGGTTAACAGGTTACAAGTACAAGTCGGATAACCTATGGGTATTCTGTATCATTGACCACATCAGTTTGCTTTCTAACGAAACTATACCTGATAGTAAGATGAAGTACACTCCGTACCAAACCTTTGACTTGATGGTTAAGGATTATATCTTAGATGTGTTTGCCAAGAGATATCAAATGGTAAACGTAGTCGTACATCAGCAAACTCCATCTTCGGAGAAAGCCGTGTACACTAACAAAGGACATCTGATTGAAGAAAAGATAGAGCCATCTTTAGAAGAACTGCACATTAACAAAGGTGTGCACCAGGATTACGAGATTGTGCTGGGGCTGTTCAACCCATCACGTTACGATATAGAAACTCACAATGGATATGACATATCTATCTTGGGTAAGACATATCGTTGTCTCAAATTCCTCAAGGATAGACACTATGGACTAGAAAACGCTAGTTTAGGTTTACACTTTGAGGGTGCTAGTGGATTTTTTCAAGAACTGCCTAGAGCAGAGACAATGTCTACTGGTAACTATTACGAACAATTTAGAGAGAAGAAATAGAAATGTTAAAGAAGCTTAAAACAGGAAAACACTTAGAAATTATACTCATTGAAATGTGTGCTAGAGTTGGTACAAATTTTAATGATATCGACATCATGAAAGATATGTGGCAGGAAGAGCATGAGTGGACAATTGATGAAGAGATTAAGTTCCAAGAGTGGATGTTCCAATACTTAGTTGCCAATCACGACGCTTTGCTCGAAATATCTGACTATAGACCAAATGAACCTTACAGCACAAACGACCTAATTAAGCTAGTAAAAGAGTTCACACTGCTTTATGGATGGGCACTAGAGCAAGACGGAGATTTGGATTATATAAAAGAAAATAAACCATAAACAAAAAAGCAAATGTCTAGTAAATTAATCGCAGTAATCGGACCCACTGGTAGTGGGAAATCAACGTCAATCAAAAGTCTCGACCCAAAAGAAACGTACATTATTAACATCGCTCGTAAAGAACTTCCATTCAAAGGTTCCAACTTGATGTACAATGTAGAGAACAAGAACTATGCAGAAATAGACGAAGCACTGCAAGTTGTAAAGTATCTACAAAGTATCAGCGAGAAGGCACCACACATTAAGAATGTAGTCCTAGAAGATTCCAATTACATTATGGGATTCAACATGGTAAAGAAAGCCACAGAAACAGGCTTCACCAAGTTTTCCATAATGGCCAAGGACATGGTCACATTACTTACGGAGGCCCGCAAATTACGTTCGGACTTGAAAATTTTCTACTTTTCCCATCCTGAGGAAATTATGGACGATGGAGCTATCGTTTCTTACAAGATGAAGACAGCAGGTAAACTTCTTGACAACCAAATTGTGTTAGAAGGCTTATTCACAATTGCATTGTACACTCACGTAGATGAAGATAATGAGGGCAACGCAACTTACGAGTTTGTAACTAACCGTTGGAAGAAGTATCCAGCAAAGTCACCACAAGGTATGTTTCCAGAAATCCGTATTCCTAACGACTTGAAAGTTGTAACAGATTACATTGACGAGTATTATTCTTAAGAAAAAAAAAATTAAACATTTAAAACAATGAATTTAGAAAATTTAGAAACCAGAACTAGTGGAGCTAGTAACAAGAAGTTGTTTACAGGTATTGCTCCTATCAAAATTGTAGCCATTAACCCTACTCGTGAGCAAATTGCAGCGTTGTATGAAGTAGATGTAGAGAAAGTAAAAGAACCAAATTACTTTACCGAAGACTCTACTCGTATTGACTTCTTCTACAAGAATCACGATAGCATCACCACTCCACTCTTAGGTAAGTTTGCTTTGTTTCTTAGCAATCAACCACGCACTAGCCAGTCAGGTAAGAATCAGTATATCGACAATCACAGTAAGACTTGTTGGGCTGATAGCTTGGGAGATTTGTCAGAGCGTAACAGCAAATTGGCTGACTACAACAAGTTGAAGTTGGATAACGTGCGTCAAGCGTTGCGTGGTGAAGAAGATTTGTATAGCTTGTTGAGAGCATACGGTAACATCGACACTAACAACTCTCCATTCATGTTGGATGACATTAAGAACATTATCAAAGGCAACGTAAAAGAATTGCGTGAGTTCTTTGCTTGGGCTGACAACAAAGGTGGAGGTGTTAAAGTGTTGTTGGGTGTTAAGGATGGTCAATACCAAGATGTTTGGAACAGCATGTTCTTGACAGTTAATGGTAAGTTGAGCGACTACATGAAGAACAAGATTACTGATGATAATTATGGCTACCGTCATTACTACGGTCATAGCTTTAATTTGAAAGAGTATATTGCAGACAGTGCACCTGATGCAGTAGACTCAGGTAATGACCCTTGGACAACTAATGATGATCCATTTGGAGATGTACCAGTAACCAAAGCACCAGAAAGTAGCAGTCCTTTTGAGGATGATCTATTTGGTTAATTAGTTATAGCAGTAGGAAGAGGGGTATAACCTGCCCCTCTTTTCTATTAATAGTAATCATATGGACCTAAGTACAATTAAAACCAACAAGCTAGTAAGTAGAGAGGAGTTACTGACTATTTTCAGCCAGGAACAAATCATGGAGTATTACTTTGGAGAACCCATTCGGTTACGACATGCTTATCTAAATCCATTTAGAGAAGACAATACTCCAAAGTGTTACTTTTTCTACACACGTGTCGGTGTTTTAGTATTCAATGACTTTAGTTTAGGTAAACAGTTTGATTGCTTTCAGATAGCTAACTTAAGAGCAGGTAAGTCTTTAAGTTCTCATCACATGTATCAACAGATGTCAAACTTACAGCCACTTGAACTCCCTACTCCTACCATAAAGTACAATAAGGAGGAGAGTGAACAAGAAACTGTAATTAAGGTAGAAGTTAGACCATACACCCAGAAAGATTTAGAGTTCTGGGGCCAGTTTAACATCGACCTAAAGACACTTAAAAAGTACAATGTCAGAAGAGTAAAGAAAGTATGGACCTATGAGACACTAACCTACATGGATAGTGATAGAGATCCATGCTACAGGTATATTGAGGGAGACAAAATTAAGTTGTACAGACCGTTCAATAAGGATAAGAAGTTTAGGAATAACTATACTCAAGAACTTGAAGGTGCTTTTGTATTACCAGCAAAGGGAAATAAACTAATCATAACTAAATCCACAAAGGATGTTATGGTGTTTTCTACCATTGGATTAAATGCAGTATCACCTAGGTCAGAGTCAAGTTTACTTAGCGAAGAAACTATGGAGGATTTGTTCAGCAGATTTAAACAGGTGTTTATTTGGTATGATGCTGATGCAACTGGTGAAGAAAAATCACAAAAAATGGTTGCTAAGTACCCTAAACTAGTAAGAATAATACACAATGCACAGCTAGGTAAAGACACTAGTGACATTGTTAAAACACACGGAATAACAAAACTAATAGAACTATGCAAACAATACGAAATATTGTAGAGATTGTCGTTAAAGAGTGCTCAAAGGATATGCCTGATGTAGATACTTGGTATGTAGATAGAACTGTTACTAAGATCTTAGGACTAGAAACTATTAAACCCTACAAGAATAAGTCTTTTGGTAGTAATAAGAAGAAGAAACCTCTTAAGATTAAGCCATTCAGACCAATGAGTATAGATGAGTTAAAGATAGTTCAGATAGCTTGTGACTATAACCACTATGACTTTAATAGTGTTATATCTAGCAGTAGGAGAAGAGAAATAGTTGAGGTTCGGATGATTCTCATGTGCTTCTTCTACTATTATCGTGCCTATACTTACTCTGATTTGGGCAGGATGTTTGGCAGAGACCACAGCACTATCATTCATAACACAGGTACTCACGAAGATTTATTAGAAAGTGACTCTATGTATGCAATCAAGTACTTCAATACAATCTCAAGAATCAAAGAAGAGATGCCTCATTTGTTTATTACTAAAGACGTACTAGAAAACCAATCAGCCGAATACGCCAAAATCAAAGCAGAAAGAAAAGCCAAAAGAAGTAAAAATGTCGTTAACTAAAAGAATAGATATACCTGACGATTGGTATAACAAACTGAGACACTACATTGAATCAGAAGAATTCACAAAACTTGGAAGATATGTTGCATCCAAAAGAAAAGAAACGGATGTCTTTCCTCCAAGTAACGAAATCTTCAGAGCATTTCAACTAACTCCATACAATAATGTCAATACCGTCATTATTGGAATGGATCCATACCCAAACTTATATAAAGAGAAACCAGTAGCATGTGGACTTTCATTTGCACCTAGAGATAGAGATTATATACCTCCTAGCCTTAGGCAGATTTACAATAGAATCAAGGAGGATTTCTATTCAGATGAAATGACGTTCCCTGTTGACTTGGATATTGAACATTGGGCAAAACAAGGTGTACTTATGCTCAACGCTGCGTTAACCGTTGAGCAGGGTAAGCCTGGTAGTCATATGAAAGTTTGGGAGAACTGGACAACTGAAGTAATCAATGCACTTAACGAGTACTCTACAGGAGTTATATTCTGTTTATGGGGTAAAGATGCACAAGCCTTTCAAAGTAAAATAGGCAGTCATCACATCGTCCTTACAGCAGAGCATCCTGTAGCTGCAAGTTATCAAGGCAGACAGTGGAGTTGTAACCACTTCAAACAAATTAACACACACCTGATGGGAGCCAATGGCTACAACATCGAATGGATTAAAACTTAATGACAACAGAAAACAAAACTATGGCAGAGACTTTAGACGAACTGATACAGACCGTAGAAAGTAGAACTGTGGCACAAACAACAAGCTACTTGGCTAATTATGTCAGCGACAGACTAGATGAGTTAAAGGCAACTAGAGACGCTGGTACAAGTGAGTTTGACTATTGTGAGCACTTAGGAAGAATTAAAGAACTAGAATTACTTTTAAAAACAATTAAAGAACTAAAATGAACAAGGAACAATTATTAACCGCATCACACACAGATTGGACAGTAGAGAAGAGACCATTGTTTGGTCCTAATGGAGAGCCTACCAGTGGCTATGGTATCTTTAGACAAGATAACGACAGATGCTTAGGCTTAGTTGGTGGTAAGTACACCATCACACAGAATCACGAAGTGGTAGAAATGCTTATGGATGCCGCAGGTAGTGTAAACATCCCTGCTGTACGTGGTGGTTGTTTGGGAATGGGCGAGCGTATCTATTATCAGTTTCAATTACCTGAAGTAACTATTGGTGGTTCTAAGAATCTCCGTTACTTGACAGGTTTGACTGCACATGACGGCTTAACTAAGATTGGGTTTGGTGCAACTAACGTAGTTGTGATTTGCCAAAACACTTTCTTTCAGGCATTCAAAGATTGCGAAGCAGTTAAACACACACCTAACCACAAGGAAAGACTTGCAGGAATCATCAACTCATTGCGTGCATCTATGTTTGCAGAAGAGCAGACCATTCAGCGTATGATTCAGATGAGCAATACAGTAGTACCTAGTAAGATTGATGATGATTTCTTGTTTGAGATTATTGGAGGTCACTTGGAGTCTACTCGTAGCACCAACCGTCTGAATGATTTGAAAGCAGCAATGTCTACAGAGTATGCAGCACACGGTGAGTCAGCTTACGGATTGTTTAATGCAGTTACACGTTTCACCAATCACATGACTCCTTACAAAGACATTGACACTAAACGTAAGGCATTGATGTTCGGTGCAGGTGCTCGTATTAACCAACGTGCGTTTGACATAATCGAGAACAAGTTTGTACGGAGCAAACCAGTAGAGGTTTACATCTAAAATTAACCAACAATTAGGAACAGAATAACCTGAGTATAGCTTGGGTTATTCTTTTCCTTTGTATATTGTATTATGTTGCGAAGAAAAGACCCACAGGAAAAGAAAACTCCAGTTAAAGGAGAACCTGTAAAGAAGGACAAACCTGTAGTCGAAACTATATGTAGTGAATGTGGCAAGAAGAGACCATATTCCAACAAGTCGAAGAAGCTATGTGCAGTTTGTGTAAAGCGTATTAACCAAACCAAAGTTAAAGAGCGCAAAGAGAAGGTGCGTAAGAAGAAAGCAGAGTCTATTGGTGTTCTCACCAAGAAACTTGACAGAATCTTTAGCGTCTATGTTAGATTATCAGGTGTTAAGAAGGAGCATAGTGCTCAATGTTTTACATGTGATAAAGTTTTGCACTGGAGAGAGATACAATGTGGACATTTTCAGTCAAGAAGATTCTACTCAACTCGATTCCATGTACTAAATTGCAAGCCCCAATGTTATGCTTGTAACATCGGATTGAGTGGCAACCAATACACTTTCGGAGTAAACTTAGATAAACTGCATGGTCAAGGCACTGCAGAGTCTATGGTACGCATGTCTCGTGAGCAGAAGAAATTTACGTCTGATGAGATGATGGCGATGATTAGTCATTACGAAGAACAAGTAGGGGAGCTAAGAAAGAAACTAAACATCTGGGAGTAATGGCACTGTATTTTATTACAAATAACACCGAACTACAAAAAGAAATCAAGACACTATCTCGTGATGAGATATTGCCTTGTACAATCTCATCTTGTTTATCCTACTTGGAAAGTCAGGACGTACTTGGATTTGACATAGAGACGCTGGGCTTTGATCCATATACTGATAGGATAGTATGTATTCAGATTGGTAATGCTCAAGTTCAGTTTGTAATAGATACAGCAACTGTTGACATTCAAATCTTCAAGGACATCCTTGAGAAGAAAGAACTGATAGGTCATAACTTAAAGTTTGACATCAGATTTCTTTTGCACAACCGAATTATACCGTCTAAGATATATGACACATTCATTGCAGAGAAGACACTTTACTTAGGAGTAGATACCCATAAGTGTTCTTTGGCAGATTGTGTAGATAGATACTGCGGTAAGTATATGGATAAGGCAGAGCGTCTTAACATTACTGGTAGGTTTACAGTAGATTTCATTAGGTATAGCGGCACAGACGTAGTATATCTACATGAAATCAGAAGACAACAAGAAGAACTAATCAAGGAAAAGAACTGTACATTATCTATTGACCTAGATAATCGGTTCGTAATTGTTTTATCTTACATTGAATACTGCGGTATGAAGCTAGACGTAGAGAAGTGGCTCAACCGATTGGGAAAGATTAAGAATGAAGCAGAAGAACTAAGAAAAGAACTTGACAACTATGTAATCGAGAATAAGTACGACAAGTTTGTAGATTTACAGACAGATCTATTTAATCCAGGTTTAAGTACCAACATCAACTGGAACAGCGCAACCCAAGTCATTAAACTATTTGAAATGATGGGTGTAGACGTTGAGATAGTAGACAAAGGTGTAGTTAAGAAGACTACAGAGTCAAGTCAATTAGTAAAACAAGTAGAAGAGTTTCCTATACTTGAAACATACATCCGATACAAAGAATGCCAAAAGAATATCGGAACGTATGGCGACAATTGGCTAAAGCTAATTAACCCCGTTAGTGGTAGAATACACACAAGTTATAAGCAGTTGATGAATACTGGACGCTTATCTAGTGGTGGACGAAACAAAGCTACAGGAGAAGCTTATCCAAACTTTCAAAACATACCTAGTGACGTAGAAACTAGAAGTTGTTTTGTAGCAGAAGAAGGAAACACATTAATAGGCTGTGATTACACAGGTCAAGAGCAGATTGTTCTAGTGAACAAATGTCTTGACGAGAACCTATTAGAGTTCTACAGGAAGGATCTTGGAGATATGCACTCATTTGTGGCATCTAAGATGTATCCAGAGCTAGACGGCATGCCACTTGATGACATCAAGAAGAAGCATAAAGAGAAACGTCAAGCAGCAAAGGTGGCAGGTTTCGCCATCAACTACGGAGGCAGCGGAAGAGGTATTGCGGATCAGTTAGGACTAACTCTAGATCAGGGTCAGCATATCTATGATTCATACTTCAGAGCATTTCCTGGATTGAAATCATACTTTGAGAAAGCCAAACAGTTCGGACTGAAGAATGGCTATGTATTGATTTCAGAAGTAACAGGTAAAAAGTCTTACGTAGACAACTATGAATGGTACATGGAGAAGAAGGGCAAGATGACTAACGATTTTTGGGAAAGTTACAAAAGACACAAAGAAAACAATACTCCTACTTTTAGAGAGCTTAAGAAAGAAGTACAAGCATTCTCTATGAAGAAAGGTGAGATTGAACGTATGTCATTGAACTATCCTATCCAAGGCGAGTCTTCAGAAATAACCAAGTTATCTTGTGTTTTATTCTGGCACAACTATCTCGTACCAAACAAACTACTATTTACAGTAAAGTTTGTAAACACAATCCACGACGAAAACCTAGTGGAATGTCCTCAATCATTAGCTGAGGAATGTGCTAATGCATTACAAGATGCAATGGAGAAAGCAGGCAGTAAGTTTTGTAAAACTATACCGCTGAAAGCTGACCCTTGTATCGCACCTTATTGGAAGAAATAACTAAACAAAAAAATTATGGGAGCACAATTAATTGAATTAACATCTAGAGGAGCCTCGATGAGAGAGGCATATAGAAATGCAGTAGAAGAAGCAGTTTACGAATACGGCAATGATTCATACAACGGAACCATTAGTACAACTCAAGGTTTTGTTGATATGACTAAAGAGTACTTATCCTCAGGCAAAAGTCTTGGGGATTTTGCGGAATGGCTGTATGAAAATAACAAGATTACTAAGTGGGGTAGTGCTGTAGGTATCTGTACAACAAAGCCAGTAGTTAACAACAACAAGATTAAGACTCAAGTTACAACTACACCACAAAGAGGTAATCGTGTTTGGAAGACAATCTATGAAGTACAGTTGTTTGACGGAGATGTAATCGGCAGTAGTGAGTTTCAGATAGACGCTATTAATATTGGTCGTAAGTATACAGAAGAGCACAAGGTTAAAACATATGTGCATATTACTAAGAAGCTTACTAACAGTAGCACACTAGTGTCTGAAATTAGTTACAAGAAAGCAGACAAAGAAACTCCTGGTTCCTACTACTTTATCGCAATAGCAGCAAACTAATATGAAACACCTTTTTGACGTTATTCTAGAAAGAAAATTTACAGTTTGGGTTAGAAACACTACTGTAATTGAGGCAAATAGTTTAGAAGAAGCTAAAGAAAAAGCTAAAGAAATGTATGTAAGTAATGATTTTGACTGCGATATGTATGACTCAGAGGAAGCTGAAGTAATCTCTGAAACTTTAACAGAAATAGACACTATTACACATGATGGAGAAGACACTCACCAGCTATTTGTAGGTGGAGAAATAGTTGACATTACTTTACCCGAAGTTGACTACGACGATGACCCAGCATTTGACCACCTAAGAGACGAAGAAGCAAACTTTATTAACCAACAGAGAGAACAAGAAAATGAATAGACTAGAGTATGAAGTAGAAAGGCTAGAATTAGCTAACCTACTGTTAAAGGATAAGAAGATTGTAGAAATCCGTTACTCAACCGAAGAGGAGATAAAAGAGATGGGTTGGCGTGAAGCTTTCATTATATTTAGGACGGAAGATGATGTAAGTTTTTACCCTAGCAGAGATCCTGAAGGTAATGAGGCAGGTGTTATCTTCCTACAAGAGCCAGTTTCTCTTAAAGGTCCACTACTATTTCATGAATTCTAATGGCAAATCATTGTTACAATTACGGCTACTTTGTAGGTAGCCGTAAACAGATTCAGAGATTACTTGCACAAGCTAAAAAACTAGAAGAAACTAAGGAGGTTAGATATCGTGAATCAACTCCTACTACTGCTGAGATTGGCTTGTATGCAGTGAACTACTCTAAACTCTTGATGAATCGACCTGACCAGCAGGAAGATGGCAATTTCAAAACTGGCTTTGATGTCTATAATAAGTATGGCTCTAAGTGGTTTGATGCTTACCTTGAGTTACAAGAATATCACAATGAAGATGAAATCGGATTAACAATTTCAGGTGATAGTGCTTGGAGTCCAATGCTTCCTTTGTTTGTAAAACTTTGTAAGAAGTACAAACTTACTTGTGAGGGTAACTACGATGAGCCAGGGATGGATTTTGCAGGTGAATTCTCAATAGATACAGAAGGTAATCTAGACGAAACTCAATTGACTTATCGTGAGTTTCAGCAAAAGAACAATCCAGAATGCTTTTGGGATGATATCACCAATCAAATTAATGATGGTTATTTCCAAGACATTAAGAGTGTTTATGCTGAGTTTAACCCTGAGTATTGGAAGCTTACCCCAGAAGAGAAAGAAGAGTTAAAGAAGTGTTTTGATACGTGGCAGAGTGAGCAATCTAAGTGAAGAACAAAAACTAAAGGATATAAGAAGGGCCTATGTGTTAGCACGGGCCCTTAATATCCAATATCAGTGGGTTAGGGAGTTTCTCAACCCAGAACTTAAGAAAGCAGCTAACAATGCAAAAGCCGCTAACGCATTCTTTATCAAGCAGATAGACGAAGCTTTTAAGAGACGTTTAAGAGACGGCAACCTAATAGATGCTGAAGAAGAGTTAGCGTTTAAACTTTTAGAAGAATTAGAAAAGAAAGAAGATGATAAATAAAATCTACATACCAGGTAAACTAGCCGTCAAAGTAGATGGCAATAGATACTTCAAACCAGATGATCCTGCTATATTACAACAGTACTTAACTGAGGTAATGAATGGAGACCCTGATGTAGAAGTAGAGCTGAGCATAGTGCGTGTTGAAGGCAAGAAAAGCATACAACAACTCCGCTACTTCTATGGAGTAATACTTCCTGTTATCAAGAACTCATTGGAAGAACTCCAAGGAGAAGAGTTAACTAAGGAAGAAGTAATTATGTTTCTCAAGAGCAAATACTTCTATGAAGAAGTTGCTATGGGAGGCGAGTTTGTAAAACTACCTATGTCATTCTCTAAAGCAACTAAAGAAGAAGTAACCAAGTTTATTACTAAGGTTCTTCAGTTTGCTAATGATGTACTAGGTGCACATATACCAGAACCAAACTAGATATGGAAAACAAGACAATTATAAAAGAAGTTAATGAAGAAGCCGATGAGTTTATGAAAGCTTTGTCTGAGAGAGACAAACAAGAACAAGCACTTCGCTACAACCAAGGTAAACTTCAATGGGCACTAGTGGACTTTGATTCACTAGAAGGACTAGTTAGAGTGTTAGAGTATGGCGCAGCTAAGTATGCACCAGACAACTGGAAGAAAGGAATGCCTGTAACTCAAGTTAGCGAGAGTTTAATGAGGCATTTGTTTGCTTTCTTACGAGGCGAAGATGTAGATCCTGAATCAGGATGTCGTCACATCAGCCATGTAATGTGTAACACAATGTTTTTAGAATACATAATGAGGGAGAAACCACACTATGACAATCGGAAAACTAAAGCTAGAGACTAATAGTTTCTACAAACGTACATGGGGGCAGCGAGATACACCCTTTGTTTTTTTCTATCTCCTTCCAATGTTAACTATCTCAAGAACAAGTAAACACGAACTGTTCACTTTATACATTGGGTGGTTACTATGGAACATTAAAATTACCTACCTACGATATGATAATAAACGAAGAATACTTAAGTAGTACAGCTCTTAGCCAGAGCAAATTGAAGAAGTTGTTAGTGCATCCGCAACTCTTCATTAACTACAACACGGAGGATGACACAGACGAACCAAAAGAAACTACACTCATCGGAGATGCTGTTGACTTAATACTAACTCAAAGTAGTGACGCATTTTATGATGCATTCTATACAACAGATGTAGAAAAGCCAGGTGCTATGATGGGTGTGTTTGTGTGGCAGTTGTTTGTTAACAGAGATAGTTCTGATGCAGAACAAATTGCATACGAAAGATCTGGCTTTAAGATTAAGTTAGATAAAGTACGTGAGCGATTTGAGAAAGAAGGTAAGTATTACTATGAAGCTTTGCTAGAGTCTAATGGAAAGACAGTAATTACAAGTGCCCAAAAGACAAAGATAGACAACATAGTAGAGAGCCTAAAGAATAATCAATTCACGAGCGAATGGATAAACGGCTCAGACAGGTATGAAGTCCACAAGCAAGTAGTGGTAGAGTTTGAGTACGGCAAACATAAATGTAAGGGCCTACTAGATTTAGTAGTGGTAGATAAGGCAACAGGAGTAGTATATCCAATTGACCTAAAGACCACTTCATCTCCTACTAACTTCTGGATAGGTATGTTCTGGAAGTTCAGATACGATATTCAGGCTGCTTTCTACACCTATGGTATTATTGCTTCAGGTCTAGTAGAGAAATTAGGTGGTAAGACATTACATCCCTTTAGGTTTATTGTAGAGAACCAAGACTATCCAGGTAGTCCTCTTATCTATGAGATAGACAAAACCATACTACATATTGGACAGAACGGTGGAGAATACAACGGTCGTCAGTATGAAGGTTTCAGAGATGCTATTGAGAGATACGAGTGGCACTTAGAGAATGATTTGTGGGATTACCCTATGCAAGATTATCTCAACAATGGTGTGCGAATTATAGGAGAAAAGTTGCTTTAACTATGACTTCTGTTAATTTTGTATTAGTGAGTATTCCAACTAATACAGCTCGGTTCCTTACCTGCATGGTGTTTAACAAAGACGCATTGGCTACCCTAAGAACATATGGGCTAGTCAATGTGTACTTGGATGACTATGGCCACAGTAAAAAGTACAAAAATTGTCTATTCTTCTTGTTTCACTTAAGGGAAACTAAGGATTATGAAGAATTCCAAGCAAAAATTGTCGACTTCAACTCATTCTACGACTACTATGATATTCCTAACGGAGAAGGTATGATGAGAATGTATGTATTCAGAGTACACGATGTGTATCGCAGAGACCTGTTTAGCTTTAGGCATGGCAGGTTTGATGAGTTTACAAGAGGATTCTTAGATATCTCTGACCCTGAAGCAAACTTTACTAAAGTTGAAGTAGACATAACTCAAGAAATCTACCGATTTAATTTACAATTAGAAACAATAAAGGAGGACTTATAGTCCTCCCTTGTTGCTAATGGAAAAGCGCTATCTAGTACAAATTTACAAGATTTCGTCTGAAATCTCATTAAGATCCATAGGAATAACCTTTGCTTCAGACCCCAAGGTAGGTTCTGCTTGTGGAATTACAGCTTCCATTGGAGTTGAACTTAACTTACCTTCATTTGCAAGTCGTTCCATGATGTCATTCTTAGCTGCGTTTGCAGTAGAGAACAACTCCATCAAAGTTGTAAGAGGTACTTGAGTTAGAGCAACTGTTTGAAGATCAACAAGATGCAACAATGCTGCAAGTTCTGTGCCTTTGATAGTAATTTGTTCGTCAGGTTTCCAATAAACTGTACTTTCCTGTGCTTCTGGTTGGCTATTTTCTGTAGTCATAAAATTAATTTTCTATGTTCAAAAATAGGATATTTCTTATAACTTTGCAAATTAACCAATCAATCTAAAATGACTCGTCCCTTGCATCATTCGGAGAAAAAACATAACCTTTACTTAGATCTAGTGCGTAGAATTGCAGAAGAATCTTATTGTAAGAGACTACAAGTAGGTGCTTTAATTGTTAAGGATGGAAACATAATCTCCTTCGGTTATAATGGTACTCCTAGTGGTCTTCCTAACGTATGTGAAGAAGGTGATGTGACTTTACCTTATGTGTTGCATGCAGAGTCTAACGCCATTAGTAAGGCTTGTAAGTCTCCTATCAGTACTGAGGGAGCTACATTGTACATGACGCACTCTTGTTGCACTGAGTGTGCCAAACTGATTGTTCAAAGTGGTATCAAGAAAGTATACTACATAACTGAATATCGTGATTTAGCAGGCATCAACCTATTGAAAACCTGTGACGTAGAAGTAAGTAAAACAAACAACCTAAAACCAATATGACTATTAAACTGAGAGGATCAAGGGTATTGCTTAATTGCCCCCCTCGTAGAGACCTAGGCATTCACTTGAGTGAAGAAGCCCAAAAAGAAGTTCTAATTAAAGAACTAAATGAAATGACCTCACTTGAGGTATTTGCTATTGGTGATACTGTTAAAGATATAGCAGTAGGAGATAAGGTGTATATCTCACCTAGCACCATTATGCATGCAGAACTTATTGACGTAGAAGGCGGTCAGAAGTTTTTAATCCGTGAGATGGATGTTGTATTAATCTGGTAAGTTAATAACTTTAGAAATGAAACTATTTTATTACACAGACATCGAGAGTGTACCTTCAGAGCAAGGCACTCAAACAACTCGTAAGAATGGATATTCTTTCGATTTAGATTCAGTAGTTATGACGTACCCAGAGAAGGACGGATTAGCAATCATATTGAATAGGAATGCGGATAAGTTAAATCCAACAGACTATCAATACAAGATAAACCCTACTACTAAACAAAAAGAGCCAATAAAAATTACTAAATTTGAGGTAACAAGTGAGCCAATTGTAGTAGTATTGAAAGACCCAAGAGAGATTGATTCTTTCTTGAACCTAACAGGAGGACCAGAAGGTCTGTCTGTTATCTCGGAGTAAGGGAAATTTGTAATCATTTCCATAGTTTTAGTTAAGTAGAGGGGGATTTATATCCCCCTTTATTTTTTTCTATATTGGCTTATATTTGTATATTACTATCAGTAGCCATGTCATGTCTAATAATCCTCTGACTCCTCAAGACCTTATAACCTTTACACAAGCATCTGCTCAACAAGGTTTTTTGTCTCCTCAGTTCCCACCAAAGTATGTGTTTGCCACAGACCCAGTAAACTTTGGTACACCTGCATTCAGATTATTCGATGCGGCTTTCATCTCTACTGGTATCATCGATCCCAATAGATTAGGAACAGGTGCTACAGGAGCAGGTAATCTTTACTTAGCCGATGACGGAGTGTGGAAACCTGTTGCAGGAGGAGGTGGAGGTGGTGATATGTATAAGTGTTTTCACCCCGACACAGAGTTATTAACTCTAAACGGCTGGAAAAAAATCACTGACATTTCATTTGACGATGAAGTAGCAACTCTTAATCAAGAGACAAAAGAGTTAGAATACCAAGTACCTAATCATATTTTTAAATACGAGTATGACGGAGAACTATTAGGAAGAGAGACTAAACAGTTATCTTATTTGGTTACTCCTAACCATAGGATGTATGTAAGAAAATGGTATGGAGGACAAAGAGGACTAGTTTGGTCTGAAGATTTTTATTGGGAAAGAGCTGATGAAGTTTCAGAAAAAATAAGGTCATTTCCAATAACAGCAAAATGGAATGGAGTAAAAACAGAAACTAATCCTTTTGGAATTGACGATGATTTGTTTTTAGAATTCTTAGGTTGGTTTTTAGCTGAAGGTTGTGTGGTTGGTACTAAAATATACGTAACTCAAACAAAAAGCAAAACTATTGCTGACTGTACTAAAGTTATGGTTGAGCTAGCAAGAAGTTTAGGAAGAACTTTGGCTCACAACCAGAATGCACATTTTAACTTTAGGCACTCAGAACTAGCAAAATTTTTAAGTCAGTTTGGCAAACATGCTCACAATAAATTTATTCCATCTTTTGTCAAGAATTTACCTCCAGAAAAGTTAATTTTATTTTATAGTGCTTACTACAAAGGAGACGGTCATCTAAATAGTAATAATATTACTACTGTATCAAAAAGAATGGCTGATGATTTACAAGAAATAATCTTAAAACTTGGAGGATACGCCACAATTACAAAATGCTCTCCTGCAATTACTTCCTACGGTGTTAGAGACTTTTATAGACTAAATTGTAATTTCAATAACTTACAAGGGAGTACTGCTAAAAAAGACAATTATAAAATTGATTATAAGGGATTTGTACACTGCGTAGAAGTAGATAACGCTACTCTATATACAAGGTTTAATGGAAAGCCTGTATTCTTAGGAAACTCCACTTACGACACAGACAATAGTGGAATCGTAGACAAGGCAGAGGCTTTAATGACTTTAGGAAGAAACTCTACAGGAGCTACTCTTTATAAAGGCACAGTAATCAGAATCCAAGGTTCAACAGGACATCTTCCTAACTTTGTAAAGGCCCAAGGTAACAACGATGCTAACTCTGCACAAACCTTTGGTGTAGTTGCAACGGACATAAACAACAACTCAGATGGGTATGTTATTGTTCAAGGAACGATTGATACTTTAGATACTCGTTCAGTAGCGACACATCCTTTTACAGACGTTACTCTCGTAGACGGAGACATTCTTTACCTTCACCCTACAATTCCTGGATATCTTACGAACGTAAAACCTTCGGCTCCTCAGCACTTAGTTTACGTAGGGGTCGTAACTAGAACCTCTCCGACAAACGGAACTATAGTTTATCGTATTCAGAACGGATATGAGTTACACGAACTTCATGATGTAGCTATTGCCTCAGAAGTCAACAACGACCTTTTGGTTTATGAATCATCTACGGATTTATGGAAGAACAAAACCATATCTACCATCTTTGGAGGTACTCCCTTGGTCTCAGTTCCTACCCTAGCTCAAGTAACCACAGCAGGGAACACCACCACCAATGCCATTACTGTAGGTGGTGCTACTGTTAATACAACAGTAAATGCTGGAGGTATTATTCTACAGCAAAATGGAACTAACATTGGTGAGTTTAGAAGAGTAGGGAATAATAATCGTGGTGCATTATATTTAATAAATAGTGGAACTACAGAAATACTCTTAGAAACAGGAGGGTTTTCCTATATCCGCAGTAATGGTTTGGGTATTGGTACAGCTACCGATGCAGGATATAAGTTAGATGTTAACGGTACTGTAAGAGTAAAAGGTAATATTGATCTTGCCGATCAAATGGATCGTTATATTTACGGCTTTGGCGGTAGTTATATTAAGTTTTATGATAA